GGTGGCAAGGAACGTCAGGCTGTCATCGACCTTCTTCTGTACATCGGTATCGTGACCCGTCCTGATTTTACAGAGGATGATTATTACACCGGATCACTATCAAACTGGATGAACGAGAAGAAGACCAACATCGATTATCTGCTTGATATCTGGGATCGTTCATTGGAGGGTGATTTTAAGGAAGTTCTTGAGTTCTATCGTATCATAAACGTCCTTCAACGTAACGGTCGTATTAACATGACTCCATCCGGCTTGCAATATAATGGTCAGATCATAGGCCCTGACACCCGTACGTCCGCCGAGTTCTTGGCTACCAAGAAAGATCTTATCAGTGTAAAGGCTAATGTCTTGGATGAGTACGAGGAACTTATGTCTATTTCTAATATAGACGATAAGACCAAGAAGGTTAAGGATGTCAAGAAGAAGGAAGACGTAGGTGAAGGTGATAAGGTTAATACGGAGGAATGACGATGACGATCCAAGAAGCGTATCTAAGGTCTTTGCAGAAGAATGAGCAGAATCTCGCCAATGGTGGGATTAAGCTTGATCCCGGGAGGTTCGTGCTTTTGTTCAACGAGGCTCAGGATAGGTTGATAAGATACTATCTTAATAGGAAGGATGATGAGACCATCCGATCTATACAAACTCTTCTGGTATACTGGAAATCGCTTAATAAGATCAATCATATTGATGACCCCGAATCGACATCATTCGGTCTTCCTGATGATTATTTATGGTTCTCAAATATAAAAGGAGCGTTTTCTTATAATGGATGTGAGGTTGGAGATTTTGTCATGTGGGAGGCTAAGAACGAGAATGTCCATGAGCTTCTTGGGGATGATAACAATAGGCCTTCTTTTGACTATCGGGAAACGTTCTACACCATAGGTGACGGGAAGGTCGTGGTGTATGAGGACGGCTTCCTCACAGACGAGGTCAGGATGACCTACTACCGGAATCCGGTACGGGTGGATCTGGCCGGGTACATCAACGCCGCCGGCGAGCGGTCCACGGACATCGACCCTGAGCTGCCCGATCCTTTGGTGGAGGAGATTCTGGATATGGTCGCCAAGCAATTCAACCTTAACGAGAATGAACTAAGTAGATATAGGATGGATAAGGATAATGTGGCTTCCTTTAAATAAACACCATTAGTTTGATCATTAAGCCTACTCGGGAACGGGTAGGCTTTTTGTTTTACATAAAATGTAAACATCATATTATGTCGTATACTCACGACCTCATTTTATTGCGGTGATGTTGTTTATGATTATGTTTGCGTTAGGTAAATGATTTTTGAACTAAAAAGTTGATAATATGTTGCACAGACCGCAAGACCGGGTACTTTTCGTACCCCCGCACGCTAAGATGGTGGATGTTGATTCCATCTTCTTGAAGGAAGGTCAGCTTGGTATTTATGATACTAAGGAGACTTCCGAGAACGGTTGTAAGGCCGTGATTGATTTTACCGGTAAGCCTCGTAATGATAAGCGTTATGAGATCCGTATCGGTCGTAATGAACAAGCGGCTTCCCGCTCTATATATGACAAGGATTTTTCCACGCCTCTGTTCTCGTTGAATGAGATCACCGAGATTTACGCTTCTTGGCCGAAGAAGGATCACGCTTATGTCGATGACGTTATCTTAGGATACAATGGTGTCTCTGACGACACGGCTTTCTCCGTTTCCAAGGGCGACCGTATCGTTATCCGCTTGATTCTCGCCGGCAGGGCTTTCGAGCTTCTTGGCTACGAGGAAGGTCGTGTTGAGATCAATGACGCTATCCTTTTGGATGATTGCGACAATACTCCAAATCAATGTGAGGAATGCGATCCTTGTGAGGAGGTTGATTTGTTACCCGCCGTATTGAAGTGTATCGAGCGGATGAAGAACCAACCTATCGCAGGTGGTGGCAAGGTATCTGATTATATTGATATCACTCCGGTTACAAGATGCACTAATGAGGCTACTGAGCCTGAGACGGAGGACGTGAACTTCTATTGCATGGAGGTATGCGATACTGGTGATGATCTGGCGTTGGCTGAGGTTCGCGCTCAATATCCAGGATTGAAGATCGTACGTGAGACTATCGAGGGTAGCATGTCACGTTATAAGGTGATGAAGAAAGGCGCTAAACCGGCTGACTATACTCAACGCCTTATCTCTATCATGAAAGGATGTACGGATTGTCCTCCTAACTATACCGAGGTTAAGGGCGGCTATCTGTATTCTATTTCCTTGGAGGATGACGGTGTTGATATGTCTACTACGGTGGAGTCATTGCCTAACGTTGTAGCCGATACGGTTAATAAGATGAGTCAGATCAAGGGATCAGGTTTGTATATTGCCGCTACTTCAAAGAAATTGACGGATGAGGAGATCTCTACTTTCGTGGAGGCTAATCCTACGGCTATTATCTACTATGTGGCTAAGACATCCGATATGTGCGAGAACCCTACGGTTCGTACCGCTTCTTGGTCAGCTTGTGGTTCTTGTAAGGTATCCACCGAAAAGTATTATATCACGATCCCGGATGATGAGTGTGGAAACAGTGCTTTGGAGGAAATAAAACAGGCTTTCCCGGAACTGGAGATCACCGACTACGGTACTCCTGCGGCTTGCCAGCATAGCTTCCAGACAACGGTATATACTAACATGTTGTGTGATGAGTGCGACAAGGTGTTCGAGGGATTCTTCACCAGCGAGGCTCCGGCGTCCTACCGCAACCGTATGTGGAAGAAATTGGAGTCGGCTCAGGAGCTTGGTACTAACTGCAAGTGCGGTATCCGTTTCCGTGGCAAGGAAATGTTGTTATCTCCATCAGAGTGCTTGATGGATAAAATGACTTATATCGAGGATAGCGTTGAGATCGTTGGCGCTAGCGGAGGTTATCCTGATTCTCTTGACGAGGGGTCTCCTATCTGGTGGGATCAACTTCACTTCGAGAGACTGTCTAGCAAAGCACCACGTACTCATGTCGGCGGTAATATGATGGATGACGAGTTGAAGGGCTACGCTCATTTCAATGGATTCCCGAAACATCAGGATTTCATGGGGCGGACGTTCATGAACGAATATAGTCGTGTAGAGCAAACGGCTCAGTACGTTGACTTCCAGATTACGCTCAATCCTCATAGATACGCTCAGGGATTCGGAAAGGTTATCGCTGATGATCCTATCAACTTGATCTTACGTGTACGTTACGGCGCTCATGAGGGCGTTCAGGAGATGATCAATATGATCGGTGCTGCCGCTGGTCTTGGTCCGGCCATCGTAACTGAGCCGAAATAAAGAACCTTTTTTGCGTTCATATATTTCCTAAAGGGGAGAGATTCAATTCTCTTCCCTTTTTTGTTATCTTTGAGGCAGTAGAATTAAAATATGATATTATGTCTGCGATAAATGAGTATTTAAAGAGACTGGCTTCTATATTCGGGAGCATGGGTTTCTCCGTTCCGCCAGATGACTTCTCAGGTGTTGTCATAGACGGAAAGACGTATCCGGTCATGATGAGGAATGACGGGTGTTACGTGTACTTCGATGATAAAGGAGTAAAGAGACTTGTAAGTGAGGTTCCTAAAAAGGACTATCAGTTCATTAACATCAAGGACGCCCGTGTGTCGATCGTCAACCAATGTTATCGTACTCCGGGAGGTCAGGTAGAGGCTCGTATCCATACCTATATGAATAATAAGGGTGAGATATTGGCCGAGAAGATATTTATCATCAACTCTTCAGATGTTGATACGCCTATTGGTACGGAATTGGATAAGATTCCTGCCGAGTGGGTAGCTATAGATTGTAGCATAGCGGAGATGACCGATCGGGAGTTGATATTCGTAAGTAAATGTTACGCCACGGAAGGGGGCAAGGTCCAGATCGAGGGCGTTGAGTCAGTAGACCCCCGCCTGAACCCGGAGGTATCCCATTATGAGGTGGTGAATACGACTGACGATAGCAATCCTATCGGTACGGAGTATGATAAGATACCCGATACATGGAGTCGTATAGTATGTGATTTCCCGGATATGACCCAAAGGGAGATAATACCGGTGCTTAAATGCTTTGATACCGGAACCGGAAGGGTGCAGATAGAGGGATATAAGATATTTGATTACGAGATGGGTACCAGAAAGGAATGGTATCGCGTCAAGCAAAGTACCGATCCTGATAATCCGGTAGGTAAGTTTATCACCAGCATAAGCGATGACTGGGTTGAGGTCGTTTGTGACTTCACGGATATGGAGGACCGGGATATTGAGGTAACTGTAGAATGTTATAAGACACCGGCCGGTAAGGTGAAGCTGGAGGTTCTCACGTCATGGGACGGGAATATAGGAGTTAGGGATAAGAACTATAAAGTCCTGGAGACTACCGACCCGTCACAACCTGAGGGCGCCAGCTTCAGTTCCTTGCCAGATACGTGGGTAAGGACTGTCTGTGATTTCGACGATATGGAGGAGCGTGACATCCGGTCTTATGTCGAGTGTTATGACGGAGGCAATGGCAATGTCAAGCTTCGTAGGCTGGTTTCTTATGACTCCAAGATAAAGGCAAGATACGTCCGCTTCGAGGTGCTTGAATCGGATGACGCCGGCTTCGTTCCGGGGGCCGAACTGACTACCCTCCCGGACGGATTCTCTTTGGTGTCTTGTGATTTTACGGATATGGAAGATAGGATGCCTATTGATATCGAGGAGTGTTACAAGACATCAGCCGGAAGCGTGCGTATGAGACATGTGGTGTCTTATGACGGTGATCTTGGGAAAAGAAACCAGTTCTGGGAGATTGTGGACTCGTCTGATAATAAGTATGGGCTAGGAAATAGGATAAATAATATCCCTGCGGATTTTATCCGTGAAAGGTGTGCTCTAGAAAGGTTGGATGATCGTATTACCAGAAATGCGATAGAATGTTACTCGACACCGGGAGGATCGGTAAGGATTAAATCCACTTACGTTATCAACCCTTTAAATCATGTTAGGTCGTATAATCATCATGTATTGAGTTCTACAGACAATGATATCCATGTTGGTACTCAATATACCTCTTTGCCATCTAATTTCACTCGTATCGAATGCGAGGAGCCGGATTATATGGATCGACTTATAGATACCACTGAGACTTGTTATGATACCGGAAAGGGTACGGTGAAGATCAGGAGACAGGAGTCGTTGAACGGAAATCTGGATGTAAAGACTTTCGACTATAAGATCGTTGAGTCTACCGACCCCGATCATCCTATCAATACTACCCCTACGCAGACGGTTATTAACGGCTGGACGGTTATCAGTTGTGATCTTAATATCATGGACGTGGATGATTGTTATGAGATCGGTGGTCATAAGATACATTTGAAGGGATTCAGGACAGTCAATCCGGCATTGCAGGATATTAAGTCTATATTGTATGTCGTGTACTCTGATCATCCTGATTATAATGTAGGTGATGAGCTTACGTCTATACCGGATGGGGCTAAGGTGACGATCTGCGATTACGCGGATAAGAGCCAAAGACATATGGTTCCGGTGCGAGAGTGCTATGAGGTGGCCGATGGCCGGTTCTATGTGGAGGGGAGCCGGTTGATTGATAACAATATGGTCGTAGAGCGGACGTCGTTGATGGTGATGGAGTCATCCTCTCCTACCTACCCGGTGGGGACTACGCTGACCGCCATTCCTGTTGGCGCTACTATCGTGGCTTGTTTATGTCAAACCTGTTAATCTGAACGGCTATGGTTAAAGTATGTAATGATTATTTTATGATTGACGCCTTAGCTGGAGGTCAGGTCGTAAGAAAAAGGAAATATCGTCGTGAGAATACGATGATAGGATATAAGTGGTATGATTATAATGGGGTCGAGGTAACTGACCCCATTGAGATATCACGTCTTGACGGATTGGCTACTAAGCATCAACGTGTTGATGAGGCTTATGATGATCATGCCATTTTCATGTCGTCAACCAATTACGTTAACAGCGTTTCCGGTATACCTATGGATAAGCATATGGTTGTCGTTGAATGGAGGCCGGATAGCGAGCAGGGCTTTGTAACCATGGCTCATGATGAGGGTCTTGATGGGGACAGCTATTATATAGTTGTTATCAATGCCGGAGATAAGCAGGCTACGATCTACACCCCCGTGGACCCTGAGGATCCAAAGGATGGGACTTCCCGTGCGGTTGATGGCGATAACGTTTCCGTTGGCGGATCATATGTCTCTATATCCCCCAAGCAAGTAGAGAGGATAAGGGCTACTTTCCGTGATGGTAAATGGTATTATGAGTTAGTCACAAAAACATATCCTAGTAATACTGGAGGCATTAAGATCGGGGATGTTGATTTTGTGACGTTCAGATATTTATGGGAATCAAGTTCCGGAAGGGACTTGGACACGATGACGGAAGCCCTTAATTCTAATGTTCCCACCATAGATAATCTTGCTGTAGGTTGGTCTGGCCCCGGAAATGGAGATAGCTCTGTTAGAGAAGTTCTTAAATGGGGTGGTGATAATACCGGTTCTGGTAAGGAATGTGTTTGGATGTCGGTGAAGGATTTAAGGGCTAAATATTATGATATCCTACCTGAAGAGACGTATTTCATGGCCTACGCTACATGGTTTGGATCTAAAGGTACGGGTAAATGTTCTTTTGAACTTGTTGGATACAAGGGAGGTACGATGAGCCAAGATGGATATAATTTCATCAATACCGGTGGATCTGTGGTGTATCAAAATACGTATGATTTTGTTTGTCATACTAGTAAGGGTTCATCTACGTATAAGACATCCTACGAGAAGGTGGCTCGTGTTACCTACAATAAGCTCACTAACGAGGTTTATATGTCCATCGGTGACGCTATAGATCAGGAGGATAATTATGATAAGTTAAAGCGAGAGATCAATAATATAAAGGAAAGACTTAGCGATGTCGAGAGCGAGTTGGCTGTCGTAAGACGTATAGCTGAGGGCAAGAACACGGCGTATATCTTTGATACGGTCGATGCCATGAATGAGTGGCTGGCGGTCCCGGAGAACACGGCTAAGCTCCGTGTGGGGGACAGCTTCTGGATCAGGGAGCAGGAGGTACCTGATTATTGGTGGGATGGAACTCAGGCTTTAGAGCAGGAAGGTCCGAAGGTTGATTTATCTCCTTATTATACGAAAGACGAGATTAATAATATTGTCAATGATATCAATCAGAAGATAGAGGATAAGAGTACGTCTATTATCTTCGATACTTATATCCAGATGAAGTCTTTCGTGGATGATCCAACTAACGCCGATAAGCTTAAGGAAGGTACCATCTTGTTGATACGAGAGAAGAACGTACCTGATTATTATTACGATGGTGCTGGGATAGTTAAGATGGAGGCCGATGTAGAGCAATGTCTTTACGTTACTTTGGCTAACAAGCCTACGGAAAGCACTATAAGTTATACTCAAGATCGGGAGGTGACTAATTTCGCTCCGGGTGCTATAGCTAGATGGGTTGACGCTGACGGCAATGACGTGTTTTATAAGCTTGTTGAGATAGTAGGTGGTAAGGCTAAGTGGATTACCCTTATCGATACTAAATACGGTAATGTGACGCTACAGAGCACTTACGACAAGAATTATGAGATTGTAAATATCGTATCTGGGTCTAGGTTACAGGCTATAAATAGCGATAAGGATGAGATCAAGTTCGTTAATAGCGCTACCGGTAATGTTACTGTCGTGTTTAACGCCACGGTATCAGGAGGAGCCAAGAAACTTACGAGCCTGTTGGCCGTGAACGAGGTGGTTCTTACACCGGGGGCGGCGGCATCCTTTACCCGTACCGGCGAGAACTTCACCCTTTCCGATCTTTTTGGCGTTACGATCTTCCCCGATCTGGCGGATGCCAATCGTGAGGGTGAGTGGGTCATGAGTGTAGGCATAACCGGTAAACCGATCCTTATGGAGGTAAAGGAGATGCGTAAATGGGACGAGAGCATAACCAAGGATCTTACGATAGACGAGCTTAACGAGAAGTTCCCTAACGTGGATATCGGATTCGCTGTCGTATGCAAGACCATCAACAAGGTATATGAGATGGTTAACGGATACAAGGAATGGGTGTCTTATGATATAACCTCAATTAGTTGATATGGGATTTTTAGTAGGATATGATACGACCCTGCCCTCGGTGACGTTTTATGTTAACGAGGATAGGTTCCCTTGTTATAATGGGAGGAATGCTGATTATGTGCCTGATCCGATAGTAGATTTAGGTAATTTTAATCGTAATCTCAGGTTCTCGGCAAACAATCCAGGATTCGTGGACGTCGATTGGGGTGATGGGACAAAGGATCAATACCCTTTGGTCAAGATATCTGACGGTAGTTATAGGATAGTATTCAGGTCTTTAGATATTGAGTACAAAAAGAATCCTGACGATACTACATGGTGGTATAGGAAGGAGGATGGATCTCAGTATATACCGGTTCCTCCACATAAGTATAGCGATATCAGGCGTAGGGAGGTTACGATGAGGTTCTCTAACGTAATCGATGGGGAGTTCAATATGGATGGTATTGTCCTCCATGAGTTTCCTGTAGTTAATCTACCTGATATAACTTATTTGGCTATGGTCAGATCCGTTCTTAAAAATGGCGATATCCCATATGACAGGATAAGTAAGAGCGTTAATCTTCGTAATATACAGATGGGGTCTTTTTCTCATCCTGGTGTATGGAGTAATTGGCCAGAAGGTTTTTTGAACATGAAAGATCTGAGGTATTTCGGATGCAATAGCATTTTTAACTTCGGGGATGATCCTGATTCTAATTGGAGAAGATTCTCTGAATGGAAGAATCTTACAGAGTTTAACTTCAACTGGTGTAACATTCCTTCTTATGATCCGGCTTTTAATTCTATTCCGGCAAAAGGTATAAGCATTATAAGCGATAGGAATAATATACCTGTATTTGATGAGGTGGATAAGGTAGGGGATGATAAGACAGGCGTTACCTTTATGGGTGGTGGTAGCTCATGGAAACAAGATCTGGTAGGAGGGAAATTAAATAAGATCCATAATACGTATTGTTCTTCAAGTGTGGTGCCGGTAGATGATCTTCCAGATTGGTTGTATGAGGTAAGGGAATTTAGGATATGGACTTTGCGTGATTATGGTAAATTTATAAATACGCAGGAGAGGGCTGACACGTTCGTTAACACGTTTTATGATAAGATAATGTCGTGGAGTTATATAACGATGTCACAGACGGCTTCTGACGGCAACAGGAATCAGTTTTATAAACTTACCTTAGATTTATATACTGCCGCAGCTCCTACTAATAAGAGACCATCTGGCGTTTATCAAGCCCCTGAGGGGTTTGTCAAGGGGGTTAGTAATGGTAATCCTACGACGCCTATGGAGAAGGTGTATGTGCTTACCAACAACTACGGGCAGACATGGGTGTTGGCCCCTGCCCCAGCCTCCAAGGCCGCCCTTACGAGGGCAAGGCGGGCGGGGAAGACTAGGATCGCCCCGTTCGTCCTTGGCGTAAAGGACGGCCATGTATCCGTGTTCAGCGGAGACGTATTGGATGATAATATGAGTAAGTATAATTTCGCCGACAAATACGAGGCCATAGATATCTGTAACGATCTAGGATTGGACAGCTCGCCGGTTGTCGAGTATTTCAGGAGAATAGAGGAGGGAGAGGTATGAAGTTGATATGTAAGGATACGAATAAAGGGTCTATAACCTTTTTTACTAAAGGCAAATACGCTTTTAGGGGAGTTGACAGGAATGATACTACTGATGATGTGCCTGATCCTATATTGGATGTTAATAATTATAATGAGAGTATACAGTTTTATTCCAAGACCCCCGGCATGTGCGAGGTCGATTGGGGTGACGGGAATAAAGAGCAATTTCCTTTCGTGAAGGATAGGAGCGAATCCATATACGGGCGATATAGGTTGATGTTCAGGAGAAGGGATATAAGTTATCGTAAGAATCCGGATAGCCATCCATGGTGGTTTTATAAGGAAGATGGGAGTGAGTATATTCCCGCCCCCAATCATGCTTACGCTGATGGGCTAGATAAAGATCGGGTCATTACCATGACTTTTACGAATGATATTACATTCGTTCAAACAACAAGGATAATGATGGTAGGATTCCCGATATTAGACGCCCCAAGTATTATCAACTTAACCTTATCCATTACCGGCGATGGGAATATAACCGATATCCCTAAAGATAGGATACGTAGATCGGTAAATATAGAGTATATAACACTTAACGAATTGGGTGTAGGGACATTGACATCCATACCGGACGATTGGGATAGGTTGACTAAGTTGAAAGGCATTAATTTAAGTCGAACGGCTGATTTTAATGATACGGAGTCTTCTAATATAAGGAAATTCCCCTCTATGTGGCCTAATCTTGTAACATTATCTTTGGTAGGTTGCAGGGTTAGGGTATATCCAAGGGAATGGCTGTCTTTTAGCAAGCTAAGAGAATTATATATATCCCCGGGAGTGGCTATGCCATCGTTTGATCCTAATACATGCCCGGCTATGGATGAGGTGGATAAGATAAATCCTAGCTTAAGGACCTTCGATCATATAAATAGATGGTATGGGTCTGTCGTGAGCTGGCATCCGTATATGATCGGCAAGGGGCTGGAAAATATCACTAGCCTTATCGCCTCATATGGCTATAGTAATATAGATGTAAGCAATCTACCGGATTATATATATGAGATGAGGTCTATGAATAGCTTTTATATGCATCGCAGCTTGTCAACCCAAAGTCGATGTGATACGTTTATATCAACATTATATGAGAAGGTGATGGGGTTTGATTATCTAACTATGTCCTCCTCTGCTTCCGATGGCAAAAGAAATCAGTTTTATGGATTGTATCTAAGTATATATATGGATGCCAATCCTGATGATAAAAGACCTAGTGGCGTATTACAGGCACCTTCTGGTTTTATAAAGGGTCAGTCTAATGGCTCTCCGTCGACTCCTATGGAGATGGTTTATGTTCTTATGAATAATTATGGATGGAGGTTTAGTATGGCGCCAGAGGCTTCGGTGTTAAGGTCAATACGATCTTTTGATATTGACACGAGGTCGTATAAGCCATATAAGCTTATTGTATTTGACGATGGGCGTACCTTTGTAGGCAATGGAGATGTTTTAGCTCATGATACGGATAAGGTATTATCGTTTGGGGGTCAACCAGAAGGGGAGTATTTGTGTGATTCTATGGGATTGGACAGGAATGTTATTGTAGAATATTTTAACAAGATAGGTAATGGCTAAGACATTATATAAATACGAGGCATCATCCAACAAGTTCGTGTGGTTCACCACATGGGATAGGGCACTTAGAAATTATTATACCGATGATTATAATTATGTACCTGATCCTGTCGTTGGTAATCCTTATAATACGTTTGTCGAGTTTAGATCCAGAAAGCCCGGTATGGCTAATGTGGATTGGGGGGATGGAATAAAGGAGCAGTTTCCTATGACCAAGGTTCAAGGGGAGGATAATTATCGTATTATATTCCGTTCTTTAGCGATACAACATAAGAAAAATCCCAATACTACGTGGTGGTTCAGGAAGGAGGATGGATCGCAATACGTACCTGTGGATAATCATGCTTACGCTGATGGGAGGAGGGACGTACAACGGGCTGTGTCGATAGATTTTACTTGTGATATTTATTATGCCAATATCCAAGTTTGCAAGATGACATCTTTCCCGATTGTGGATATACCAGGACTTGAGTTTTTGGTCGTATCCCATACGCTGTATGTTAATGACGGTATACCTGTAGACAAGTTGTCAAGATCCAAAAAGTTAATTTATATCGATCTTCAAAATATAGGGCAAAGAATGACCGTAATTCCTGAGGCTATAACCAGTAAGACAGAGGTATATTATTTAAATATGTTTAATATGCTTAATCTTAGGGATATAGAATCTAGCGGAATAAGGAATATAAAGAATATGAAAAATCTTCAAACCCTTGAATTGTCTTCATGTTATTTGGATAGGTATATAAAGGAGTTTAATGATCTTCCTAAATTAACTTCGTTGAGAATACATCCTGGCCCTTCTGATATGTGGAATTATTTTGATATAAATACCCTCCCTTTTTTCGAGGTAGATAAGATAAATCCTAACATTACTAATTTTGATTTTTTAAATGACTGGGTAAGTGGAGAAAGGAGGACGGGTTGGAATGATGATAATATGTCGGGTAGAGGATTGGATCATCTTACAGGTTTTTTCGTCTATCATAGTAATAGTATTAGAGTGGATAAGCTGCCAGATTATATTTATGAGATGAGGTCTATTACATGGTTTGTGATGGATTATTCCACTCATAGCCAAAAAAGATCAGATGATTTCGTAAACTCCTTCTACGACCTTGTTGTAGGATGGGATCAGATTACCATGGCATCCGTGGCCAAAGATGGGGAAAGAAATCAGTTTTATGGACTTGCGGTTTCTATGTATGGTAGTCAATATCCTGACGAGAATCAGCGTCCTTCCGGCACGGAGCAGGCCCCAGAGGGATTCGTGAAAGGCTCATCCAACGGGTCTCCCGCTACACCTATGGAGAAGATATATGTGCTAAAAAATAACTACGCCCAGAGATGGACGATTAAACCAGAATAATATTATGAATATCAATATTTTAAAATTAAATTGGGGGGGGGGTAAAATCCTGTTTGCCTTATGATGAGAAGAAGGATGTTACCCAAAAAGAAGATAATAGAGGTATTCGAGGAACTATCTCCTCAGGATAATGGATATTGGGAGGTTCCTGATGGGGTCTATGAGGTTGAGTTCGCGTTGGTCGCCGGAGGTCTTAATGGAGAATATTCCGATGTATATAATGCCGGGAGTGGCGGTAACGGAGGTGGTGTACTGACTGGGACTATATCCGTAAATCCAGGTGTTACATATAGGGTGGTTGTCGGAGATATAGGTGGTGATAGTATATTCGGTATATATCAGGCTATTGCCGGTAAAGGTGGAAGAGGCGGATATGGAGTTAAAGGGGATGGTCATGATCCTTCCCCGGGAAATCCAGGGCAAGATGGATCATATGTTTTTAACAACAAATATCCTGACCGATACCCTTATCCTATGGGCGCTGGTGGTGGATCGGGAGCTTATACAAGAGGATGGGATACAGGCTTTTTATCCGGAGGTAAAGGTGGTAATCACGGAGGAGGTGATGGGGCTGGAGTTGAGGATACTGAGGGTGTTACTATTAATGGCAAAAATGGAGGTAATGCCACTTATTATGGAGGTGGTGGAGGAGGAGCCTCTAAAGCTTCTAATAGTGGGGCTACGAGCGGTCGAGGAGGATCGGGTTATCGCGGTATTGTTATTTTACATTATTTAAAAAATGGATGATATGAATAGATATGATATTATAAGAGAACTAGGTTCGTATTTTGATATAGTGGAATTGGTATGTCCTCATACATATAATAAGTGGAAGGACAGATCGTGGCAGTTTCTTGATACAGCGTTTCTCCATAATCTTCTTATATTACGGAGGGATATAATTAAACAGCCTATGTATTGTAATAATTGGGACAAGCAGGGGCAGTTTTCCCAACGTGGTCTTAGATGCAACATCTGCCAGATAGTTAAGGATAAGAAAGATGTTTATCTATCCGCTCATGTGTTGGGTAAGGCTGGGGATTTCGATGTCAAGTCAATGACGGCGGAACAGGCCAGAGGCTTGATTTTGGATCATCAAGATATGTTACCATATCCTTTCCGGCTTGAAGGGAAGGTGGGTTGGTTGCATTTTGACAGCCTTGATACGAGGAACGGTATACATGCTGTGGTGTTTTAGGTACTTAATGGTATAGTAGTTAACTTTGCGAGTGGGGTATAAAATGAAAGACAAAGACATGATAGAGCGAGTAGGGGCTTTGTGGAATATTGCGCTTGCGTATGGTGCCTCTTGTTGGGCTTACTTCCAGCCAGTGCATCATTTATTGACCGTATTACTTATAGTATTAATAGCGAATTTTTTGGCTAGGTTAGCGCAAAGCGTAAGGGGCTGGAAGCTCCGTAGAAGCCGTAGGAGGAGGTTTAGTTTCAAGAGATGGTTTAGGGAGGTCAGGTTTACTGATATTCTTAAGGAGTTTGCTTTGTCTTGTTTTATAGTAATGACATTATGTGTTATATATAAGACGTTATACCCGATCGAGGAGGAGGCTAGCATGATACTTACCGTTACCAAATATGGGGTGTATATAGCCCTTGTTGGATATGTGATGCTTTTCCTGAATACGATAGGGGATGCTTTCGCTGACGCTTATTTGGTGAAGGTGTTCAAGGCCGTATTCAAGAGGATAAACGTATTCAAGATGTTTGGCTTCTCTAAAAACATACCTGACGAGATGTTTGACGATATAAAGAAGATTGCTGATGATAAGGTTAAGGATAAGTCTTAAGGCTGTTTTTTGTTTAGGTCTGTCGCTATTCCTGTCCTCTTGTGGAAGCAGGAGGCAGGTTAGCGACACGTCTATAGATAATCGTTTGATAAGCAGGATAGAGACGATGATTGATGAGGTCATGGACCGGAAGATCGTAGAGATCAGGACATCTGATCTTAATGCTGATATTGTCATAACTGAGAGGAAATTCGATACTACGAAGGATGTGGATCCATCCACTGGGGAGCGACCCGTGTCCTCCCAGACGGACGCTCATATCGTCATCGGCCGGCTGGATAGCACGGTGACGGTCGATTCCCTTGGCATTGATAAGACGATTACCGGTGTTAAGGATATTGACAAGAAGACAGACATCGAACATAAGGACGTAGATGATAAGAAGGAATCAAGATGGCCTATAGTGTGGATAGTAGCTGGTATCTTGATGATATTGTTGGTATTGGTGTATATATTGAAGAAGATAAAGATTTTGTAATTATATATTATAAAAAAAAGGAACTATGATCTCTCACCGTTCCTTATCTAATTAGTTTTTAAAGGATATGCAAATAGCATAGAGGTCAGTCCCGGATTCGAACCGAGGTATATGGTTTTGCAGACCACCGACTAAACCAACTCATCCAACCGACCGTATCGCGAATATAAGGATTTTATTTGACCAGATGACTTAATCGACCATCTTTTTAACTAACAATTTTCCTTAAAGCCAAATAGTTCTTATTTAACTTCTGGAACCGTAGAGATAATTGTATAGACAAGTATTGTTTTTAGGTGACTCTTGTTGGAAGCCAATGAACAAGGTGGCGGCGTCATGGCGTGGGGCTGGTGGTTGCCTTCCATGGCCGGCCAGGAGCGGAGCGACTCACGATCCACCCTGCCGATTCCCTTTGGCACTTCACGCCTTAGCGCAGAAAAGAAGTAAGTATATAAATTCATTAACATTTAACATAGGTAGTAATTATGCGAATAAGATCGAACAAAAAGATGTGATAAATATGCAGATAATTTAAACATAAAGTATTTTTGGTGGTATTATTAAGATCTTTATTTACATACATACTACTGGTTTTTAAGTTAATGATTTTTAGTTATCTACTTTGAATAATAAAATGCGTTAGCTAACATCAATTCATTAGTCAAGTTATTAATTAACAATAGGCGGTTATTAAAGGTAAGAATAGTTTATAATGGATTTTCCTAGAGAGGGTAGCGAAGCTTCTTAATACACATGTCACAAAATAGACAACTGTGTTTCAGGCACTTACCGTATTATTGATATAATATAATTGATATGTAGTAAAATTAGCTACGTTTTTACTTCCAAGAATCATATCTTTTTCGTATATTTGAAGTGTTTAAGATAATGGCGATATGAAGTTTGACTTGAATTACATGAGGAAATGTTCTTCTATGATAAAAGAATTTCCTGTATATACTGAGGCTGAGAAGAAGCAGATAGCTGAGGGACGCTCTTGTATTAAGCTGTCTAAAGGTCAGCCTATATATCCACGTAATTTCAAGAAACGTAGAGATACTTTCGCTGGTGCTGACTATACAACGGCTAATCCAAGGGATATTGATCCTAACAACATCTATATACCTCCTTATTTTAGGCTTAAGATTATCATGGCTATTATCATCAACTTTGATAGAGCTATTGCGTTTAACAGGATATCTGATAATGACTTTAAGTTAGGCATGACATACCGGTTCATTTATGAGCATGTCGGTTCTTTTAAGTGTTTTGAGAAGGCTTATAGCATGGTTTCGTTGGTTGTTGACAATGAATTTTCAATTATGAGATCCATTGGTGATTATAACTACAAATGGAATATGCGTAAGATATATCCATCATGTTTCGTAAGCAAGGCTAAATTTAGATATATTGGAGGTGGTGAAGATATTTCTCCAGTAAGTTCTAAGGAGAGAGCTAACAAGGCTAGAAAGGCGGCTGTTGATCATAAGGTTATGATTATGGTGAATATTATTGGTACGAAATCAATCAATAGTATAAGGAATATTGTTAAGTCAAACGGTAGGCTTAAGAATAATGGCAATAGGGCTGATGGGAGAAATGATAAGACTCTTTTTAGTAAATTCAACAAACGCCTGGATCATGAGGGATTTAAAGAAATGAAGATCTCATCCTTGTATAAGTATCTGAAATCGGCATTAGATTTTTTAGGTGTAAGCTTATTGGAGTTAAGGGCTTTTGCTGATAGGACTGCTTCTGATATAGAGAACGGGAAGAAGAGATATGCTCCTGATTTCTGTTCTTTTGATGATTGTTTTGATGTTTGTTCTTTTATGGAGGATTCGTGATGGATAATTTAAGCGTCGTAAGAGGTGGTGATATATCTGTTATCTTTAATCATGATAACGATATGTTTAACATTCAAGAGTTATCCGATTCTATTGGATGTAAGAATGTTCTATCATCTATTGTGAAAGACCCGTTAAACGGATCTATGTATGTCGTAAGGGATGTTTCTGGTCAGAAGTGGGGTGACATCGTGGCTTTGGTAAGATTTGGATGTATGCTAAATAAGTCAATTATAAAGGATTTGATTATTAAGTCTATTAGATTGTGGGTAGAGGTATGTGATATATCTTATAATAATGTTGGTTTATCTATATCCGATCCTATATACAGTACTTTTCTTTTTAAAAGTTATATGTCGGTAGCTGGAGATAATACCGACCTTAATAGGTTTATCGTGGCTCTTAGAAGTAGGATGCTCACCTATGATCTTAAGTCTCTTTATCTTTATCTAGCCATGTTTATGGCTATTAATGGAGGTATTCTTCTTAGTGAGGAAGATCTACTTGCAGCTCTTATCTTGTAGCTTCATTTGTTATATTGTTCAAATTAGTATCTTTGTGAAAAAGATATTAATATGAACCAGATAAATATCATACCGAAGATAATTCATGATAAGTTCGCCGCTAGAATTATCATGGATGATTACAATATAGAGAAACCTATCGTTATTACTGTCGTGGCTAGACGTAACGATGGTGAGTATAATACCCAGATATTGACATACCCGACATCTGGCGTTGATTATGAGGGTAATGTAAGGATGGTGTTTTTTGATGTCGCTAGGTCTCATGTTTGCCAGATAACATCGGTATTTATCAACGGGCATGAGGTCAAGACATATTATACCGATATCCCGGATCTTGATATGCAAGCCCGTTATGACGATAGCTTGTGCCGGTACGATAAGAAGGTTAATATGAATGATATTAGGCTATCGTTTCAGGTGCTAGAGACACGTGATCCAAAGGTATTGCAGGTGCTGGATGAGTCCGAGTGGGGGCTGCTGGAGGATAGGAAGGCGATCATCGAGATCACTACGCCGGGTATGTCCGACCCCGTTACGTTGTTTCTTGGCAAGAATCAGGTCAATACCTTTACCAGCCTAACACTGGGTCTCAATTGTTTTAATTACGATGATTGTAATGTCAAGTATCTTGATCTTCCAGACGGTATATATGATATTAAGATCATAGGTAGCCCTTCTACTTACAACTTCAGTCGCAAGTATCTTAAGACGGATCTTATACGCAGGCGTCTTGACCGGCTATGGATCAAGACTGATATCTTGTGTGAGGATATGGATAAGGACCTTATAGGCAAGATACAGGAGATGGAGACACTTATGGCCGTAGCCGAGGCGAATGTCAGGTTGGATAACATAAGGGCCGCCCATGAGATTATTGATCGTGTCGGAGAGCTTCTTGAGATGGCTACCAATTGCGTGGATTGTTAAACATAAAAATATTTAGTCGTGGGTTGTAATACTTGTAAGGAAAAGGCGTTAAGGGCCGAGAGAGAAAGGATTGAGAGAAGCATGATGAATCATTCTTCTTCTACCGTTGTTAGCGATATGGAGTACGCTTCTAGAAGCACCGCTGGTTGTATGGTTATGCAAGATCCGTTGCAGACCATGGAGCGTGACGTGGTTAGTATATATAAGCAAGTTCGTACTAAGGGTGATGGCGTTGGTGTATCTTATCTTAATATGCAGAAAAAGATCCGTGAATGGATCAAGAACCTGCCATATGGATGCCCGCCTGACGAGGAGGTACAGGAAATGAGAAAGGAGATTCTCGATGGGCGCGCAGAGCATATCAAACCTTGATAGGACGGATTTATGTAAGTCCGTAGACGAATGGCTGTCTTGTCAATGGGGTAGATATATGAGATACCATAGGTATAGGATCGGGGACAAGCCCGATATATCCTATTGGGGTAAGATAATTCGTCTGCAAAGGTCATTATGTGATAATGATTGCGGGTTATGCCCGGATGAGGTGAGATCGTTAAAGGAACGTGTTAATAAGTTGCTGGCATGAGAAAATACAGTTGTTCACATATAACCCCGTCCACTTGCGTACCTTATGAGGGTGATCTACCAGAGTGGTCAAAGCATAAGGACTCTGATGAGTGCGTTATGATCTCCGACGTCATAGAGGAGATATATGATGAGCTTACCCGTATTAGGGAGGCCATAGATGTCCGGGATCTTGGTGAGTCTTGCGTGAAGGTAAGTGGCGATAAGACTGTAGCTAAAATCCTTTACGCTATTGAGGATAAGATTTGCAATGGGTAATTAATGTCCTGATTTTAGGATATTAAAAATAGCCAATCGGTTTGTGTTTATCATTTCGATTGGCTATTTTTGTATGTCCACTGACTCTCACGAGGGAGTGGACATAAAGTAATTAATTATTAACTTCAAAATTAGATTAAAAAATGAAGACGGTAAATGTTTTGACAAGAAAAATGGGTGATTTTAACGTTTTTCAAAGAACTAGTGATGGTTATTTTGATGCCAACAGTTTACTTAAGCAATGGAATGATAATCCCGATAACACGAGAAGACGGCTTGATGATTTTATGAATAGTGGTAGAACTAAGGAATTTATTAGTGCTTTATCTGAAGATGAAAGCCATAGGAGAAAAATCGACATTGGTGATAATCAATTAGTTATAAAAGTAAAAGGTAAGACAACTAAGCATGGTAAAACTCCTGATAAGGTGTGGATGCATCCTCTGTTGTTTATAAAATTTGCCATGTGGATAAATCCTAGATTCGAAGTTCAGGTGTTGAGATTTGTACATGATCAACTTATAGATTACAGGGATAAGGCTGGTGATGCTTACAAGAGGATGTCTTCCGCTTTATCTAAAATAATTGAATCTTCAAGACTAAGAGATAAAATACAAGATTTGGCCAGATCCGTAAATATTATTGTCTATGGCCTTCATGAGACTATGATAAGAAACTCTGTTGGCGAGGAGGCCAAGGCTAAAGAATTGATGGAGCTGGAGATTGATATAGCCAAGATGATTGAGTTTGGATATATAACTACCGAGGAGCAATTAAGAGATTATCTATATAAGGTTTTGAGAAGCAAAAAGGCTCTTCCTTTGTAATTTGATTTTAAATTGTATCTTTGTGACAAAGTGAATCATAATGGTATACGGTAATAAAGAAATAGTTCGGACGTTCACCAGAAACAACCCGCCTGCCGGGTACGTGGGCGGCTCTGTTGACTACCGGGTCCCGGCCAACGTCTATTTTGGCGATACGCAGGAGGAAGCTGACAGTAAGGCTGAGGATGATATCAAAGCCAACGGTCAGGACTACGCCAACACATATGCCGACATAATACCGTCCGTATGGTATAATGATCAGGTATGCGATGAGTTTATCAAGAACAATTGCGTAAGCGGTAAGGGATCCAAGGAACAGGTATGTATAGAGGAAGGTAGGTTTGTCTCTTATGTATCCAAGAAAGATGCCAATGATAAGGCTAGGGTGGAGCTTGGACGGATCGGGCAGGGAGAGGCCAACTCCGTCGGGGCTTGCTGCGAGGACTGGGCCTCACAACCTCTTCGTGGCTTGTTTTACAAGAACGATTGCGAGGCTGGCACATCAGGCAAGGAAGGTATTGTATATGAATTACCAGCCGGAGCTGTCATATCCGATATCTCCCAGATAGACGCCGATATGTTAGCCTATAGGAAGTTCATGAAAGAAGGTCAGGAGAAGGCTAACTCCGAAGGTAGTTGCTCGCCTGTATTCTATAATACGAAGATCGGTGATTGGTTCGAGAAGATATGTCCGTTCGGATATAAGTCCGGTAAAGTATATTACTCTATCAAAGCAAACAGGTTTAGGTCATGGATATCGGTTGAGGACGCCAATGCCAAAGCCCGTGAGGTTTTGATGGTAGAGGGGCAGGAGTACGCTGATCTTAATCTTGAGTGCGAGAAATGGATTGAGAATATCGATCAAGAAGATCAGTGTTATTGGTGATAATACCTTTTTTTTTGTTTTTCCATAATTTATAGATTAGTGCTTGGAGGGGATCGTGTATCTCCTCCATTTTTTTTTGTATATATATCAATGGTATTAAGTTTATATACTGTGATTCACTTGTTTGTATGTTGAATATATTTTATATTTGCATACCTATCTATTCATCTCGAACCGATAGGTATTATGTTTAATTTAAAATATTGTTCAAAGTTATGAAAAGTAGGGTTGAAATCAAGTCTTCCGACAGGAAATTGATGGGCGTTGTCATACCGGCGCTTAGTGATAATGGTTTTGTTAATATCACTTTAGCCATGAAGGTTTTGTCTGATGATAGGCTTAAAAAGGGGCTGTCTCCCAAGAAGCTTAATGATATCATTAAGTATGATGGGTTTCAGGAAAAATGCAGGGAGATAATTAGTAGGCTGGAAAACAGGGATTTATGTAAGCGGATAAATATCAGCCTACAAAATAAGGCTCTAAATCTTAGCGATTTAAATAAAATGGGATTAGCATGTCGAAAAGGTAAGGGGGATGGTCAAATGTGGTATATGAATCCATATCTTTTTCTCGTGGTAGCCATGGAGATGAGTCCTGAGGTTTGCGCTGATGTTGTAATGTGGTTTGTTGATAATGTTGTAGGGACAAGAAATGCCGCTGGTGATGCTTATATAGAGATGTGCAGTAGTGTATCTTCACTTATAAGTGATAAAAGTAATTTAAAGGAGTTGTTATCAAGGATAGCCAAGGGTATAAATTTCGTCGTGTTTGGCGTGCATGAGGAAGGGATAAGGAATAGAGCTTCTTTTGAAGAATTGGATATGATAGTATCAATAGAAAGGAATATATCTTATGCTATTAAGGCTGGATATATAAAAGATTACAATGGTGTTATAAATGATTTGGGAAGGCAATGGAAAGAAAGATGGGGTAATCCTGTTCTTAAATTGAAGTCTTGATTTTATTTCGTTGTTATAATTCGCAGATATAGGGGATACGAATGTCGTATTCCCTATATTGTTTAATGGAGTGTGTTATCTTGTTATTAAATCAAATCTGTATCTTTGTTGAAAACAATAACATTATTAATATGTGTAGTACAAATGGTTGTTGCCATGATCATTCAAGGGAACGTCCCGAAGAGTGTTGTCATGGCGTTAAGATAGACAGGTTTCTTAACAAATGCCCTAACGATCCTTGTGATCCTTGCGATCGGGATTGTCAGGACGAACCTTGTGTTGGTTATGGATGTCCTATAACCTTGTATGATAAATGTGTCTTATACTCAGGCGATGAGTTGGTGGTGGACGGTATAGAGAAAGGTACTGACATTTCTGTCGTTATAGACTCATTGAGGCGTATTATAGCGTCTAGGGATAAGCAGATAGATTTATACCATCGTGAGGTTCTGGATTTGAAGAGGATTATAAACGAGCTTGTCAACGCCGGTGGTAGCGGCGGGGATAGCGGAACTGAAGAGGAGGTTTGGTGATGAACGGTTGCAACAAAAAACAATACAGACCTACTGTAGACGACACGAAAGTACCGTGCTCTACGTACATGAGTACCGATTGTATTTACCCCGGTGATAAGGTACGTGTGGAATCATTGGGATTGTCCCCTAATTGTGATATGTCCGATACCCTTAACGCTATGATAAAGGCTATACGGGATAGGGATGCCGAGATACTTGAATTAAGAAGAATGATCAATAAATTGATTTGATATGAGAAATAATTGTAATCCATGTAAGCCGGAATACAGACCGGGGGACGAGTGCAGTATCTATAGTTCCCAGATCATATATGACGGTCAGTCGTTCCCTGAGGCGGATATCAGGAACGGTGATAGCATGAATAGCGTAATCGAGTCTCTGGTAAGGAAGCTGGTTGCCGTATCTGGCGCCACGGCGTCCATCCAGCGTGACTCGTTCAAGGGCGTTCAAGCTGTCAGATTAAGATACGAGCCGTTGAACGTGCTCAGCGTTACCTATTGTGGTACTATCGTCCCTAATGACGGATATGTCGTTTCTGGCAGGTCCGTTAAGTTTAAGAAGAAATATTGCATGGGTGATGAGTTCACTGATGTTAATATCGTATATACTACATTGAATAGTAATATTTTAAATACCTCATGTTATGGCTAAAAGAGTGTACGATACGGTCTTGGCTTCCGAGTGTGACGGCTGGGTATGTGGTGAGACCCTCAAGAAGGGATCTCTTCCCGTAGACAGGTTAGAGCTTGACTCTTTTTCAGAGGCTGTCAGGGAGCTTATAGAACGGTTTTTCGAGGAGGGATGGTTGCCGGACATGATCTGCGATCTTGGTTGTGGTGGCGCCAGCGTGTTTGAGATTAAGCCTACTAACTTCGAGTATCCTCCTGAGGGTGGCGAGCAGATTCTGGAGATTATCGTAGGTAAGAGTGATAAATGGACTATAACTCAAGCGGAATGATATGAATAATTTAAAAGATATTCTTGCTAAGATCGAGCAAGGTTCCTCATGGGTGTCCTACGACAAGATTTCCGGTACCGGGCCAGACAAGGTCGCTATTAAGGTAGAGCCGGGATGGATGGGTAGGTTGCCTAGGGAGACTTACGTGGCGGTCGAGAAAGGCAAGGTTACGAAGCTCGCTACTATAACCCAGAAGGGTATAGAGCGGGTAAGCGTGGATCCTACCAGTGTCATGTTCGACATGGAGGGCGGGACGGCGACCATCAACGCCAAGCTCAACTCCGCCTCGGTCAAGGCTTCCTGCCTTACCCTTGGTGGCTCGGTGAGCAAGTCCTATATAGTATCCATGAACGTGAACGGCTTATCCATGAAAGTCCCGGAAGAGGATAGCAGATATATAGTGTATGCCGATCCTGAGGATCCCGGAGCCACTGATTTGTATGAGGCTAGCTTTGTCATAGCTATGCCTAAGAATATGGATAACGAACAGCATCATGAGATGTTTGTCTTGAATGGTAAGGTTGTTAATATCAATCAACAGCCTAATGATATACCTTATATCATACTTGATCATGACTTCGATAACGTGACTAGCGAGAACGGTCAGGTTGTCATCGATATCAAGTCCAATACCGAGTATGATATCGAGCTGGTATGTTGCACTTGCGGTGATGGTAGTGAGCCGGAACCGGAACCACCCTTCAACGTGGATCCGCAAAGGTTGACGCTTAATAAGGATGGTGATACCCAAATCGTGAGGGTAGAGGCCGGAGATGATGTTTCATGGAGAATAACTGAAGGATAATATGGCAAGGGAAATAGATAAGAATTGTGTCGAGGGTAATTGCTTTGCCATTAACGACAAGAGCCATGGGGTAGGCGATAATAAGCTTAATATCGTATACAAGGCTAATTATACCGGTCAGATCTGTACGGCTAAGTTCCGTATAACGTCAAAGGACGGTAATATTGTCAAGGAGTATATGATAGCTCAGGACGCCAAGCCCGTTTATTATAATATCAAGATGGTTCAGCCGTTCACCAAGGACGACTGTCTGGCCAACCAGCATGGATCGGTGGTGTTGTATACGGTCGAGGAAAGGACTTACAAGTCGTTTATCTCGCAGGAGGACGCAGACGCCAAGGCTATGGAGGATATAGCCCTGAACGGTCAGAAATACGCCAACGAGCATGGTGAGTGTATAACCGATATCTGGTATAACGAGGAGCAGAGAAAGACGTTTATACGTAATAATTGCGATAAGTTCAGTGACGGTCAGGAATATGTTTATATCATTCCTGAGGGCAAGTACGTATCTTCCATCTCTCAGGAGGACGCCGATAGGAAGGCTCTTGAGGATATTGAGAAGAACGGTCAACAACAAGCCAATTTGGAGGGTGAGTGTAAGCCTAAGGAGAATATCTATTATGGTAAGTTTAGTAAGACCTTTACCCGTAACAATTGTGACTCCACCCAATACGGTACTGATGTGGTTGTCGATGAGACGATGGTTACAGGGGACTTCAGATCCATCGTGTCTCAGGAAGACGCTAATAGCCTAGCCCAAGCCGCTGTCGAGGCTCAAGGTCAGGATATAGCGAATATCAAGGGTAACTGTGAGAAGATACCGGTATTTACCGGATCGTACTCTAAGGTATTCCAGAGAACCAACTGCCCTGAGGGTTCTACTCCTGTTGACTTCACCGTGGACGAGAAGATGTGTTCTGGATATCCGTTTACTTCTACGGTATCTCAGGATGCCGCCAACAAGCTGGCGCAGGACGCTGTCGAGGCGCAAGGTCAGGCTATCACCAACGAGCGTGGCGACTGTCAGACTAACGTCTACTATAACGTAAGGATGGAGAAGACAGTCACTAGAAACAATTGCGATGAGTTCCATATCGGTCAACCTTATACTTATGTTGTAGCCGCTGGTAAGTACTTCTCTATTATCTCTCAGGAGGATGCTGACAATAAGGCTAAGGCCGATCTTGAGGCTAACGCCCAGCAACAAGCCAACCTAGAAGGTGAGTGTAAGGAGAAGACGATCTACTACGGTAGGTATAATAAGGAGTTCACTCGTAATAACTGTGATGAGACCCAATACGGCACCAAGGTTGTCGTGGATGAGACTATGGTGACAGGAGATTTCAGGTCTACCGTATCTCAGGAAGACGCCAACAATAAGGCTAAGGCCGCCGTCGAGGCTCAAGGTCAGGATGTGGCTAACGTGAAAGGTAAGTGCGAGAAGGTGCCTGTATATACCGGTACTTATACACGTACGTTTACCCGTAACAATTGTGGTACTGGAACTGGTGGTACTTATACGGTAAATGATAGGATGGTTGACGGTTATCCGTTCACGTCTACCGTATCTCAGGAGGATGCCAATAACAAGGCCAAGGCCGCCGTTGACGCCCAAGGACAGGCCCTTGCCAATATCCACGCCCTTTGTACGTACACCGGCCGTGCTTCCTTGGAATTCACGAGAAACAACTGTGGTGAGTGTAAGATCGGATCTAAGGTGACAATCACCCAAGATATGGTAGAAGGACACCCATTCCAGTCTAACGACTCCCAGACCGCCGCTGACGCTATGGCTATGACCGCCGTACAGGCTCAAGGACAGGCTTTGGCTAACACCAAGGGTACTTGCTCTAACGCCACTATGTATACCGGCAAGGCTAGCTTCGAGTTCACGAAGAGCAATTGTGGCGCTAATCAGGTAGGAAATCCGTTCACCGTGACACAAGATATGGTGGAAGGTCATCCGTTCCAGTCTTGTGTATCACAGGATGAGGCTAACTTAGTCGCTATGGCCGCTGTCATGAATCAAGGTCAGAAGATCGCCGATGAGCGTGGTACTTGCCATGAGGCTCCTAAGTACACCGGTCATTATAGCGAGGCGTTTGAGAAGAATAATTGTCCGTCTGGTCTTATCCCGTCTTCAGTTACCGTTACTGAGGCTGACGTGACCGGAGGTCCGTTCTACTCATACGAGAGCCAGTTCGCCGCCGATGAGCTTGCCAAGGCCGCTGTCAAGGCGCAAGGTCAGGCTATAGCCAACGATCGTGGTACTTGCGACGAACTGAAGATATATGTAGGTAATTATAGCAAGGAGTTCACTCCTAAGTGTCCTACTTGTCAGTATGCAGATCCTATCACCGTAACCCCGGATCTTATGGGTCAGTTCTTTACCTCAACCCGTTCTCAGGAAGAGGCAGACGCTTTGGCTAAGGCCTATATCGACAGAATGGGTCAGGCGTTCGTCAACAAGAACTATGATGATACGTGCCATACGAAGACCGAGCAACCGGTATGGGAGACTATAGAGACCGTATGTAAGGACTGTATCTCTCAATTACATCAACGTAATACCAATACCTGTTATACTGATCCTGATAATCAAGAGCGGTATATAGCTGGTGGTAATAATACATGTTTCTGGTTTGGTACGGCATCCAAGGCCTTTACCCGTCAATGTGCGGATGGTGGAGTTGGGAGCTCTGTTACCGTAACTCAGAATGATGTTACGGATCCAAGTCCTAGCTCTGATGGTAAGTTTAAGTCATGTGTATCCCAAGCTGACGCTAACGCCAAGGCATTGGCCGCCGTGAACTCTCAGGGTCAGGCCGTGGCTAACTCGAAGGGTACTTGTACTTGGACAGGAAGCTATACCGGACAGGTTAGGAAGAACAATTGCGCTGACGGCGGCGTGGGCGACATGGTATCCGTAAGTAGCAGCAAGCTTCCGGGACACCCGTACACCTCCACCGTTTCCTTGGCTGACGCCAACAAGAAGGCTGAGAACGCGGTTCGTGGATCTGATGGTCAGGCTTACGCCAATAAGAATGGAGGATGTACATGGACTTACGTGGCAAGCCGTGACTTCTATAGGAACAATTGCGCCGGAAGCGGGGTTGGTCAGAGAATAACAGTGACCTCTACGCAGGTTAACGGCGGTACGCCTATCACCAGCAAGGTTTCTTTGGCTGATGCCAGAAGCAAGGCCGAGCAGATCTTAGACCAGAAGGGACAGGATTACGCTAACCAACATGGAACTTGTGTATGGACCGGTACTGGAAGCGCTACATTTTATAAGGATAATTGTGGTACATGTAAACATGGTGTCGCTCTATCCGTTCCTTATAGCGCCTTAGGGTTGTCAGCGTTGACATCTACCGTATCTCAGGCGGATGCCGACAGCAAGGTTCAAAACGCTTTCAAGAATGATACGGCGACTAAGACCGACGCTCAAGCTTACGCTAATAAGAATGGTGATTGCGCCGATGACGATGATACCCCATCTTATGATGATTGGAATTACTATTGTAGTGGATGCGATTATCGTAGGAGTAGGAATCAGACCAATCCTTGCTCTTCAGCCCCAAATCAAGATGAGTTGGTTGAGTCCGATTCGAGATCTTGTGGATGCGGGTGTGATAATACATATCATATGGATAATAGCAGGTGTAATAATGGTAATAGCGAGGAGCATTATTCTAGCGAGTGCGATCCTACAGGATATTGGCAGAATGGTGGTAAACATTGCTGTAATCCACATGACTACACTATCTATACCAATGAGGTATGTAAGGGATGTTCGGGCGAATGCGGTGATGTATGTGTTCCTGATAGCCCTATTAAGGTGGTTAGCGCTGGTGAATTTTGTGCTTCTTCATCGAATCTGGCTAGTGAACAAGCTTATAACAAGTATAAAGAGTACAAGGATGCATTACAAAATTTAGTTGATGCTAGGATATGTCCTTCTAAGGTTGGCAATGATGACCGATGGGGAAATGTCAAGGCTACGAACTGTCCTAGCAACTGTACTCCTAAGACTATCAGTTATAAGCAAATCGCTGGTAAATATGAGGCTTGTACCAAGGACGAGGCAAATAGGATAGCCGACAATAACCTCCAATCCGATGGTATCTCTTACGCTAATGGCTTGGCGCAGGCGGATAGATGTGATTGCGTGGAGCCAACGAAGAATTGGTCAGCCAACGCTTATGCCGATGGTGATCCTTGCAATGGCGCTCCTTCGGGCACTTCAGTGCTAAGAGTAGAGGTCGAGATTACGTATAGTAATGAATGTACTACGCAGAAGAGTTTGACGGTAACAGCCTCAAGCTCAGGGACTACTATCGGGAGTACGACAGTAACTATACCTACTGGATCAGGCACTAAAAAGGCCACGATATCTTTTGATCGTGGATATCCATGTAATTCTATCAATATAAGTGGAAGAGCTGGTGGTCAATGTTAAGAGTCTGATATATAATAAAAAGGAGAGGCTAACTAACCTCTCCTTTTTATTGTATATACATTATCAGCATTGTCCACCTGTGGTACAAGCCGCATGCGCCGTTCCTGGTCTTATGGCCGCTTGAAAACACATTCTACCACTAGTAGATCCACTACCAGTACCTATCGTAACCGTAGTACTAGTGGTCATCTCCATACCCGTGGAGGTATTCGCTTCCGCTCCTCCTGTCACTGTTATGGTTTTGCCGGAACTACACGGATTACTGTATTCCACAGTAAAGTTAATACAACTTCCGCTTTCACTGTAGTCTACCACGTTGGCACTCCAATTTTGTGGACAATCACATCTATCCGCCTGCGCCAAGCCATTAGCGTAAGAGATACCGTCTGACTTGATGTGAATTTAGCTTATTCAATGCGTATTGTTTATCTATTAATTAAAATCATTAATATTGTATCGTTAATATTAATACATTAAGTTATGGCTTGCAATAAGAAAAAGAAAATGGCTAATGGAGGCAAGGTCTCCGAGAAAAAGAAACCTCAACTGAAATGTGGAGGCAAGGTTAAGAAAAAGAAGTAATAACCGGAGGGGTATATCCCCTCCTCAGTATTTAGCATATGAAAAATTCAGAATTTGTATCTAGAATCATAAATGATATGAACTCCATCAATAAGGACGCTCATGTCAGTAGGAGATGGATATTATCCATAGGAAGACAAAAGGCAAGATCATATATAGCCCAGAAGTATGCTGATGGAACCTTGTTCGGCGAGGAATCACTGTATACTCATATCAATTGCATGGAGATGGATAGGGTTCGGAAAATTGATTGTTGTTTTGATGAGTTTAAACTATGCAGGATACTTATGAGATCCAAGAAAAGATTGCCCGATATGATATATACCCGTATAGGTCCGGCTATCATCAAAGTATCAAACATCATGGATGATATTATATTTACCTCCATATCGTTAAGAAAATACGCTAACAACAAGGAACGTAAATACGGGAATATAGATCAATACTATTATTATGTCAATGATGGATATATCTATATACCAGATATTAACATAGAGGCTATAAATGTTGATCTTATAACTCTCGACAGAAAAGCGGCGTTAGAGCTAGGGGGATGTGGAGCTGAAAAAGATAAGCCATGTACATCTCAATGGGATTATGATTTCATATGCCCAGACAAACTTCTTGAATATGTGGTTTCCGAAACATTAAGGGAAACTGTAACCAAATTGCAGATCCCTACGGATGAGAACCCGGATATGGATATTAATAAGAAAACACAAAAAATTCAATAACATGAATCTAATAAGATCAATAATCAATTTCTTTGGTTTCAATGACGCCATAGTTGACGGTATAGGCGAAAGAGGGATGAGAGACAGCTCTATTATAAGATATAATGAGGTGCACGATATGTATGACAAGATTATAAAAGATCTGGGAGATATGTCGGCTTACGTATCCAAGGGTTATATCTATGATAAGATAAAGGAAAGAACGGGATTAAGTACCAGACATATTAGTAGGATATTAAATCATACTAAGAGAAAAGATCTTAGGTTTATATAAAAAGGAGAGGATAATCAACCTCTCCTTTTTGTTTTTAACAGCCTCCACCTTGACTTGGATTAGATACATACATGCTTGTAGCATTGCTAACACAATCACTTCCGCCTGATATCGTTCCCGATCCGGATGGTATGGTGACTGTTTTAGTGGTAGAGAAATATTCTACATCTCCAGATGGTTCAGATCTAGTATAATACACATCAAATGATGCTGTTTTAGATTTACCACATGGATTATCATAGCTTACGGATATACTTAAGCATTGTCCATTAAAACTTCCGCTAGCGTAAGCGCTCCATGTTTCGAGGCAATCGCATCTATCGGCCTGCGCCAAGCCATTAGCGTAAGAGATACCATCGGATTGGAGGTTATTGTCGGCTATCCTATTTGCCTCGTCCTTGGTGCAGGCGGTGTATTTTTGTGTATAAATTTCTTGTATTAGGATGAAATCGTTATATTTGTGATATGAAAACAAAGTCATTTAAAATACTTGATCAGTACTTTCTCCGTTTTTATAGATCTATTATGTCTAAGAACGGCAAGAGAAGGAAACATACGATTGTGGACAAGAATGATATTCTCGAATGTCAGTCCTTGATATGGAAGGTCATACGTGATAAGTATCTGGATAATGAGGGTGGGGTTTATATAAACAACATCGGTTATCTGTGCCATAAGATCAATCCTAATCGTAAGATATATCTAAATAAGCTTACCGGTACTATTAACAGACGTGGAACTGGTGGATATTCTTATGTCCATACATGTATTGATTTTATGCCTCGGAACAAGTATTTCCATCTCTATGTTTCTCCGGCGTTGAATAAGGAGTGTAGATTGGCTATGGAATCAGGTAGGAGGTATAAGTTCTTGTACCGGGAGGTTGAGTCGGAGAGTAAGGTATTTGGAGTTAAATGGGTTTATAAGCTGTAGAAGTTTTTGTGATCCAGTTAGCCCGTGAGGGTAGACTGGATTTTTTTTGTATCACGGATTCAAATACATATCTTTGTGCAAAAGACTTAAATATGACTATAAAAGGGCTATTGGCCGAGATCAAGGCCGATTTACATAAATACGATGATAGCGGGGCTATAGATACCTCGTCTGTTTATAGATGGGCTGAGATCGCCTTGAAAAGGTTCGGGGGTGTTATAGCGGTCATGTCCGAGGCAGTTGTCAAGACCAGCAACAAACAGGCGGTATTGCCTTCCGATTTTTTCGACATGCTTGACGCCTATAGGTGTGAGCCTCTTGTCTGTGAGATTCCGGGCGGCGACAAGGCTAAGGCTGACCTCCAACATGAGATCGGCTGGGTCGAGCGCACCGAGCGCGGTTTCCGTTGGAACTCCTGCACCGAGTGCTGTAAGGAGGAGTTTGAGAAGACGATCACGGAGAGGATATATATCGGGTCTCACGAGGTTCGATTTCATTACCATCATCCCGTAAGGCTGTCTATAGGTCGAGGACTGAGGCGTGATTGCGCCGCCGACAAGTATCGGGATAAGTACGATTGGGATAATTATGATATAACTATATCCGGCAATACTATGTATACAGGGTTTGATGGATTTATTTATATCATATATCGTGCTACACCCAAGGATGATGACGGTCTCCCATATATACCTGAAACGGCGTTAGGATACCTTGAGGATTATGTCGAGACGTATATCAAGATGAAGATCTTCGAGAATGCCGCCGTGAATGGCTTGATACAAGGCGCTGGTGACGCTTATAAATTATATGCTCAGCAGGAGCCGGGTAAGTTCGCTAGGGCTATGAAGGAGCTTAAGATGTCGATGATCACGTTAAATGATTATCGGGAGTTGGCTGAGGATAATAGGAGAAGGATGTTGTCTTATGAGCGGATGTGGCCTAATGCTTTTGATAAGTATATCAAATTTATTTAGTTGCGGGGGAGGGAATCGAACCCTCGATCTTTAGGTTATGAGCCTAATGAGATACCTCTTCTCCACCCCGCGATTATGATGCGAATATACGTTTTTTTAAAAAGAAAAAAAAGATAATATGGCAAAGAAAAATGATTGGATACATTTAGATAAGACAAGTGGTACTGGTCCCGCTGAGGTTAAAGTTACCGCTGATATTAATGAGACTGGCGAGATACGTCAGGTAACGTACAAGGTTATAAAAGAGGGAACCAAGGAGGAGAAGACGTTCGTGTGCAGGCAGGAGTCCGTCCCGGTGGTGATCATCCCGGAGTTCGATTACCTTGTGCTTAGGTATATCTGGGCTGACGAGGACGGCATTGACTTTGACACGGCTACCGGTTTCGATAACACCGGCCTCCCGGATGTTGACGGCAAGCTGGTTGGTTGGAGTAAACAGTATCAGACCACGCAGGAACGGGTAGGTGATTATCTTATCCATGGCGGTGATAACATGGAATCAGGTAATGAGGCTGCCTTGATCCAGATGGGGCCGTTGTTGGATGGTGATAATTACGATAAATTACCTCTTGAGATCAGGTGTAGTATATACGGTAACTGGTATGGTGGTCGTGAGAAAGGTAATGTCACTATCAGGTTCACGGCATATAAGGGCGGTTCTATGGAGAAACGTGGATATGATTTTGTCAATATCGGAGGCGAGGAGGTTTATACCGGTGATGCCCCTACCAACGTATCCGCTCATGGTGAGGATAATTGGCAAAATATAAAGACCTTGTATTCTAAGGTAGGCACGATGATCTATAACAAGGAATCTCGTGACTGTATTGTAAGAATAGGTGAATAGATTTTTCTTCATAATATAAACACATCGGCTCTCTTGTTCGTGAGGATAGGAGAGTTTTTTTATTTTTTTTTAATCCTTCACTTATGACATATTTGATCTTTTATTGCGTGGGAATAATCTAGCTTTGCCGAAAACTAGGATCATGATAACTTTAAATGATGTAAATAACGAACTCCATGTCCGGTTATATATACTGGAGGTGCTTAAGGATTATATAAGAGATGATGATTTCGATGGCCTTGTAGATAAGGCGTTGGATTTTGTCATGGAAGGCGTTTCTATGCCTAAGGCTCCGACCAAGGATACCACCATGAGTGACATATCAAAGAGCGTTTTGGCCTTGGTAGCGGGTGCTGGATTAGATGAGAGGTTAAGCAAAAGCTCTTTAGAGTTAGCTTACGATAGGTGTAAGATGAGGTACGTATTCGATCCTCGAAATCGGGATATACACGGTGTGATCGTAGGTTATTCCAATGACTTTAATAGTCTGGTAGCTGTGTGTGATGAGGGATCGAAGAAAGGAGTGGACAAAGGATCTACCGATTTTGTGGATGTCAATGAGAGATACGTGACTAACGGTTTCTTTTACATATCTGTAGAGGATGCCGATAAGCAATCGAACTACATGGGTAAAAATTTGTAATTGTTGTGTTTTTGTACTTTACACGAGCGTTTAAAAGTATTTAGTTCTCCTCCTGACTTGTGAAAGTCTGGAGGATTTTTTATTTTCGTACGATTTGAATGTTTTGCATAATACGTACTGTTTATTAGAATCCGCCACATAAGTGATTATCTGGTGGATTTATTATATTTGCGAAAAAGATAATGTCGTGCAAAATAACTCTAACATAGCGGTTCCCGACTCCGGGATGAACAGGGATAAGCATCCACAGGATCTATCCCCGTCTGAATATAGTTTCGCCTTGAACGCTACCATAGAGGGTGACGATGGAAGCCAGCTTAAGATCCAGAACGAGCCTAGTACCCTTTTATGTAAGCGATTTGATGGCTATAAGGTTATTGGGTATAAGAATGACATAGCTGGTGATAATACTTATTTCTTTCTATCTAATCCGGATGATAATACGTCTAAGATCACGTTCATGCGGTCATTGGATTATATCAAGACCGTGGAGGATCAATTGGCTGGATCGGGAAAGGACATCCATCGTATCCTTGGCGAGAGGCTTGAGGAGTCGGATGGTCGTTTTGATGAGATATGTGATTTGATGGAGGTCCTGATAGAGGACGGGGTTGATGACCCTTGTCTTAATTTCTCCATTCATCATCCGATCTTCGATATAGAGATCAAGGACGAGAAATGCGGGAAGGTGATATACTGGACCGATGGATATAATCCCCAGCGATATGTTATGGTCGATAAGGCTCTTAATCCGGATGATGATGGTGACTTTTGGTATCATTATCATGGGTATAAGACATGTGGGGATGACAAACCAATAGAGAGGTGTAGGCTGGCCTGCGAGAAGCTGCTGGTGTTCCCGTTGCTGACGGCCCCGTGCGTGGAGCCTGAGGTCGTGGAGTTCGGGGGGAGCCTGCGTGCCGGGACCTACCAGTTCTGCGTGGCGTTGTGCGATGAGTTCGGGATTGAGAAGACCGGATATTGCTCATTGACCAACCCAATCATGTTATTCGATCGTCAAGATATGGTTATCCGCGATGGTTTATGGGGTAAGTCAACCAACATGGGTATCCGCCTTACCGTGTCTAATATAGATAAGCAGGTATCTCATTATAAGATAGGTGTTATACAGAATACGGTTGGGTTTAATGGTGAGCAAAGCCCGGTTCTTGAGTATTTCATAGAAGGTATACATCCGATAACGGAAAGGACTATCTATTATCTTACGGATCAATATAGCGAGCGTACGACCATGGAGAAGTTATCCAAGGAAATACCGGTATATAAGACAGCCAGAGGCATGACGTCTGTCGGGAATCGTCTTCTTCAATACGGCTTGACCGTGGAGAACGAATGGAATCTTCAACCGGTCGTTAACTTCTTGGGTCATTTCGTTAAATGGCAGACATCTATAGCCACGGAGAATTTGTATAAAGACGGTGTGGCTTGCTCTAAATACGCCTCTTTCATGCGTGACGAGGTATATCCGTTGGGTATAAGATTCTTTACCAATACAGGATACAGGACGGCTAGATTCCCGCTTATCCCTCGTCCGGCCACAAGGGAGGAGATGGGGGTTATCGTTGATGAGGACGGTAACTCTGACGACCTGTCGGCTGCGTCGGTGCTGGAGAACAACCCGCAGTGCGCCGGGAACAGCCGCCGTCATCTTTGGCAGTTTAAGAATACGGCAAAGATCATAAACGACCCGTCTTGGGGATTTGATGATTTTGGAGGAGAATGCAAGAATCAGCTAGATGTCAAGCAACTCAGATATGTAGAGCAGGAATATGCCACGGTAGGAGAGACCCAATTCGTTATCAATACGATGGGGGAAGATGTTACGGTAGATGATGCTATTGATTATATCGCTGATAATATAGAGAACCTGTGTGATATCATAGAATCTAATGTAGGTATTACTGACGAGTTATGCGCTGCTATATCATTGCCAGAGGATCAAGACGGTATAAAGGCTCCCGATTTCCCTAGTGGATGTGATGATATCGAGAGGATAGAGACCAGGACTATATTGGATAAAAACTCTTTGGTGGATTCTAGGATTGATTTTACGTATAAGCTGGCTAGTGATTATACGGAGACCGAGCCTACCACCTTAATACAAAGTAACGCCGAGTCACAAAGGAAATTCTCTGTATTGTGTGATTTCGATAATTACTCCAGTGGAGGTAAGAATATCATAGATCTGGTCCAGGAATGGCTGGATGGTCAGGATGAGGATAAATTCCCGTCTGATATAGACTCCTCCGCTTTGGTCTTGTGTCAGGATATGTCTAATGTCCGGCAGTTATATGATGAGGGTATATGTACTAATGGGTGCTCGGTAGGTGATCCTCATGTGAATCCTACTATTAACGATGTTCAACTTCCTACATTCCAAGGGGGTAGGTCATTGGGTAAGTGCACATATTTGTATCAATATCCCGGATGGGAAGGAAAGAAGCATACGGAGACGATGCTTGATCAGTTAATGGATACGATGGAGGCTTATTTCCCCCAATATGAGAGTCAGTTTGGTATCGAGAACGCCATGTGTCTTTTTGGCGATGGTGATAATTCTAAGTTCAATACCAGCATATCTACTGATTGGGAAAGTCGTGTGTCTGTGCAGAATGATATTGACGCCAAGACCAATTGGTTCGGTAGAAGCAACTTGACTTATTTCAAGTTCTATCCACATGTATCCTCATACGCCAGATGGGTGGAGTTGGATTACGAGAAATACATAAGTGGTTTATCCGATCCTGATAACGGTATTATGTATATAGAGATGATGGGTAACTATAATTATCCGATCGGCGACTCATCATCATACAATAAGGTTCGTATAACGTTTTTCTCGGACAAGGAAGGTACCGTGGCTCCTAATCCTTTGGCTAATGATGCCAAGAAAGGTGTTATAGTGAATTACGTGGATCATAAGATATTTATGATGCCAAAGTACTTGTTCTGGAATGATGACAAGACTACTTTCCATAAGATATATGTTTGCATCGAGCCTGCGGTATGCGTGTTCTTCACCGGTTTCGCCATGAGGCAGGACATGAAGGAGCTTGCCGGATTCTATACGGCCGGCACCGCCATCTTCCCCGCCCCGTTCTGTTTTGGCATTCGGCCGCTGGAGGTGAAATACGTGTTCTTCTTCACGAAAGAATTGAAATTAAGGAGATTTGTTACCTATGAGGCGAAATGTATCTCATGTGGAGATAAACCCGCTGATTGCGCTCCCAGACCATATCAGTACGGTGATTTCGGATATTGGGAGTCTGCCAATAAGTATCCGGCTAATTTTGAGTTGTATGATTCAAGCAAGATCGGGATATCATCGGGAGGATCAAAGAGGAAGGATATAATAGATTCTTTGACGAAATACTATGGGTCTCCTAAATCCGTTGGGGGTAAGTCTTATTTCACCGGTAATGGGGATAACGCTGAGTACCCCAATACGTCAACCACGTTTTGTCAGAGACCTATACGTCATTACAAGTTTCCGGATAACTCTGTCGCTCCTTTCATGGGTAATCCGTCTCAACTGACCGGTCAATATGGAGTTGACTCCTATATTTATCCTATGGGGGTGATGCTTGATGACGATATCGTTAATGAGTTTCTGGATATAGCGGTAGAGAACGGTCTTATAGATAAGGCTAGAAGAGATTCTATAATAGGATATGAGTTGTATAGGGGCGATAGGACGTTGGATAAGAGCGTTATCGGGACCGGTCTGGCTTATGATATGTTTAAGTACGATGATCCCGACGGATCGGCTAACCTTTATCCTAATTACCCTTACAACGATTTGTCTGATGATATGTATATCTATAAGGATATTAATCGTGAGAAATTTATAACGCATCCGTTTAACAGGAAGGGTAATATCTGGTATTCATTCTTAAGCCCTGATATTGCCTTTAACAAGCCTGACGCTCCCACCGAGTGCCTTGTTGATGGTTATCAATTAGGTAAATCCTCAGGTATATTCAGGGAGGTGGAGGATCACCCTAAATGGACGATATTAGGGAGTAAGGCTTACAGTATGGCAACATCATTGGCTACGGTGGAGGCTATGGCTAATTTAATATCCGCTATAGCTGAGTATACATATCAGTCGGCTTCACAGCAATATGTCGGTGGAGGTGTGTTCTTTTTAGCCAACCCTGTCGGCATAGCGCTGACGGCTATCCGTCTGGCTACAGGTATCGCCAAGGCCACAGCCCAGTCCGTGGTGGATATAGGCAAGTATAGGTATCAGTGGTTAACGGCATTGATAGATAGGGGACCTAGACGGAACTATGCTTATTACTATACTTCTGTCGCTCATTATAATTTATTTTACCAAAAAATAGGGGCGTCGGAGCTACGTGGATTGTCAACGGCTAAATATATCAAGAGCGGGTTATATCCGGTAACAGATATCTCTTCGCAAGGGGAGACCGTAGGCGGTAAGCCTATTATCATAAACAACCTCGATCGTGAGCATTCATTGTTCATGTCATTTGGTATGGATAAGTATATGCTTGAATATCCGGAGTTGGTTTCAAGTTACGATACCAGCCGTATTCAGGATGAGTGTAATATTCGTAACGATGAGGTGGCTGGTATGACGCCTCATTTTATGACACGTGAATCTTTCGTATCCTGCCCCTATATGAGGATAAAGAAATATTCTCCGGCTCAATACGGGCAGATAGAGGATATCAGGTGGGTATCGTTAGGTGGTTGCGGGTTGATGGATAAGGATAAGCGTAAACCTGTTTTTGGAGGTGATGTATTTATATCAAGATTCTCGCTTAAGAGGAAGATGCCTATGTTTTATTTGACTCAGTTTGGTCAGGGGGACATGATACCATTCCCTTATTACGATTATCGAAACATCGGGTATCCCCGTTATTTCGTCAATTACGATACTGGGGAGGATTATCTTAACAAGACCGATACGGATACCGGATCGCTATACTCTTTCCCTAGCCGGAAGAGCGCTTATGAGATGGTTTGCAAGACCGGAGATATGTATCTTAGCGGTCGTTTCTTCCTATATTTCTATGGCATACCTCAGTTTCTTGTGGAGTCTGAGATCAATTGCAATTTCCGTATAGCCGGCCCTGAGCCTTACGAGGGGTTCTATCCGGAGGTGGGGGATTATATATCATGGACTCAGGAGCGTAATGTCCCTATATCAAGGGGTAATGTGTTTAAGATGAGTCCTGTGTATAAGAATCGATTTACGTTAGGTGGCAGGTCATTACCAGAGACGTATGATAGCAATTTTTGGGACTGCGCTTACCAAAGACCCAACGGCGTCATATGGAGCACCGCCGACGTGTCGGAGAACGGCATGACCGATCCTTGGCTGTCGTACAAGCCTATGGATTACCATGAGTTCAAGACCTCGTTCGGAAAGCTTATAAGCATGAAGGGAATAGAGTCGGATCAAATACTAGCTCGCTTCGAGAATCAGGTAGGACTATATAACGCTATAGACGTGCTGGCAGAAAGAATATCCCCGGAGAATAGCGAGCTAGGGACAGGTGGGCTTTTCGCCTCTCGTGGCATTGAGTATAATAATACGACGTTAGGATATTCCGGGACCCAGAGTCGGGATATGATCAGTTGCGAGTTTGGGCATTTTTGGGTCGATTTAAGGCGTGGTCAGGTGTTTAAGGTAGATTCTAATGGTAGGAATCTTACGGAGGTCACACCGGGGCTTAGAAACTGGTTTAAGGAGCATCTTCAGATGAAGATCATCCGTAGCCGGATATATAACGCTGATACGGACGCTGAGTTGTCTTATTATGATATTGATAACAAGTTTTTTGGTATAGGGTTGTCCATGGGTTGGGATAATAGGTTTAAGAGGGTTCTGATAACCAAGAAAGATTATATACCGGTAGGGAATCCGAGCGAGTACCAATTCCGTGGCGGCCGGTTCTACAGGAACGGACAGGCGGTGGAGCTACAGGACACCAGCCATTTCACGGACGTCTCGTTCACCGTTGGGTATAACTGCCTGAAGGGTGAGTGGAAATCATATTTATCCTACACCCCCGATTATTATATCGAGCACCAGCATTATTTCCAGTCCGGAAAGAACTACTCAAGTGAAAGTCAGGAGATAGGTTTATGGTCTCATGGTTTGACCAACCAATCGTATCAAGTATTTTATGGTAAGCTATATCCGTTTGTTATAGAGGTTCCGGTACGTGAGCAGTACGTGAATAAGATCCTCACCAACTACCAATATCGGATGGATGCCAGAAGATATCAGGATGAGGTTAATTACCAAATTCTTAGGACTACTGGATTCAATAAGGCATGGTTTTATAATGATACGAACAACAGCGGTGAACTTCGGATGGTTATCGCCGACAAGAACGATATGAGCCAGCGGTTAAGGTATCCTGTAACCAATGACGATAGCCGTGAGATACTGGTGACGGAGGTTGATCAGAAGATAAATATAAATGACTATTTTAACGAGGTCAAAGACGATACTAATAACCTCCCGGTATGGATCAAGGACGTGAATGATATTGACCGGAAGATCGACCCTAGGGCCGTCGATTATCACCGGAGGTGGCGTGATCGTCTTCGTGGCGATTGGTTCTTGGCTAGGTTCGTGAATGACATTGAGAGTCGGTTCAAGATGATAGTTCGTTGGTTTAGCAATGAGGAGAAAGTTTATTGATTTATTAACATATAGGGGGGGGTATTTTGCCGCCTCTCCCTTGTATATTAAAACGATATGGAGGATTTTATTGGTAAGTACGATGGTAATCAAATAGACAGTAGACTTGATAAGGTCAAGGATATGGTTGGCGCCACGGCGTCCGGGGCTGGCGCTGCGGGATTGGTGCCGGCTCCTGCTAAGGGGGATGAGGGTAGGTTCCTTTGTGGTGATGGTACGTGGAAGGACGCAGTAGCTAAAAGTGATGATGAGGATGCTTTTTTAGCTATCATCTTACAGCTTGTAGGAGATCAATCTACTACTTTGCCTCAATCTCAATATAATACTATAAAGTCGTTGTTTGATGGTAGTTCTACGTCCAATGTCAGGATGATAAGACCTAACAATTCTTTTGTAGAAGCGTTAGGTGGCGTGAATATTAATGATTTGATGGTTTTTAATGATCAAAGGAATGATTGTATCACTATTTATATCAGCGCTTCAAATAATTCCCTTAATATGGGATTTTCAGATATATCTATATCTGTTTACCCTAATTTGAATGTTGAATATATTAATTCTTCTTTAAATATAGCATCATCAGATAACACGGAGATAGTTATTGTAAGGTCTTTTGGGAATACAGAAGATAATATAAATTTTGATAATCAGCTTCATCTTAAGTTGAAAGGGACTGGGAATAAAGCATTGATGGATAATGGGTTATATCAGGATATAAGAGGTATAGACATATCAAGTTATCTATTAGAACCTGGGACTATTGATATAGTATCATCTATAACCAAATCAAAATATGATGATATAAAAAGTTATATTCTAAATAATGATCATATGTATCTTTCACGAGTGATATCTGGCTCCGGTTTTACGGGGGCTTTTAATTCATATATCATAGCAAGTTATATTTATGATGCCGCTTATTTGGTATTTTTTGATCCGAATTCTTCAAAAATGAGTAAGATAAAAATTAATTATGATACTTATGAGGTAAGTACTATTGTAATTTAAATATTTGATGTTATGGCAACAGGAAAAGCTAGCGGTAAGAAGAAGGGCGAATGCCCGAAGTCAGGATGCATTAAGAAAGTAGGGAGTAATTGGCGAGTGGTTAGCAACAAGACCGGTAAATTATGGCCGGCCAAGTACAAGTCGAGGGATTCGGCTAAGAAAGCCTTAGCGGCTTATCATATGCATTGAGGATGTAGGCGGGTAGATGATATGAATCATGTATCCGCTTACTGTTTTAATCTACATGCTATTATTCCTATCTTTGTGAAAAACATGATTTATGGCTAAGAAAGATAAACCAGAGGAAATTCCTTCATGGATAAAGGATTTATATAAGGAGGATCTTGATCGTGTCGTAAGAGGCGAGCGTCCTATGTATTTCAGGGGTATGGATGATAGTCCTTTGAGAAACGTGTCCCCGGAGTTTGATATCCTTAGCGGAGGAGCCGCAGTTAAAGGCATGAATGGGATAAGAGGTGCGTTGTCCCCGTTGAATAATGGCATGGGTAATTATAATTTCAGTATCAGGGGTATAAATAAGAAGATCGGTGAGTTGGTTGATGAGGCGGGGCTATATTTACATGAGAAATTAAGACCTGTATATCGGACTGTGGTGGATGCTATGTCGAGTTCCAAGGATAAGGGGTTGGGTCATATCACGCAGCCGTTGGCCAACGCCCTGTACCCAGCGGACGAGCGACGGGACCGGCGTCTGGACGGGGAGCACCCCGTTGGTTATGTGGATGCCATAGACGGTATATGGCCTAGGGGGAAATATGGGCTATGGGGAGAGAAGATGGATAAGAAACAAGGGGGTGGATATGTGGCTTCAAGGGATAACACCTCCGTTGGATCTAGTGGCATAAATCTTAATACTGAATATGGCAAGAAGATAAACGATGGAGTTGACATTACCGAGATTATAGCTGGAGGTATCCCTATTATTGGGGATGTTATGGATGCGAGAGATTTTGTGGAGTCATCGAAGGCTGGGGATGGTTTAGGAATGACATTATCAGCTTTAGGGCTATTCCCGGTATTAGGTGAATTTTTTTCTTTCGCTAATAAAGTAAAGAAGATTCCTCTGCCAGAAGATAAACGTAAATTGTATGATTTTCTTGTAGATAATGATCTTGTAGATAAATATGTTCATGATGAACCTTTGGTTAGGGATTTTTTTAACAAGGATGTCCATGAGAGAATTTCAAGGAATTATAATGATCTTCCTGATTCTTATAAGGCGGCTGTGGATTTGATGATTGATAATAATGTTGATCTCCAAAATATAAATGATGTGTCTAACAAGCATATTAAGGATAAGATAGATTCTATGCTTGATGATAATGGGAAACGGTTGGAAGAAGCTTACAATCTAAGGGTATCGGCGGATTCTGATTTTGATGATTTTAGATATGAGGTATCCTCCGCTTTGGATAATAGTAATGCTAAAGGGTTTTATACTAGTAAATACAATAAGGTTGTTACTAGGAGTGATGAGAGTTTATCTAACCTATCTCATGAGTTTAGACATAAATATGATTCAAGTAATAATTATAATAAGATTCATTTATCCGAAAATGATAAGTCATTATTAAAAGACGCTTATAGGGCTAAACCAAACTCATCAAGTGATGAGATATCAGAGAAAATAGCTTTTAATACTCAAGCTAGATTTCGCTTGTGGAATAAATTTTATAATACATATGGAAGGACTCCATCTGTTGATGACCTTGATAAGTATATCGATAGCATGGATGAGATTGATGTGTATAACCTTGTGAGTGGTATAGGTAGCAATTATGCTGGTGATTATTCTAATAACATGCTTGGAGCTACTGGAGAGGTATTGAAAGAATCATCGGATAAAATAAAAAAAGCCATTAAAAACGTTCCTGCTATTTTGCCGGCGGCTATAGTTGGTAAGATGTTGATGGATGATGATAAGGAGAAGAAAGATAAGGGCGGGTCGGTAAGCACAGGTAGGGCTTATGGAGATGGTAAATATGTAATTGATCCTGATAGATCAGAGGATAATAAGATGGCTGTGTATGATGAGATATGGGATTATCTGACCGATAAGAAGGGAATACCACAAATACAAGCTATCGGTATCCTGTCGAACATCGCCGCCGAGTCCGGAGGGGACACCGAAGCCCTAGGAGCCGCCGGTGATTTTGGCATCCAACAATGGCTTGGACCGAGGAAGAAGGAGCTACAGCGCAGGTATGGGAAGAAACCGACATTGACACAGCAGTTGGATTATCTCGTGGATGAGTATCAAGGAAAGGTCCCGGGGTTAGGTTGGAATTACATCAATCAAGGAAAGTTTTTTGACAAGGACGCTCAAGGTAATGTATATAATTACTATATGTATTCTAAATCCGATTTCGATAACGCCGTCAACTACAAGGACGCTACCGTGGCATGGAATCAAGGATACGGTAGGCCTCTTGGATCGACCTTAAGAAATGAGAAGAGATTTGAGTTCGCTGATATGTTCGCTAATAGGTATGGTGTCCCGGAGAACGAGCCAATGAGATACGAGTTCGGACAGCGGGATTCGGGCACGGGGGACGGAGGTCAGCAGCCCGTACCTGAGACGGTAGCCCCTGCCGATCCTTCTTTGGCTTCTCGCCCATCTATGGATATTTGGTGGGAGAAGGAAGGCCAAGACCTGTTATATAAGATGCTAGCTCAATCTGGCGCTAACGAGAAAGCTATAGAGGACATCGCCAATAATATTAAGAATGATCCTCAATCGGAGGCGCAGATAGCGGAGGCCGAGCGTATGCGTAGGGAACAGGCAAAAAGGCGGTTGGTTCTTAATATGATACCGGGGTTAAGCCTTAACATAAAAGGTATGAGTAGAACTCGAAATTAATACTACATTTGTGAAATTATTAAATGTTTTAGATATGAAAAGATTGTTATTTTTATTTGCTATGTTATTGACGCCGTTCGTTTTGATGGCGCAAGAGGTAATCCCATCAGAAGGGGCTATCACTATTGATTTAACTACCTTCACCGGCATCATGGCTTTCGTCACGATGTCAGCTACGCAGTTAGCCAAGGTTGTGCCGTATATTGACACCCATAAGTGGGCTAAAGTCCTATCCGCCGTAGTCATAGGTATGCTGGTTTGTATATTAGCGTGGCTACTAAAGGTGTCTCCATTGCTTATAGGGAGTGAATGGTGGGAGGCTCTATTATATGGAGTGGCTGTAGGTCTCAGTTCTGCCGGTTTCTATGATTTGGTTAAGGCTATAGGATCATTATTCATAAAAAGAATTTAATTCTGTACATAATAATAGCATTTGCTGAGAGACTCATCGTTGTGAAATGATGAGTCTCTGTTTTTTTAAATTATCTTTGTGTCAGAACGAAATTAATTAGACATGAGCAAATACGTAATCAAGAGGAAGATACCTAAATATCAAGAGGCCGGGGAAGTCGGGTCGTATATGCTTGGTAATATGGACGGTATACAAGGGTTAGGTATAGAACCTTTGGTGAATACCAACCAAGGATTACCCGCGCCGGTCAATCCGCTAGGGATATATTCTTTGGATACTCCAGATCAGTTGAGGACTAAATATGCTAATGCTTTTGATCAGGATAATGTGTTTCCGGCTAGCTTCAAGGGTAGTTTGCAACGTATAGCTGAGAATTATCAGGACAATGGTATTACGCTTAATAACATAACTGTTAACGATGTTGATAAGTCTAAGACCGGTTCAGGCGAGACGGATGTTTTTGATTTTACCACCATCCCCTACTATGGCGCTGATGATATAGGGTCTAGATTCACTCAGATGGGTCGTGGTATAGGGCGTATGAGAAGCGAGGGATATGGTGATTTATCCACTGGGGCTAAAACAGCTAATACGATAACCACCATAGCCTCAGGAATTAGTGGTATCATGGGGTTGGCTCGTAACGTGGTTTCTGGGATAGCGTCAGAGAAAGGTACTCGTACCAATATCAGGTTAGCTCAGGAGTGTGAGGCCAGACAAAGAAGGCAATCCCAGATGCAGTACAAGGATGGTGGAGGTGTTTATCTAGGACCTAATAATAGGTTCGATAGCGGAAGCCTTACCGGTGAGTACCTATATCCGTTACCTAAGTCGATGGAAGATCAAGCCAACGTGGAGGTCGAGAAGGGCGAGTACGTGGAGCAGCCCGGAGAGGCGCCGATGGAGGCCATGGGGCAGAAGCATGCCGATGGGGGAACGCCTGTTTCTTTGGAGCAGGGTACGGAGGTTATTACCGATGACACCATCATAGAGCCGGACTTCGCTAAATACATTAGGGATACGTATGGTATTAAGGCTACACCAAAGGATACGTACGCTACGTTAATGGATAGATATAAGGTTAAGATCGGTCTTAAATCAGCTTACGATGATCAGAAAAAGGCGCTGGAGAAGCTGAAGAAGAACGATAAGATAGATGACGAGAATACGAGGCGTTTAAACGCCTCCGTATTATCTAAGGCTATAAATGATAGCAACGATACCGTTAATGGATTAGAGGGAAGATTTACGGACTTCGCTAATGTCATATACAAAGAGCAGGAAGACCGGAAGATGAAGAAGGATGAGGATACGTATTTCGCTAAGGGTGGTGAGATAGATAACATCATATCCAGATCTATGAAAGAATACGGTCTTACGGAGGAGGATATAGCTGAGGCTAAGAAAGAGCTGCTTAAGAAAGTGGCTGGTATTCGCCAGAAGATGGAGATAGGAGGCACGTCTTTGTTCGGTCGTAAATTAACTTTCCGCCCGATCGAGAATAGGTTCAACAATGATCCTAACTATTTCGGTTATCAACGCCAAGGAACTGATGGCTCTTATGGAGGTATTAATACGGATGAGAGGTTGAATTATTATAAGACATTCAATCCGGTCGCTTACGATGCTTATATGGGAGCTTCAGAGGGCGCTAGGGCTAGGGCATTGCAAGACGCTATCTACGGTCAGACAAGTAGCTGGATGGGCTTGGCTACGGCTGAGAACCCGATCATCGCCAACGCCGAGGCGCTTCGGGATTACACGACGCTCGTTTCCTTTGGCGGTGAGGATAGTCAAGGTAATTACCCGGAAGACAAGAAAGCCGCATATCATGATAGGATGAGAGACAATAAATTAGGTTTGTTTACCACATCTCGCCCTATGATCGGTCTAGACGTTGTTACAGAGGAACAGCATAAGGCTCTTAACGATGCTGGTATCACCCATTTTAGCCAACTATTCTCTGACAAGAACAAGGATGTCGTTAATAAGATACTTGGCGAGGATATGCTTAAGATGCAGGCATTGAGATCCATGAAAGGAATGGAAGGTCTTGATTTTATACTTGACCCTCATAAGGTGGCTCCCGGTCCTATGGATATAGGTGATGTGGAGGATCCTGATGTTAAGTTGGATATGCCTGAGCTGATTGATCCTAATACACTCCCTAAGACCAATACAAATGCCAGTACTAACACCGGTAAGACTAATAATGGTAACGGGAACAGGAATATAGTAGGTGGTGGTCTTGACTTTCCTGAGGTGTTCAGGATGACTCCGGGAGCCGTGACAACGGAAGGTCTGGAAAGACATTACGCTCCTACCGTGGACCCGGTGTTGAGATCGGCTGATCAGTATATGGTTGAGGCTAATCGTGCTTTCCAATCACAATTGGATCAGATGGGTAATGTCCCGGATTCCCAGAGAGGGGCTTTATCATCCAATTTACAGGCTATCATGAGTTCCAATATAGGCAGATACATTAATGAGGTAGAACAAGGGAACGTGGCTCAAAGGACTTGGGCTGATAATGTAAACGCCCGGACTTGGACTGATACGTATGATAAGAATATAGCTCAACGTCAGGGTTATCAAAGTCGAATATTACAGGCTTTGGCTAATACTGACGAGAACTGGGCTAGGTATTTTGATAGCGTAAATGACGAGATCCAACAGAAGTGGAATACGGCTACGACCATGAATACATTAAGGTCTATATTCGGGGATGTAAAGATTGGTCCTAATGGACAATTAATCGCTGATCCTCAAGGAGATATATTGAGTTATAGGAGATTATATCCTGCTCAGGAAGTAACTAAAGGCAAGAAAGGATAAAGGATGGCTTCACAATATAGTATATTAAGGAATTACGGCAAGTATGTATCGCCCTACAACATGGATGTCATGATGCAGGGGATGGGGTACATGCAGCAGAAGATAGATACCAATCGGCAGGCTATAAACGAGTATGCTGATTATATTATCAATTCTGACATTATAAAACCTCAGGACAGGGAATATCTTCAGAACAGGTTAAATGGGCTGATACAGGATGTGAATAACGTGTATCGTAAATCTAATTTGGCTTCCGACGGTATAGCCAGAAGCATACAGGCTCGCCTTGGAGAAGCTCTGGATACCCGTGTGTTGAATGCTATTGCCGGTACTAGGGAGTATAGATCTTTCTCGCAGAAGATCGAGGATATGAAACTCAATAATCCAAAGCAATATAGTGCTATAAATGAGGCTGTCGCTTTGTTGCCATTTTATGAATGGGTTAATGACGGTCAGGTTGGGACAAGGATGAATCCTATTCATTATACTCCTTATACGGATTATAATGAGGAAATGAATAAGATGATGAAAGATTTCGTTAGTCTTAATAAAGGAAAGAAGTTTTCTGTTCCTGAAATAGTGGATGGTAAACCTACAGGGAGGATGAGGGATATTACTGTTGATGAGATGAGTCAATCTCAAATTAGATCAATAGCGGCTAGGTCTATATCTCAGAATGCTAAAGCTCAGATGCAGATAGAGGGACAGTATTTAGCCATGACCAATCCTAGCATGTTTAGTGGTATGACTACTGAACAGTTTGTTAATAAATATGTTTCTGGGTTTGACGCTGAAGAGAGCGTTCTTTTAGCCAAGCTCAAAGGGGCGGAGGCCAGCCCTTCCGCTAAGGCGGCTATCGAGGCTTCGTTGCAGGAGGTTCGGGAGCAGCGCCGTGCGTTAGTGGAGGAAGCTACATCCTTTATTGGCAACAACATGAATCCCGCTAGGGCAGGGGAGTTTATTGTCCGTAACGAGTTTCTTGATGGTGTATCTGCTAGATGGTCATACAATAATTCATCAGAAAGTTATAGTGCGGATGATTATTATTTTAAAGTAAGAGATCTTGATTTCAAGGAGCGGGAGTTCTCATGGAGACAAAAATCCAAGGAAATAGATCAGAATCTTAAGCTTAGGGAGATAATGACTAAAGAAGGTGGTAACAGTCCCGGCGCTTCTTCAGGTGTTATGATTGAGCTAGAAAAAGTTCAGCCTAATGTCACTCCTGAAAATATATTTGACAATCAGTATATTCAGAATGAAAACAATATATCAACAGGAGAGAAGGATTTAATATCGTCTTTAAACCCTGTTGATTTACGAGGTATAGAGAACGATATACAAAACAATCCCTCTATATATCCAGGTGGTGTTAATAGTGAGAATATTATGGCATGGATTACCAATAACGGTGGCGGGTCTAGTTCTGTGTTATCATCACCAGAAAAGGTAGGTAGGTATGAGGCCCTTATGGCGGCGAATGATAATAGGAAGAAATATAGTAAGATAATGGACGAGGAAGTTGATTATCTTACGAATGCTTTTGATGTCGCTACGAAGAATATCCTTAATGATGCTATCAAAGATCAAAACTATGTTACTGGTGGTATTGATACATATACTGATAATGGTATGGTTAACGCAAGGGATGTTGGTAAGAATGGAGCGGTTATTGGAGGAAGGGAGTATTCTCCGGAAGATGCTTTGAAAGTTTCTTCTATAGTTGGATTGATAAGCGAAAACATCAACTACACGGATAGGTCTATAGCTAATACGGAGTTGATGAGATCTTATATAAATCTGTTAAATAGATATTCGGGAGAAAATTTCACTTTGGATGATATAGATAATATAGCCAAAACTTATAGTCGTGTAGATAATCCAATAATGAATAGTGATGATGCCAATATGACTAATAGGGATAAAATGATCAAGATCATAGGTAAGAATATGTCTAGAGCTGATGGCCCTACGCTCAGAAGGGAATGGTCTTCTTCCAATGTAGGTCGTAATATAGCTAAGGCTGTTCAGGATTCTAAAACAGTCTATGAAAGAAGATATGATGAGTTTGCTCCAAGATCATGGTCATTTTCCAATTCTACCAACGCTTCTAAAGAGGATAGGCGTATGCATGCTAAATTAGAGAGTCTGCTTTTGGCGAGAGCCGGTTTCTTGAATAAAGATAAAGATAGTAGACTTAATAATTATATATTGTATGCTCGTCCTACAGATAATCCTAATACATTTGATTTGGTAGCTATGGCTGGTGGAAAGAATATCGCTACGGTTCAAGTTACTAAAGAAGAATTAGATAGTATGGGGTATAGTTTGTATGAAAGGGAAAGAAATGTGAGATCGGAAGATTATGAATCCAAGATCATTCCTGTGTCTTTTTCTGCTACAACCAATAGACCTTACCAGAAATGGGCGCAGGCTAATTCGCTTGGCGCTTTCGCTACTGTCGAGAATGCGGCGGAGGAGGCTTCTAGGATGGTTGATAAGTATGATATTCAGAGTAATGATCTAGCTACATCTGAGCTTAATAAGAGGGCTATTAGGATAATTAATACGGTTTTGAGGAATTACAAGTCGTATGATGTCAAAGCTAAGGGATTCCCAGGAGGGGTTGAAGTTGGTATTTATTTCCATGGTCAAGCAAAGACTGGGACACCGCTTAAGGTATTAGAGTATAATACTGATTATGCTGATAATATCATGAAAATCATAAATATGTGTCCTCAGATGTATCTTACTCAAGCTGTAGTTGAGGCTATTAATAAGGATGTTATTGTAAAGGGTAGGGATATTAATGAACAGCATTCTGACCTTAGCAATCTTCTTTCGGTGTTGGATAAAGAGACCATAGATAAAATAGATGGTAAAAATGAACAGCAATAATAATAATGATATGGGGAATGTGATGAGGGATCAGGGATATTATGTTCCGACTCCATCCATTCCATCCCCTATGATTTCTGGGGACAATATTTCTTCTATCCCTATTCCTGTCGGGATGAGTAGTTCATCGGATATGGATAATGATGTTTTATCCAGGGAAGGAAGTAGAAGCATACCGTCATTGGTTGAGGGTATAAAAAAATCTGTAGAGACATCTTATCATGATGACGTAAGAGCCAGAAACTCGCTTTTCCAGATGATAAATGAGGTAGGTATACCTAAGGGTAATTATGATATAACTGGGAGCAGGATCAATCTTCGTGATTCAAGATATAGGTTATCAACAGGTGAGTGGATTCCTAAATATGAGAATTATATCAATAATATAGATAATGACGATCGTCTATCGAGAAGTCAAAGTGGTTGGGAGAAAACTTATAGAGGATTAGGTAAGTTTATTTATAAGTCTGCTTTGTATGGAATAGGTGGAGTAGGTCAGTCTGTTTATGGATTAAAGGAGCTTGTTACAAAAGGGACGTTATCAGCTATGTATGATAACAGTTTTGCCAGATGGTTGGATGATATGGATAAGCGTGGTGATTATACGCTTAATCATTATTACAGTAAGGAGGAGCGAGATGCCGGATTTCTTAAAAGTATGTTTACAACCAATTTCTGGACAAATGATCTTTTGTCGGGGGCTGCATTTACGGCTGGGGCTATCTTGTCGTCTTATGCTTTCGCTGGCGCTGGTCTTATGAATGCCGCCCGTATGGGGGCTAGGATAGGAGCGACTGTCGCTGGATTAGGTAGGGCTGCTTCCGCCACGAAGAGCGGGTTTAACTCCATGCTGAGGGCCGCCCGCATAGGACGAGGCATAGGCAAGGGTTTGGACAACCTAACCTTTATTGGCACGTCAACGCTTTGGGAGGCTTCGGTAGAGTCAAGGAGTGGGTTGATGGAGTCTGAGGAAAACTTCAAGCAGGCTTACAGAAATGCCTATGGTAGAGAAGCCTCGTATGAGGAGCTTATGAGGTTCAGAAATGACAACGTCGATGCCGCCAATACTATATTTGCCGCTAATATCGGTATTCTTACATTGTCTAACATAGCTATGTTCGGTGATATGTTTGGTATGGATCTTGGTGTGGATAAGTTTATAAAACGCAATATATTTGGCGTAGGCGCCGAGAGGATGGATAACGGGACATTGAGGGCCATAACGCCTAAGAAATGGCAGAAAATAGCCGGGAATACGTTCAATATTATCAAGCGCCCAGTGTCAGAAGGTCTTTATGAGGAAGGTCTTCAGGGAGTGGCTAGCAAGTCCGCCGAGGATTGGGTAGAATCAAGATACAATCCTATGGCTATCCGGCAGAATATAGGCTATATGGAGGCTATAAAGAACGGGTTCAAGGAAACATACGGGTCTAGTCAAGGCTGGAAGGAGATCGGCATCGGTATGATTATCGGATCGGTTATGGGTGGAAAGACCTTTGGAGGTATAAAGGAATGGAGCCAAGACATGTCCAGGAACAAGGGGATGGTGGATGCCTACAACGCCAATGCTGGCGCCTTGACTACCGCCGCTATCCGTGCTATTCGTGGCAGTATGGCTCTGAACGCTCAATTATCAGGCTTGAAAACGGATAATAACGCTGACGATATACCTAATTCTAGAATCATAGATAAGACTTTTAGTGACGCCGTATTCAATCGTCTTCGTTATGATTCGGAGATGGGGATGCTGGATGATACGAAGGAGAATTTCAGGACGGTAGTCGAATCTATACCTAATAGCGATATAGCGTCCGATATGAATATGACGGATGAGCAGGTTAATGAGTATAAAGCCGATCTTGTCAACGAGTTTAATAAGAAGGTGGATAATTTTACCATGGCCAACAGATTCGCCGACTCACTTACTGAGGGTATCCCGAACAGGTCTTTTAACGCCTATATCTCCAATATGGTATATAACGGTATTGAGGCTAAGGATAATTTGAATGATATCACCAATCAGTTAAACAGGATATATAAGACGGGTATAGGTGATGCCCTTGATATATACTCTCATCTTAATCCTGATTCAAGCAAGGCTCTCGAAAAACTCCGGAAGCTGACGAATGATATACGGAAGATGGAGAGGAATATTTTAAATACTCAACAAAAGGTCGCATCGAAGGAAGCAATTGAGTCTGATAAGACTAAGTTGGCTGAGGAGAATGATAGGCTTCTTAAATTGACGGAAGAAAGAATTGCCTTGGAGAGAAAGTTAAGCACGTTGATTAATTCAGATGTGGATATATCTAAGTTATCTTTAAATGATAATGATTCTAAGATTAGCGCCTCAGATCTTATGGCGGCTTATGAGACTATAGTTGATTTTGAGAATGCCGTGTCTACCCGTGGGGTCGATAATCATAAAGAGGCCATGGCGTTGCTTAGCGAGTATCGTCATAATCTTGTGGCTTATAAGAATATAAACGAGTCTCTTCGTCGTATGCGTGACAGAAGATTCATCCGGGCGCAGGAGCGCGGGTTCATGAAGATATTATCGAACGTATGGGGTAAGACTTATGAGGAGGATGATAGCAAGTATGATTTCAGGAATACTGATAATCCTGATGCCAATGATCTTTACGCCAACGACCAAGCTATAGACAAGGCTTACCAAGATGGTCTTATAGGGGAGGATGAGGCATTTATGTTCAAGACATATAATCATATGATAGCCAGATCTATGGAGAACGAGATTAAGACCGATGAAGGTAGTATAGTCGAGAGGGTTCCTGATGATGAGGATATCATAAATCCTTCTGACGATAGAATCAATAATATAGCTATAAAGATATGGAACGGTAATGAGGATGTCTTATCTCCTAGGGAGAGACAGATATATGATAATAACAAGCCTCGTGTCGATAGTTTAGTTAACGGGTTTGGGGATAATCCTATTTCAAGGATCAATAAGGCTAGATCGATAATAGATAGATTGAAGATCCATGATAATATTTATGATAATATCAAGGACGCTGTTGATGATATTGTAGATATGAATATCAATGGTCTTGATCAGGATCAGATCAAAGAAGCTATAAAGACTTATAATGATCTTATGAATGAGGCTGACAATGGCAATGAGATTGATCAGGATAAGCTTAATGAGGCTATTGATATTATCAATAATTATTCCGATGGGCCTCTTCTTCAATTCGTGGAATGGATGAGGTTGTATGATAACGGAAGTATAGCTGTCAAGGATTACGATAAATCCATACCTATGGGTGATGTCCTCACAGAGAGCGAACCCGGGACATCCACCGGCAGGACGGAAGTTAACGCCGCCCAGAATCCGGTGGTGTTGATGGCTCAGAAGAGAGAGATCGGTGGGGTTATGTATTATGAAGTTGGCGGAATGAGACTTGACAGGTTTATGGACAGTCTTGGGCTTAAAAGATCTGATGCCACTGATACTGATAATGGAAGGGTGATGGATTTCACCAACGGAACCGACATATTTACTGTTATAGAGTCAGATAACCACTCAAGATGGATGATTAGCGAGGATGACGCTCAGGCTTTCGAGAACGCTACCGGTGTCATATTGGGGCGGCAAACCGCCTTGTCGACCTCCATCTGGTTCATGGTGTATCGCAAGGGGCAGGATGGATCTATTGTCCCTTATTATACGGGTGATACGTTTGGATCTAACAACGAGTCGGTGAATCAGGAAGCCGTAGCTAATCTCCGTAAGGATAATATCGTAAGGTTTAAGATGGATATGTCAGATCCATATACCAAGGAATTGTATGATAAATACAATAGCCTTAACGCCGTTGACCCTAATTCTGATGAGACTAAGTCGGCTTACCGAGAGCTGGTTGATAATATGGTTATTAAGATCGTGGATAGCGACGGCAATTTCGTCTCGGTACTGAAAGCCAATGACCCGGATTCAAAAGGAAGTAACGCTGATTTAAGGAGTAGGGCCTTTGAGTTATATAGGGATAATATAGGATCTGTTACTGGCGAGATTGATATACCGTTCGTAGGTACAGTTACCAGTGTTTTGCCGGGAAGACCTAATTTTAGCGTAAGTGATGATAATGGTACGTTGATGGTATCCGAGAATGATTTTACCAACGAGACGGTTGGTAAAATCGAGAGCGTAGGATATATAGAGAATGGGGAGGTTACGATGAGGGATGATATTAAGTATAATATATTCCCGTTCTGTACGGCTATCGTCAGGGACAAGTATGGTGACTATAAAGATTCACGTATCCCGGTCGTAGCTATAAAGACAGGAAATGGAAGAAATTACCTGTACCCCGTAAGATTGAAAAATCAGGATATATCGTCATTCTCATCCATGATCGGATCGATGGCTGATAGGATTACGGAGGGTCTAGGCGGAGGCGTAAGTATTGATGATATAATGGATCTTAATAACGCTATAGCCAGATCAGGGTTGGATAATAAGACATATATGATTCCGCTGGCGGGAGACGTGGATGTTATCAAGAACCGGCTTAAAGCTGTCAAGGAAGCGGCTAGCAGGATGCCTATGACCGCTGACGTAAGAGGATGGATAGGTGATTCCAGGACTAAGGAGGATATTTTGATGAATGACGTTACGATCAACATCGATCTTAACAACGATCCTTTCATAGCTCCTAAGTTTAGGATGAGTATCAAGGAGAACAAGGTATCCAAGGAGGAGACGGAAGTCTCGTTCCCTAACCTGCCGGATCTGCCATCGGAGTTCGCCTCGCCTACGAAGGCGGCCGAGGACAAGTCTTTGGTTTCCGACGGTAACGTAGTATCCGGAGAAAATGAGGCGGAAAATCCTTGCTAAATAAAATATCTTGACTTATCTTTGCGGCGTCAGTCCATCACCTGACGAGTAAGATATTTAAAAGTTGGTCCCTGTCGGGTGTGTGATGGCCCCGGTGGGGACTCTTTATATTATGCAACTAGATTCTTTTTTACATCGGAAGATCATGCAAGACCTACGCATCCAGCGAGTGAAGGTCTTGATGATGTTATACACCAGTAACTATTTTGTCAAGGTCAGACAAAAGCAGTTGCTTGATCATACATACGCCTTAAGCAGGGATCAGGCTTTTGATTATATGACTGAGTTCAATAAAAGACTTAGTGATAAGGTTGGTATAAAATGTACGATGGATATCCTTTTACCTACCGATGATGATAATGCTAACATCATAATCGAGCACAATGGTATTATCAAGAAGTTGATGAAGGAAGCCGAGAAACTGGAGCTTGATACTGATGCTATCAAAGCCATGATGCGTGATCTTCTTGATGAGTTGAAGGATGATATTGATCTTAATATCCTGATATTTGACGTAAGCCAGTTGCTTATAAAATACAATCTATTTAGGTTGGATGCTATAACCGAGCAGGAGCTCAAGAACTCTTTTGTCAGGATGGATAGTAGGAATATGGAGATAAAGAAACTAACTTTATCTGATATCAAGAAGGTGGTGGAGATGATAGAGGATAGGTATAGCTACGCTTTATATATGACAGAGGAATATGGCTGATTACATTTTTTGTAAAAATATCTCTTGTTTGTTTGTAGTTTCAAAATAAGGTCTTATATTTGCGGTGTCCATCCGTTATTGGGCCATAAGAAGATATTAACTCGCCTAGGCGTAGGCGATAGATGAGAGTCATTGGTGGAATAACGGACGCCAATGGCTCTCGTTGTTTTTATATTATGGATGATAATTTAAAATTGTTTGAGAATCCTGATTTTGGGGATGTAAGAGTATTATTAGACGAGAAAAACAATCCATGGTTTGTTGGTAATGACATAGCCAGATGCCTTGGTTATGAAAACTTAGGAAACGCTGTAAAAAGGTTTGTTGATGATGAGGATTCTATTATTCTTACAAGTGATTGTAAATCAATGGGGTTTAAAATAAACCCCCTTATAAATCAGGCTGTTAGGGAGATTAAATTAATCAATGAATCAGGGATGTATTCTTTGATTATGTCATCTAAGATGGAATCTGCCAAGAAATTCAAAAGATGGGTAACATCGGAGGTTCTTCCTTCTATTAGAAAAACAGGTTCCTATTCTATGCCATCTAACAATATGCCATCAAAGAATGAACTTCCATCTGATTATATAGAGGCATTAGAGGCTTTGCTTAAATCGGAAAAGGAGAAGCGTGCGTTAGCTGAGGCGAAGAAAGCGGCTGAGGAAGCCAAAAGGATATCCGATAATATCATTAAAGAACAGGCTCCTATGGTTGAGTTTGCTAAGACAGCCGAAATAGCCCAAGAGACAGATATGTTGATCAGAGAGGTTCGGGAAAAGCTAGAGGCTCATGGATATGATATAGCGGAGAAGAATCTTCGAATATTGCTTGAGGATAAGAAGTTCTTCGCTAAGACAGGTAAGAGGTGGTTGCTTTCCCAAAGGATGATAGACAGCGGTTATGCTCGTTACAGATATCGTAATGATGACGAGTTCTACGGCACTAATACTGTCTATGTGACTCCTAAGGGATTTCAGTGGATTGTGTCTAAGATATCTAAAGAATGGATGCCTAGGTTCTTGGAATTGAAAGGCAGGGTTCTGAGTAGATCAGATAAAGATATTTTCGCTAAACGATAAACTCCATTTTTTATAATTTAGGATTGAGCTTTTGCCTGTTCGTGAGGATCGGCAAAAAGATTTGCACTTTTCGGAGAAACATAAGGTTTGTTATTATGTTGTTATTTTGGTGTCCCGTCCGCTCGTGAGAGTAGGCGGGATTTTCTATCTTTGTGTCAAAACGATTTAGTAATGGGACGATCTTGTTATGTTATAAAAAATAAGGAGGGTGGGATAGATAATGTCCTTGCCCCGAACGACCAACCATCCGGATTATACCAAAGGGCGATGGAGGTGCTGGGCGACCAGAAGCAGGCCTTATCGGTCTGGGGTACGGCCTACTCCCCCGACTTCGTGTCCTTCTTTGGCGACTGGATGTCCATGCCATCAGAATATGATCTGGATAGTAATGGGGAACCTAGGTATGATGATGTCATGTCCTTTATCAAGCGGAAGAACTATTTCGCCGGCAATTTCATGGCCGATGAGGTTAAGGATATTAATAATACTCTTACTTCCTTGGGTGTTGATAATATCAATGATCTTAATGATATGATCGTATCCAACTTCCTTTCCGGCGGTGATATATTCCTCAATAGGTACAATCTTGAGCGATCTGGGATGTATGACGCTGATGAGATTGATAATATCATGACTAACCGATCGGAGTATGAGCGGGTAAGGGATATGATGAGGAGGATTGTCGATTTTATGTCTGATGGGAATCTTAATGAGAAGGATATGTATTTCCTGTCCTCCGAGTCAGGCCTTGGTGATGATTATATGATATATGAGGATACATATGACTCGTTAGGAAAGAGAAGGGGCTTGAATCCAATAGAGGTAAGGGATACGATCATGAGGGCGGTAGGCGGTATCAGCGACCGCCGGGAGTTCGATCAGGCTTTCGCCTCCATCCCATACCCTTCCTTGGCACTCCGGTATCAGGAGGATCAGGATTACGCAGATCGGATGTATGACACGTATCGTAATATGACCCGTATGGAGGTTCGGAGTCAGGACGGAAATACGATTACCGACTCGTACTTCAATAGTACCACACCGTATATCAGTATGCCTAAGGATATGAAGGGTCTAAGGGATAAGGTTGGGGAGATAATCGATATGGATGATTTTAAGGACATCAAGGACGTTGCCGGACGTCTGCATGACATAGCCATGGATCTTGCCGACATGGGCGTGGATATAAGCGAGGCGATCAGCGATGAGATGGTTATATCCAGACCTGAGGATATCCGTGATCTTATGGCGTCGCTGGACGTCATGTTGTCTTCCATACAGGCCGGCAATTCGGTATACGATAGCTTTATCTCCGATCTTGATAGGATAACAGGAAAAGGGAATCCGATATACGAGGTTCAGGATACTTACTCTACCGGTGATAGAATGGTGTATGTAAGGTCCGGGAATACATCCCCTTCCGATATGTATGATATGAGCATGTTGTATATTAGTAGGAATACGTACCATAACACGGCCCCGATAACCGACACCGATCAGGCCTATGAGATGTTGGCCGATATCGGGATAGAGCGGCCCTCGTACTTGCCGGCTGGCGTGATTCCCGCCGGGGCTTCCCGTTCCGATATTGGCGTGGTCAAGGATAATATAAAAAAGCTGGTTATGTCCAACATCTCATCCTCGAATACTGAGAACATGATCCTTACCAGATTGATATACCAGCATCCCGTAACCCCTAAGATGGATGATGTCGATATTGATCGGGAGTTCAGGAGATACGAGGCTAGGCAGGGAAAGGATCGGGATTTTATCAAATCCTGTACCTCGTTGAGGAAGATCCAGATCAAGGAAAGGTTAAAAAAATCGGATTTATATAATAATGTCTTACGTTTCCTTGATTTTAATGGATTTTATAACGTATCTTTGAACCACCATGACAGAAGTACGTTAAAAAGCATGGAGATGTCGTTGCCGGAAGGTCAGGTAAGGGATCTTCTGTTTGACGTGGCTATCGAGTCCGGTGACAGTAGCATGAGAAACCTTTTCTATCTGGATAGTCAGGATAGGATGATGGATGCCGGGTTTTACAGGTATCTGTACCTAAGGAATCCGGGCCTGCTCCGGGAGGTCAACGGCGGCGTCGAGGCGAGACCGGACGGTTCGTTCTTGGCTCGTGGGAGGTATGATGATTTCGTGTCATTCCAATCCGGCTTATATGAGAAGGTAGGTGAGACGGTTGATGGTGCGATATACAGGTTCGTTGATGATCTTATATACTCCGATCCATCATCATATCAAGAAAACATGGTACGAAGGATGGGTGATGTTACGGTAAGGAGTGACGATAACCGCCTGTCAAGGATAGAGGATGATCCCTCATCCAGCAAGATAGTTAATGAATACACTGCTAATACAAATAAGTTGATGCGAGATTTTTCGTGTAGTTAATCTCTCTTTGACGTCGTGAGACGTTTTCTTTCGAGCATTGAAACATTGAATTTTATAGATTTGCGATGAATCCGGGTCGTAGTGATACGCTCCGGATTTTTTGTCTTGTATCGGTTCTTATTAATCCCATTTACAAGACATTAAGTACTTTGATGATGACACATATCACGATCTTAGGGCTGTTAATTTTTGAACTTTGTAACGCCCGCCATCAGGTGGGGTTATTATTAATTCAAAAATAAATAGACATGGGTACAAGTGGAGACAAAATCGTTTTGTTAGACGGTATGGGTTCCGGTAGTGGAAGCGCCACTAACGGTTTATTATCTATGATTCCGGGTATGTTCGCCAATTTGATAGGCGGAAATAAGATGGATCCGAACTTGGTAGCGGCTTTGATGAACGGTCGTAACAACCAAGACGGTTTCGGCGGGGCTAACGGTTGGTGGTTGTGGATCATCGTCCTGTTCTGGTTATGGGGTGGCCGTGGCTTTGGCAATGGTTTTGGCAATGGTAATGAGTGTTGCGCTAATGGTCTTCCCGCTCAATTGAATAACGACTATGGTCGTGAGTTGTTGATGCAGGCCATCCAAGGTAATAGAAGCGCTATCGATCAGATCGCTAACGCCTTGAACTGTACTACCACTCAATTGCAAAGCGCTATCTGTAACGTACAAGGCGCTATCGATAAGGTGGCTGGTCAGGTAGGTATGACCTCTCAGGCTGTTATTAACGCCGTACAGCAACAAGGTTGTGAGATCGGTAATCAAATTAGCTCTTGCTGCTGCAATTTGAGTTCTTTGATCAACCAAAGCACTTGCCAGACTCAGCAGATGATCAACAATCAAGGTTATGAGAATCGTCTTGAGACATTGAATCAGACTAACACGTTACAAAACACTATTAATCAAGGATTGACGAACAATCGTGAGCAAGCCACGAGTCGGTTCAATATCTTGAGCGCTAAGATTGATGCTCAAACAACCTTGATTAATGATAAATTCTGTCAATTGGAAATGCGTGAGATGCAGAATACGATCAATCAGTTGCGTGATGAAAGGTCGGCTTACCAAGCCTCCGCGTTGACTCAGCAACAGACTCAGAATTTGATCAACCAGTTGAGACCTACCCCTGTGCCGGCTTATCCTTCATGCTCTCCTTACCAGACTTATGGATGGGGTCAAGCATTTTATGGAGGTAATTACGGATGTGGGTGCAACAATGGATGCTGCAACAACGGAAACGCCGCTATTTAACTCTATAAAGGAAGGAGGCTATTATGGCTTGTGTTTCTAAAATAGGGTCTCTTTATGAGTTGGTCACGAAGAACGTGGTAGTGACTACTACCAACACCATCTTCGGTATCAACCCAAGGATATGGCTGTCCTTGCCATGCGAGGGCCTTCTGCTGCTGAAAATCCGGCAGGTGGTTCCGACAACAGGCGAGACATTGCCAGTACAGATAGCTATTCCAGCGAACAGCACCGTATCCACGGTAGGTGATGACACATGCTGCCCGGTAACCGGCGTGGCTGTGGTGAATCCGATCAACGTGGCTGTGACCGGAGCGGCTATGGTTAACAACACCGAACGCCTTGTTTATTTCAACAAGGTAAGGGGTGTATTGAGGCTCATGGATTGCTGTGTGCCTACAACTTCCGCCTCGGCGTCGGAGACGACTGTTGATGAGGAATAGGTTAGATTGGATGTCTAATGGGAGGGTATTCCCTCCCGCTTAAAAATCGAGATATGTTTAGAGACTTAAAGAAAGGATTTCAAGTATATACGCTGGATACATCCGATGTTCCGGTGTTCAGGATGGGGAATGTGGTTAACGTGTCCGAGCCTAGGTTCCAGCAACCCCAGATGGGTCAGATGGGGCAATATCAGCAACTACAGGATAGGGTGATAGACCTTACCGTGGAGATAAACGGGTCTTCCATGACCTATGTCGTACCGGAGAGCAGGGATGTCGCTATGTCCAATAACATAACTTTGGCCTGCTCGGTCGATCCGATCATGAACCAGCTTAACGCCGCTAAGAGAACCAGCTCCGATATTCTCGATAGTATCGATAAGCATAGGAGGACGCTAGAGGCTTGTGATTCGATCCTTGAGGAAATCAATCCGGCTTTTAAGCAGACTAAGGATCAAGACCGGAAGATCAAGAATCTTGAGGAGAAAGTCGATAGGATGGGATCCTCTTTCGATGAGCTAAAAGAGTTGTTAATTAAAAAATTAGGTTAAAATGAGAGTTATAGATTTAGGCGGCGGTCACGATGAGGACTACAATGACGAGATCTACGATCGTAGAGGCGGCCGTGGACGTAGCAGGCGTTCGGATGGGACTTACATGGGTTATGGTGGCGGAATATACGACCATTATGGCAAGGAGCATGACGGTAGGATGGATGAGCTAGAACGCCGTGAGCGTGATCTTGAAAGACGTGAGAGGGAGCTGGAACGTGACGAGCGTGAGCTTGAGAAACGTGAAAGACTCCATGAACGTGAGGACGAGATGTATCGCAGGGGATGGTTCGGTGAGCGCGGCATCCGTGACGAGTACGAAGGTACCGAACCGTATATGCGCAGGGGACGCAGGAGTCGTTACTACTGAGGAGCAGACGCCGATGACCCGGATTATAAGCGGTATATAGACACCCATGGATATCACTTTTCCAAGGAGCTGGCTAGGGAAGCCGCTGACAAGATGCTTAACGCCGACGGGTCCAAGAGAAGATGGACGATGGAGGACGCTAAGCAGATGTTCGATAAATGCGGGGCCAAGAAACCTGATAACGCCACTTGGGGAGATATCCAATACCTGTTCGCTATGTTCTATAGCGACTACTTTCCTAAGGTATTGGATTGCGACCAGAAAATAGTCAAGGCTGTCTTGGCTTATCTGGAAGACCCTGACGCCCCGGAAGGGACGGCGTTCGTAAGGTATCTGGCGGTGCGGTGCTTCGTCGGTGACACAATCAAATGGAGTGATATGATTTAGTTTGATACAACGTTGGAGAACCCTGTCGGCAATAGAATACCGATAGGGTTTCTTTTTGACCGTAGCTTTATTATGATTATATTTGTTCGAGGTAGATCTTTTTGTCATGGTAGGGTGGGTGGGAATGAAAAAAGGATATCCTCACGGACATCCTTCCCCTTTGGTTGAAAATCACTTAAAACATTATGAATTACTACTACACCGCAAATATAGATAAATAAACATAAATAGCAATGGGTAAGGGGTATTATTGGATAGAGCCAGTGGATCAGACGTTGAATGATTTCCAGTTTTATAAGGCACGTATCGTAGACGATCCTGAATATGACGAGAAACATCATCGAGTTATATTGAGAACTGATAAGTATTTCCCTGTCGGAAGTATCTTCCATGTCCTTAATGACCCGGAGATGTTTGTTATAGAAAGGAAGTTCAAGACATGGGGGAATAAGTATGTTGTTAAGCCTTGTGAGGGTGAATGGGAATGGGAGTCTGTCCAGAAACTTAAAGACAAGGCTATTATATTCCGTAGCGGATTCCTGCACGGGGACGGCAGCTTCTAACGCCTGCCCGCATCTACCCCCCCCCCTATATTTCTTGGTATTTATGTATATAACTATATTTGAGCAAAAAAATAAGTGTAATATGGCAGATTTTCAAGGTAAATACAATGGTGATCAGATAGAGCAGCTTTTGGATAAGGCTAATGATATTGATCTTACCAAATATGCTCTTAAGACGGATAATGCCCCTACCGCCACGAAATTACAGGCGGCTAGGACCATAGCGCTGTCCGGGGCTGTTACCGGTAGTGTCTCATCGGACTTCGGAAGCAACGTAACTATCTCCACGACATTGGCTAATTTTGATGCCTCTAAGATCGCGTCCGGAACCATCAGCATAGATAGGTTACCTAAGGCGGCTTTGGAGAGATTGGTCGTGGTAGCTGATGATACGGCTAGATTCGCCCTTACCACCGCTACGGTTCAAAGCGGTGATACGGTAAAGGTCACGTCTACAGGTAAGATGTATCTGATAAAAGACGAGTCTAAATTGAACAGTGAGGATGGGTATGAGCCTTACACGGCCAGTCAGGCTTCCTCCGTGCCTTGGTCCGGGGTTACGGGCAAACCAAGTACCTTCACCCCTCCCACGTCCTCCGCTACCGTTCTTGGCGGTATTAAGGTAGGATATACGACTTCCGGGAAGAACTATAAGGTACAGCTGGATTCGTCCGGCAACGCTTACGTTAACGTTCCGTGGACGGATAATAACACAACGTATAATGAAGCCACGGCCGACACCTTAGGATTGGTTAAGATCGGCTATGCTTCTAATGGAAAGAACTACGCTGTGCTATTGGCTAATGGCAAGATGTACGTCAATGTCCCTTGGACTGACAGTAACACGACTTATACCCAAGCTACAAGCGATAATCTGGGTCTTGTTAAGATCGGGTATTCAGCTAACGGAAAGAATTACCCGGTAGCTCTTGACGGAAATGGTAAGATGTATGTGAATGTTCCGTGGACGGATACCAACACGACATACACCAATATGGGAGCCGCTTCTGCCTCAGCGGCGGGAAAGGCAGGTTTGGTCCCCGCACCTGCCGCCGGAGCGCAAGCCAAGTATCTTCGTGGTGATGGGACATGGCAAACTCCTCCTAACACCACATATAGTAACATGGGAGGAGCAACGTCCTCAGCCGCAGGATCGGCGGGATTGGTACCCGCTCCGGCCGCCGGCAAGCAAGCCTCCTTCCTTCGTGGCGATGGTACGTGGGTGATTCCGACAAATACCACATACGCCAAGGCCAATACCACAACCTTAGGATTGGTGATGATCGGATATGCTGAGAATGGTAAGAATTATCCGGTAGAGCTGGATAGTAGTGGTAAGATGTATGTCAACGTGCCTTGGACGGATACTAATACAACGTATGGTGTTGTAGGAGCTAACGGGTCCACGGGGTTGGTCAAGAACGGCAGTACCGTGACAAGCGCCTCTGGATATACGGCTTGTCCTATCGTGGGTGGTATCCCCTATTATAAGGATACGAATACTACCTACGCCAATATGAAGGCGGCTACGGCTTCTGCCGCCGGTGCTGCGGGATTAGTTCCGGCTCCCGCCGCTGGTAAGCAGACGTCCTTTCTTCGTGGTGACGGGACATGGGTCGTACCTACTAATACCACATACGGATTGGCCTCTACTACAGCTAACGGCTTGTTGAGACAGCTTAATGGCAGTACATCCAGTTTCATGCGTGGAGATGGCACTTGGGCTACACCTCCTAACACGACATACGCCGTAGCCAATGAGTCTACTAACGGTTTGATGGCGGCCGCCGATAAGAAGACCATGAACAGGCTTATAGGGGTTAATACGGTCACGACATTAGCTAACCTGCCTATTAGCAAGAGAAGTATCACGGCCACGTTATCATCCGCTACGACCTTATCCGTGGCTTCCGGCATGCAGGTAGGGGAGGAGTTGATGATCAGGTGCGTTCCCTCAGCGGCTTTCACCCAAGCGATACCCAACTCCGGGGATTATGTCAGCATGAGCGGAACTTCTATCACCACTACGGCTAACAAGCCTTTCGAGATAAATATCTGGTGTTACGCTTCAGGTAAGTATAGCATCGCCGTTAAAGAACAAGATTAATGATATAAGACATGAGCTACGTATATATAAACAGGGAAATATATCCCAATCAATTAGTTCAGGACGATCCGCTTGATGATAATTACGCTAAGGGCTATAGTTATGATGATTACATTAACGGGAATCCCGCCCCATGGATAGAGCTTGGGGAGGAGCAATTGGCGTTCAAGGAGGCTAATCCTAAAGCTACGGTTAAGGAGATTATCGAGGCTAAATTGGATGACTCAAGGCTTCTTAATGAGGAGAAATCGGCTAAGTATGAGGAGATCAGGACTTATGAGAATAATAATCTTCATGAGTTTTTCTTGGATGACCAAAATATCTATATCCCTGAATATGATAGGCGTAACGCTTTGGCTGATGGGGCTATAGCTGGTAAGATAACGATCATGGGTCTGAAGTTTGATATGACGGAAGGCAAGATCTTGATCGGGATGATGGATAGGTACGATAATGACCTGATGTCGGCGTTAGGAGCCAAACAGAGGGAAGTAAGCTTAGCCACTACCGTAGAGCAGGTGAGGGCTATTGACGCTCAGTCCGGCTATCCTGATAAGGTAAGTGTTACCACGGCGTACATCCAGCAACAGGCGAAGGAGAAGGACGCTTCTGATCCCCAGAAAGTAGCTGCCAAATTCTCTAGGATGGTAGTTAATAATAAGGCCATATCTTTATCTTCTAACGAGAAATTGGATATTAAGGTCCTATTCCCTATATGGGGACAAGAGGGAGCGGAGTTCGGGCTGTCGGTGGATGCCGGATTCTGCCTCAGGGTGGTTAAGGACGATACGGATATCCTTTATGAGGTTATTCAGTCACATACGTTGTCAGCGGAATGGGAACCCGGACTAAATACGGCTTCCTTATACAAGGTCATTGATAAGGAGCATGCCGGGACCATAGGGGATCCTATCCCGTATTTCCCTCCAATGGAGATATTCAAGGATAAATATTACATCCAGAACGCTGATGTATATAAGTGTACTAGGGATAGCGGAACTCCTCTTAGTCATAATCTAAAGGACTTAGTAGGGTTGTATGTTGAGGTTGTACAGGGCTAGTCGTATCTACCCCCCCCCTATATTTGGCTTGTGATATGATACAAGTTATTTTTGGCATAATAAAATGACATTTGTAAATATATTTAAGTATGGCATCACAAAAATTCGGTTTCGTAACCGTCGACCCAGTATCGGGATCAGGAGATCAGGCGGTTAATTTTTCCGGTGAGAAACACACCGGTCGTCTTCAACGCACTATCAACCTTACGGTCACCACGAACGGCGGGGCTAAGAAGGCGTTGGTAGTTAATCAGGCAGCGGCTGCTGAGGTGGTAAGATCAGACAGCCCTAACGCTTCCGTACAAAAGACAGGCGGTAATGTTACCATCACCGGTAAGTCTAACAGTACTAAGCTTACGTTCGCGGTCACGCCGGCTGAGGAGAACGGGCTTACGTTACAGCTCCCGGCTAACTACACGGCGGCTGGAAAGACTACGGCTAACGGAGCGGTTATCGCCGACGATCCCGGAGCCGCTGGCGAGTTCGTTTGGAGCATCACGATCTCGGACGTACCGGCCAACGTCACGATCGAGGAACTGACAGCTACATTGAAGGTAACTGCCGCTGGTGGCCAGATAGCCAACGTGACGGTAACGCAAGCCGCTGGAGACTCTACTATCGAGCTTGACAAGAAGACTATTAACTTGGATGTAAATGGTACTCAACAGACGGTTAACGTAACATCTAATGACAGCTGGACATGGGCGCAAGCTGCGGCTAGAACCGTATTGAGAATGATGGGACGATAATCAGTTTCTTTTCTCTTACTCAGACCCCGATCGACTAAAGCCGGTTGGGGTTTATTTGTTTTGCTATCTTTGCAATAGAACAAAAATAATACAACTATGGCTAATGATTTGAATATTAATTGGAAGGACGGGGTAGGCGAGGTAACGGACCAGCCTCTGACCGTCAGCCCGGGGTCCGGGACCGGTAACGCCCCCGTTTCCTTTGGCTCGGTGATGAACAAAGGCCTTGACCGTACCCTTGAGTTGGAGATAACAACCCCCAAAGGCGTTAAGAAGACGCTTACGGTGAATCAGGAGGGATGTAGGCAAGCTTATATCACGAGCGACGGGAAACGGTGGTTAACCAGCGACAACCGGGTGTATGGGGTGTTGAAGAGTGACGCTCCATGTCAGTGTAATTATACTTGCCCTGGTGTTTTTTACGTCCGCCCTGATGGAAGCATAACGGACGAACCTTCCAATGATTGTATAGGTGTTGTCCTTAACGCTCAAGGTAAGAGATTTATGATTGAGAAGAACGAGGACTCTAATGAAAGCTACGTAATAGCCGGGTCTGGGAAGGACAGCACTTACGTTTTTTATTGGGGTGAATATAATACGGATCAGACCGGCATTACAAATTATAACAAAGCACATGGAGATGATGTTTACGGTTACCTAAAATCGGAGTCGGGTTCATACAATGGTACTCCTAACCTTCCGACAAATGTTACTGCCTTGACAAACGGGGCTTTATCTGATTGGAAGGGGGAAGCCAACTCCAATGTATTAAAAAGGGTGACTACCGGTGGTGGGTCTTATACTTCCTATGCGACAATTGGCCATGTGCTTAATACGTTTTTAGCTAGTGCTGACGCTAAAGGATATGATGATTGGTATATCCCATCATGTGGTGAGCTTTCATTGATATATATGAACTTGACGAGTGTCAATAACGCATTATCGGCTATTGGTGGACAACAATTCAATACTTCCACCACCTATTGGTCTAGTTCTGAAGCTGGCACCAAAAAAGCATGGTACGTGAACTTCAGCAATGGCCGCGTAGACTCAGGCTATGGCATCACGAGCAGCATTAAGAACGACCGCTATCGTGTGCGGTTCATCAGGGACATTTTACCATAAAACGGCTTTGTTTTTACAAAATTTGTAATTACATTTGTGGCGCATGTCCATCACCATGCTTTTTGTCGCTAATTTATTATAAGGGGATACAGGTCTGTGATGGGATATGTATCCCATATTTTTATGTATATGGATATAAGAAAACACATTAATCTGGTCAAGAACCATGGTTATGAAGGTAAAATCGGCATGATCAAAAAAGACGTTCATGGTATTGTTATGTTAGCTGCTAAGGCTGGAGATATCGTTCTTTATAGACCTTATAAGGAGGATGAGAATGATTATGAAGAAAATACCACAAAGTATTGTAGTATCGAGACCCCTTTATCAGAGGAGCAGATTCAGGAGAATAGGCGTAACGGATGTGGGTTGAAAACCATAGGAGTATGCGTGAATGTTCCTATTTCTATTATTGAGGAAATTGTAATTGATTGAAAAAATGGAAGAGCTAAATGTTTTCGATGTTCAGATTCCTGATGGGAGACAAATCAGTTGTATATCGTATAATAAGGTTACTTATTTTGATCTTGACGATATATGTAGGTTATGTTTTGACTCATATGACCTACATGATGTGGCTGACACTAAGGTAATGAGCGAGTTCCTGCACCGAGAGGGTGGTCGTTATTGGACTACGATAGATGGCGCAAGGCAGTTGTATCGTAGGATTGAGTGTAAGATGTGTTTTGAGGTTATAGAAAAATTAAAGGAGTTATGATATATTCTTTAAATGTGGAGGTATTTAAATTTCATCCATATAATATTGCGGATATCAATAAGGCTATAGAACGCTTTGGCATATCTGTTATAGATAGAAATGGATATTATTCCGTGGAGCGTGATAATACGCACATAATTATTAATGATGGGGATTTTATAGTCGTATCCCCTTCCGCTGAGATATCCAGCTCTTCCGGGTTACCTGTTTATGAGTTTAAGGCATACACGAATGATCGTTTTATAAGACTTATGGAGATGAATAATCAATTTAAAGTAGGATCCATGTGATCCTATTTTTGGGAAACATAATATTAAAAAGAATGGTAAAAAAGAAAATGGATAAAATAGTATATGAGTTTGATCCTAAGATATATCCTAGAAGCTTGTTCGTGATGAAAGGATGCGATCCAAAGGATGTTACAGACAGGTTTACGACAAGGGATGACTCTGAGTTCGAGATTGAGATAGAGGTGGGATCGGAGCCGTCCATGTCTACTTTCTCTATGGTGAAATTTAAGGATACCGGTAAATACGGGGAACTGGTTGTCGTGTGGATAGATGACAAGGATGTCGATATGTCTATGATCTCCCACGAGGCGTTTCATGTCTCTATGAATATTCTTAGTGAGTTAGGGATCAAGTTCCATGCTGACAATCAAGAGCCTATAGCTTATATGGTAGGGTGGTGTGCCAGATGTATATCGGATGTCGTGTCAGGGGAAGTTGGCATCTCAGACTGACATGCTGGCTACCGATTGGATGATATTATGATCATCTTCTCGCATTTGGATATTAGCCCCCGCTCTTTTGTGGGGGCTTTTTGTTTATCTTTGTCAAAAACATGAAGTTATGTCGAGTTGCGTAATTAAAAGAAATAAGGAGGGTAAGATAACCCGTGTCTTGACCCCTTCCGGAGAGGTATCCACCTTGTTCGATAAGATAGCGGGTATAGCCGCCGTAAGTGACCTTAATAAGGCCGCTGAAGCTTATATGACTATTTATAACGATAAGTTCAGGTCTAAGTTCGGAGACTGGACTAGATCCGTGCCAAGGAATAAGGAGGCGGCCAGATCCATAAGTGCCAGACTTAGCGCCAGCGAGTGGGGGCAACTTATGTCAGCCAAGGTCCTGTCCGCCATAAGCGATATGGATGCCCCAGCGTTGGCCAGAAGCCTTGGGAATAGCGACAATGTCGTGGCTTATCTTACCTCCGGAGAGGTAGGTGATGTCAATGATATGGCTGTGGTAGATACATCCACGGTACAGGAGGTGGATCTGGATTCCATAAACGAGGATAATATTGGTGATACGATACTGAAAGAGGCGTCATGGGATGATATAAGGGCTATCAGGGAGAATATAGATATTAAGGAAACAGCCCGTATGTTATGGAAGGCCGTGGAAAGCGCTTTTACCGGGCAACGACCTAATATTAGGGTGAAGGGTGGAAATATAGATGGTGAGATTATATTCTCCGGCAATGTCTTGCCTTTAAATGATATTGAGAATTATACTCCTCCATCTTCAAGATTGGTATATGATTCCGGTGAGCCTCGCCTATTCTTTAGATCGGATGACGGCAAGATACACGACTCTTACGCCAACGCCATAAAAGGCTCGTCCGGCGGGCGGATCGAGGCCGGGTTCTTGGCCGGCAGTGTCGAGGAGAGCGACGTCCCGTCCGGCACGGCTGACATCTCCTTTGGCTCGTCCTCCATAACCCTTAACAACAGTGATTCGTTCATCCCGGTCCTTGGCATCAGCTCAGATTCTAATATAAGTACCCGTGGAGGGTTTGTCAATTACCTTATCAAGAAAGGTCTGTTGAGCGGGGAGCGTATAAGGCTAGGAGATAGGTATTATCTTACAGGGGCCGGCAACTCCGATGGTCTTAAGATCTATAACGCTATGGATGCCTTGTCTAGGCTAAGGAATAGGTTTGGAAGTCAGTCCTCCGAAATGAACGTATTGGGTTCTATAGGTTTTGATACGGAGGTAAGTAATGATCTTGATCTTATCACGACATCAGGGGAGAAGGTTACGGTAAGCAGATCGGAGATCAAGGGCATGTTAAGGCAAGGTAAGTTTGAGGAGCTTAATAATAAGTATGATGGGTTCATAGAGCTAGCCTTGTCGTTGATGATGGAGGATAACGCCTTGTACGGAAGTAATGTCCGTGGGGTTATTGAGAACGAGAAGGCGGAGGATCTTCAGAACAGGACTGATATCACCAACATCTTATCCACGTTAGGTATCCGTGTGATGGGTATGTCTGAGTATATGGATAAGTATAAGATGCGTAATGGTGTCGAGCCTTCGGCTAGGGCATTGTCCGATATGGCCAATGGGGTTATCGCCTTGGCTGAGGGAGCTACGGTAGAGGATCTTAATGAGGAGGTGGCTCATTTCTTGATCGATACTTACCGTAACCAACAGGAGATTGACGAGGTTCTGGACTCTGTTGTCGGCACGCCATTATGGAATCAATTCGCCGGTCGTTACTATGAGGTGTATGGGAAGGAATACCAAGGGGAGGAACTGGATCGGATGGTGAAGCGGGAGATCCTAGGCAAGACGTTGGCCCAGCGGTTCGTGCCGGGGATGGAACAGGCGGTAGAGGATCTGACCTCGTCCGAGGACTCCCAGCTCTCCTTGTTTGGCAGGATAATCCGGGCTATAAGGAATTTCTTCTCTACTCAAAGATCAGACTTGAATAAGGTTCTTGATAGGATAAAGGAGTCGGCGTTAGCTGATGATCCAAGCGCATTTGACGTGCTTCTGTTAAAGGATAGCGACCATCTTATGTACTCATTATCGGATGTTGATGTGGCTAATAAGCTGATCAAGAACGGTAGGTCATTGGAAAGACTATATACCAGATTGCAGAGGATGAGGTCAAGCCAGAGTCAGAGGATCGGTGAGAGTATCTCCCTTCTACGTGATATAGGCGAGAAGGTAAGACAAGTCGGGGGTGAGCTAAATAAGAATAACAATCTATTATCCACCAAGAGCGTCATAGCGACCGCCAAGGCTGAGGTGGAGTATTTGGTCACTGTCGCCAGTAGCCTACGTAAGAGCGGAAAAGGATTGGATTATGAGACGATACAGGTTATCGATAACGTATATGGGGAGATAGTTCCTCTGATCAGGAACCTTCGTGGATTCGTCAATAATCAGGCGGCTGATTATTATGGCAGCAATAAGGTTGGCATGGTAGAGGATATGGATGATATATTACGTATGGCTGAGACATCCATGTCTGATATAAATGCTCTTCGAAGTGATCGTAATGAGGACTGGCTGGATGGACAGCTCAGGATGTTTAATATCCCGGAAAGATATTGGAATGGGATAAAGAAGTTGATAAATAACATCCATAAGGATATCAATGTCATGTCCCGGTTCTTTGGTACGCTGGAGCATAGTGGTAACGCTATTTTAGGTATGTTAGGCCAACGTCTAGCCAAGGCCCATAATGAAGCCCATACCGAGGGTATATCCAATATCAATAAGATGACTAGGATGATGAAAGAGCGTGGATGGGGGATAAAGGATAATGAGGATCTTATACAGAAGATAAATGGGAAGAACTCGGATTACCTTGACTCGTCCCGTGATTTCGCTAAATACGATTTGCTATACAGGACCGAGCAGGCTAAGGCTATTATCGATATATATGATCTTAAGAATGTTACGGGTAAGACTGAGAAACAGCTTATCGACCTTCTTCTATCCGATAGAGGCCTTAAGGTGAAGACCCGTGACGACATAGTAGGATATGACGGGGATAAGCCTATCACTAAGGAGGTATATCATATATTCAAGCCTACCATCCAGAATTTCGATATCTCGGACATGACGTTCGAGGATCAGCAACGGTATCTGGATACGATAAATAAGTGGTTGGATGAGAACCGGGAGAAACCTATGGTGCAGGCTTATTACGATAAGATCGAGAAAGTCAATAAGAAGGTCGAGGAAAGACTGGGTCGTAGGGTATCGCAAGCTACGTCCGATTTCATGACCCGTATCCGCAGGAGCCGGTATGTGGCTATGGATAAGTTCGTGAGGAACGGGAAGGTCGATTGGAAGGCGTTTCAATCCGATCCTATAGCTTGGAGATCTTATCTGGATATCTTACGTGATAGGGCTATAGCCAAGAGCGAGTGGTATTCCGATGGGACACCAAAGGAAGAGGGATCCGAGGCTCTGATGATGTCCGAGGAGATCAAGGCATGGGACGAGGCGTGGGCCGAGGAGTTCGGGAATACCAACGAGGGTCGTAAGGCTTCCGCCGAGTTCAAGGAGATACTTCGTGGGATAGAGCGGTCCGAGGGCGGCAAGGCTGCGTTTGAGTTCCTGCTAGCTGGCGGTCATCTTGGTTTCTCCAAGGATATGTGGGGATCCGAGGAGGGTGATTATTACAAGAATCTGGTTGATAAGATCACGGAGCAATCTGTATCATCATCAAGGATAGAGAAGGTAGAGGAGGCGATGGCGACAATAAACGAGATCAATGACCAGCTAAGGCCCTTGCTTATCCAGTACCGGGATAGCACGAGATACGGGGAATATGATTTCGATAGGTTACGTGGATCCGCCTCATTAAGAAAGATAAACGAGTTATATGATCGTCTGGCTGAGGCTAAGAGCGTTATTAACGCCGCCGCTTCCGCTGAGGCTATTGAGATGGATATGCCTGATACGGTGGAGAGTGGAGTCACGGATTCTTACCGTAACGCTTTAAGGGATGCCATGGCATACGACAAGGGTATGGATGAGATTAAATTCGCCAAGGAACATATGTCTGCCCGCTCCCGGAGTCAGGTGGATAGGATGGCCGCCAAGTTATCTCGGAAAAACCCGTCATGGACGACCGTGGAGGTATCGTTTTTGAGAAGGAAATACGGTCCTGACTTCAATAATAAGCTAGCTAACGACATAGCGATGGGTAAGACTGATAAGATCCTTGTCGAGTACGCCAGGACCCGGCTGTATCCTTATATGAGGAGATACTCTCCCAAGGGGTATTCTGGCTTTGTCAGGAAGATAAATAACGGTACGTATAAGGTATCCGAGTTCTTTGATGCCATAGAAAATGGTATATCCAAGGAAGAGAGCGTATCCCGTTTCGGGCTCGATATTAATATGATCGACCTGACGATCAACAACCAGTGGCTTGATGAGGCCGACGCCGAGAGTTCTTTCCGCAACCCTAACTATAATCCTGATCTGGGTTACGGGTATCATACGCCTAGGTTCGATAAGTACAAGAACGAGGCTTTCTTCAAGAAATACGGTATTACCAACGAAGGGGAGGAAGCTACGATCAATAAGGATAAGTGGGAGATGAGGAAGGAGCTGCTTAACATAAGCCGTAAGGCTATGGAGGATTATGATGAGCGATTCCGGAACATCTACCAAATACCACAGATATCCAAGGGCGGCGTGGAGAGGATGGTGCAGGCCGGGGTTGACCCGAAGGCGGCTATCGGCAACGCCGTACGTGATATCGTTGGCGAGAGGGTGGATGACCCTATACATGGTCAGGGACAAGACCTAGGAGGGCTTGATGAGAACGATAACAAATATCGTATGATCCCAAAATACTATCTTAGTAAGCTGGAGAACGCCAACGACGTGTCCCATGACTTCGCCTACTCCTATTCCATGTTATCCTTACAGGCTACCGCTTACAAGTATAAGAGGGCGGCCTTGGATGATGTCATGGGATACAGGAACATGATGCTGGAGACGCAATACGACGGCGGTAAGAACCCAGAGGCCACTCACGCCTATGGAATGTTTCAGGACTGGGTTAACGCCAGTATCTATGATGTTAGGATAAATAATAAGCGGGCAGAATGGAATATAGGTAATTATAAGGTCGATCTTAATAAGCTGGCTCTTATGTTTACCAAATTCGTATCCAAATCCAACTTAGGCTTCTCCCCATTCGTCGCGGCTACCGGCGCCCTTACCGGGCAGGCCAACTTCCTTTTGGAGGGTATGGTAGGGCAGTATATAAGCAAGGACTCCATGAAATACGCCTATGGGGAAGCCCAGAAGCAGTTAAGTACGTACGTGTCGGAGATCGGGGATATAAACCGCACCAACAAGCTATATGTCGTTGGAGAGGCTCTAGGCGTGTTCAATGTCCGTAACCGTGTACGATCGGCAGCGTATAACAAAATCTGGAGAACCTTATTCCGGGACCTGCCGTTTAAGATGATGGAGGTTCTTAACTCCCCGTTGGATCCGCAGGTCATTATCTCGGTCATGGATGATACCCGCCTATACGAGGGTCAGTTCTGGTCATACTCCAATTTCAAGGAGATGATGATGAAAGACAGAAATATGTCCGCTAACGAGGCTAAACGCGATTGGGAGCGTTTAAGGGATTATTCTATGTGGAACATGGTAGATGTCAAGGACGGAAAGATCGTGGCTAAGAACGAGGCTAACAAGGATATTATAGACCGATATATACCCACCTTGTCCAGTAGGGTAAGGAGTATGGTGCAGATCTGTGACGGCGCCTTGAACGAGCAGAACCGGGTGGGGGCTAGCCGGAACGCTATCCTTAATATGGTGCTGCCTCACCGTGGATGGTTTATATTGGCCGTACAGCGGGCGTATAAGAAAGCCGGTTTCAATTTCCAAACCAACCAGTTTGAGGAAGGATATATGAGAACGTTATGGAGACTGGCCGGTAATGTCTATGGATCGATGTCCGAGGGCAGGATGGGAGAGGCATATGACGTGCTTAAGGAAGAGTATGATAAGCTTACCCCCTACGAGCAGATCAATATCAAGAGATCGATTATCAACATGGCGGTATTCGCTACGATGATGGCCATAGGACGGGCTTTGATGGGATATAGGGAGGATAATGAGGATAGCTGGTTCGGGCAGTTCATTACCTACATCGGGTTCAGGACGATCAATGAGATCGCCTCCCAGACATCCCCGTTCATGGAGCTTAACGCCATAGACATGCTACAGGATCCGTTGGTCACCGCCCGGAAGTTAGGCGACCTCACCGATCCTCGAAACTGGGATCCGTTCGCTACCGTCCAGACCGGCGTATATAAGGGCGAGAGCAAACTATGGAGGCAGCTCATGAAGTTCTCGTTTGGTAAGCAATGGTATAATATCAAGACGGCTAGGGATATTAAGCAGACATCCGACTACTTGTTGATGACCAACGGCATGACGATGGGATTCTTTCTAGGTGGTAGGAATAAGGATGAGTCCGGAGAGGACGCTAATTGGTATTTTGACAGGGGAAGATAACTGATATGGTATGACAAAAAAATAGCCGGTCAATTGTTTAAGACAATTTGATTGGCTATTTTTGTATTCCCATCTATCCATCCCGGACGGATGGGAATAGGTAATTATTTTATGAATACAAATGTAGATCTTTTTCATGATTCCACGAACAATAGTAATGGAATTTTGACGTCCGAATCCAACGAAATGGATTTAAATACATTAATACCGGTAGTAGATAATAATAATCATAAGGTTGTAGACGCCAGGCTTCTTCATGCGTTTCTTCAAATAAGAAGAGATTTTACATCATGGATAAAAGATCGTATATCAAAATACGGTTTTATTGAAAATCAGGACTTTGTATTGATAAAATATGATTATTTAGGTAACTTACTGAATGACAGACTCCCCCATTTTGGTGAGTCTGATACTCAGGTAGTTGCAAAGACTGATTACCTGCTATTGATGGATATGGCCAAAGAGCTATGTATGGTAGAGAATAATGATAAAGGGAAGAAAGCTAGAAGGTATTTTATCGAGAAAGAAAAAGAATTAAAGAAGTTGGAAAAGTCGAATAATGATCAAGTAAGTCATTTGCGTATTCCCGACTTTTCCAATCCAGCGGAAGCCGCAAGGGCATGGGCTGATGAGTATGAGGCCAAGGTGAAGGCCGAGAAGGAAGCTATGTTGGCACTAGAAGCCAAGAACAAGGTCGAGGAGGAAAAGAAGATTGTCCAAGCCGAATTAAATACGGCTATAGATACGATAAAGGAGAATGAACCGGTAATTGATATGTTTAAAAGGTCTATTCCAAGAGAAGGTGTCCTTATCCGTGAATCATCAAAATATTTTGAGCAATTTGGCTATTATATCGGGATTAAGAACATGTATCCGTTATTACAGGAATTAAAATATGTTTTTAGGAATGAGAGAGGTAGGATAGAGGCATATCAGTCCGCTCGTAATTCTGGATTAGTTACATATGGATCTGATCCTGGTGATGAATATTGGGAGGCTAAGGCCGTGACTGTTATGATAACATTAAAGGGATTTGTTAAACTGGAAGAATTGTCAAGAAAAAAAAGGAGCGTTTTTGAGAAATATGGTCGGTTCACGATATGATGCCCCTCACTGCGATTATTCTGATAAAGGCAAGGCTATTAGAGCGCTTACTGGCGATAATAGGTTCACTAAAGATATTGATTATAAAGTTTTTACCCAAAATGGTAAAAACCCTACTGAGGGAAGATCAACAATTGTATATACGATAACTGCATTTTGCGTGGAATGTTTGATAACAAGGAAAGAAAGATGAGTATAAATAAATAGTTATACCATTGATAATTAATGTAATCCAAAAATGGATTTACATAATAAGAGAAGGATAGGCGATTATCATCCTATCCTTCTTATTTTCGTTATCGGTTATTATATTTATACACAAAATCATCCACATCCATATACTCACACCCGAAGTTTTCCGCCGTCTTCTTATCGGAGTCGGAGAACTGCCCTTCTTTTCCGGAAGCGTCCCCGATCATCATGATAGTATCGTATATGATCTTATTTTCCTCATCTACATTATCATTTATGAATTTGATATAATCCATATACTGGTCTATCATCCCCGTATTTGGTTTCCTATTGATGTTATCTTTATCATTGTTGTCGCAATAAAAGTTGTATACGGATATATTGGTATAATCCTCCAATGCGCTTGATATATAATCGAATTTATATTCAAACATCTCTTTGTCTACGAAGCCTTTTTCTATACCTCCCTGATTTGATATGATTAGTATATCATCAGGAGCGTAATTTTTGATAGCCTCAAATACGTAGAGTTTGATTTTCATATCCCATATACCTTTAGGGAATGTATCTCCTGACAATGTTTCAATCAGTGTCCCATCTAAATCTGTTATTAACAATTTATATTTTTTCATGATTCAAAATTTAAATGATATATAATTACCTTACTTTATTCATATACTACTCGTCCCATTGCTCCTAATAGCTCTTTATCATCCTGCTCCTTTACCTCTACATAATAATATCCCTTGAAACAAAATTTCTTTTGATCGGGATCTGACAAGAACTTTTTATATTCCTCGAATCCTTCATCTGAAAGATGATAAGCCTTTCTTTTTTGTTGAAGTAATTCATTTGATTCTAATATCTGTTTCTTAGTAGCCATAATAACATCATTTTTTATTTTACGGTTCTTAGACGATGAGGTATTCTGCCTAATGATATTTCATCCCCATATTATTGATTTGTTTAATTTACGAGCCTCTGATAAGGCTCGTGTTAGTATATCCTTTTTCCTTATAATCTCCTTATATCTTTTGATATTCATTTTTATTGTCTTCATAATAAGTTCTTTTGTCTTAATAGCACCAGCATCTTATCCCAATCCACATATCCTTTATCCGTAAGTGGAGTGCCGATATTCCTATCATCTATATAATAATCACAATACACTTTTGGTGATGATGATACTGGCTCAGGATTGTAGTTTACCGAATACAGATTGATATGATTGTATCTAAACCAGTCTACGGCATCCTGTAGATATTTACCATCTCTTACCGTATATAATATCAGAAGATTCTTATCAGCCAATTCTCTCAATACTTTAGCGGCTCCGATATTGTCTCCTACATAAGGGAATGAGTCTACTACGCACGTCCCATCAAAATCTATCCCTATTATTTTCTTCATATTATATATCTTGTAATAAATACTCTTCTATTTTCTTAGCCATATCAATAAGCATCTCACATCTAAGGTTATTAAACTCCTTACAAAACCTCATGTCTTCCTCATGCTTTTCCTCAGGCGATCTGTTATCAATTACGCTGTAGCATGGTGACGAATACACGGGGATAGGTCTCATGGCCTCTATAGCCAATTTAATGGCCTTTTCACTGATCTCGCTCATATAATCCTCTTTTTGCACCCATATAATACCACTGTTAAAGCAATTTGGGTTTTCTAACTGGCAATTTCCATTGTCATAAAAACAACATCCTGTACAACATTCTTTCTCTATCTCTGAGACAGCCATGAATCTCTTCTCTTCATATATCATGGTATCTCCTTTTTTTATCTTATTCCTCTTTGTATTCATCTTATCAAACTTTTATATTCTACTTTCTTTAACTGCTCTTCGGTAGCTTTCTTCTTCGGGAACTTCCCGTGCCATTTTCCGGGCACCACGACATCACGGCCGTCGGGGCTGGTAGCCAGCCTCCCGCATTCACTGCACAGCCCCATGCCCTTGTACGGCTGTAGTTCCTTGTCATACTCGAATTTGTCCACCATATACTCGTTTGTCAACATCCAATAACTAGACGTAGCGGTATTATCAACGCAACCGCATTTAGCGCATACAAACAGGCTCATAGTAAGTTCTTTTTTGCTTCATTAAACAACCGTTCTACTAGATTCTCAAATTCTCCATCAGGCATATCTATTATGTCTTTTATCTGCACTTGTATTCTTTCTTTTGCTAAAGAATAGCAATTACTATTGACAGAGTAACGAACTACAGTGCCGTTTACGAAAATAAAATCATCTGGTTTTAAATCAGTCGTATAGCCATTTTTAGAAAACATAGGGATATGATGTATATCATCTATTCTTGTTATAAAAGAATCATTATATTTGGCATATTTTCCAACAATCCATTTATACTTCTCCTTTAGGTCAACTTGTATCTTGCTCATTTCTTCTTTTAACTGTTTTTCCAGTTCTTCAATCTTATTCATATCCTATCTATTTTAATGTTATTGTTATTAAATCTGTTTATCATCTCATCAAAGAATTGACGGTCTATCTCCACAAGCAGGAAGCCCCCCTCCTCGCCGCAAGGGAAAGGGTAACGGCTACCGCCCCGTCCGGCACAGTGTTCATTGGATTGCCTTCCACGCCATATTCCCGTTAAACATCCTCATCTTTCTTTTCATCATCAATCCTCTCCACTTTAATCGTCCCCATATCACCTGAAGGTAACGTAATATCGCTATACACGTTATTCCAGTTCTCGTCAATAGCTAGCTGATGCAGTATAGATCTATATATCTGGTAGGTATTTCCGATAAGTCTCTTTCTATTGATCATATCTTTACTACCTCCATCATACCCTATATGTTCATAGTCTTCGAGATCCGGGAACAACCTTCTTCTTATCGCTCGTGAGTTATTGACTATAAAGCTTCTTATCCCCAGCGTTTCCGTTCTATCCATATCATTTATCAAAGTTTCCGTGGTATGCTGAAGATCCATGTCTCCGGCTGCGTATCTGCTTATGTCCTCCACGCACCGGGATATCAGCATCAGTTGTTCCCTTGTCAATGTTATTTTATAAAGTTGTTTGTTGTTCATATCCTTCTATTTTATTTATCATCTCGAATATTTTCACCGCTATCAACGGCACTATGGCATTACCATAAGCCTTTATTGATTCTTTTCTCCATTTCCCGTAAGGAATGGTAAGGTTGTCCACATTAAAGGGTAGCCCATCATTTCCTCTACAAATAGGGGACTGAGTTGGAAAACTCTTCCATTGAGTCGATCCCCGTCCATCCCAATCACGGCAGGCATATTTCTTAAAGAGTCTGTTCTCGGTGCTCCGTTGCTTTTTGTCATCTTCCTTATCGTACAAGAACCTGTGTGATCTGAGGCCACTGGTGTCGGTAATAAGTCTCCGTATTTTATCCCTTGTTTGGGAAGTGAACTCAAATCCATGAATCTTGTCTTCCCGTCCTTGTCGCAAACCTTCAACCCTTGCGTCTGAACAGTCGGAAGCAATGAACCATATCCTATACCGTTTATGTGGCGCTCCGACACCGCAAGCTGGAACAATGATCGGTTGGACGGAATATCCTTCACGTTCAAGATCGTCGCAGATGGTATTGATGATATATTCTTGCTCAAGTATCGTTTCCTTGTAATTTTCTTCATCTTGATCACTTTTCGTTTCCACGTCAGTTTCACTACCGGGTTGAACCATATTGGTGATTCCAGCAACATTCTCGCCAATAACCCAGAGCGGTCTTGTCTCTCGTATGACTCTAAGCATTTCCGGCCAGAGATAACGGTTATCATCCGCTCCCTTTCGTTGTCCAGCGACGCTAAATGGTTGACAAGGGAAACCTCCGGTGAGCACGTCGATTTTCCCTTTCCATGAAGTGAAATCAGTTCTTTTAATATCTTCATATAATACTGTTTTTGGAAAATAATATTTTAATACACTTTGACAGAATGGATCTATCTCGCATTGAAAGACATTGTTCCATCCTACCTCTCTAGCGGCTAAATCAAAGCCTCCTATACCTGAGAAAAGACTAGCGTGATTCATTCCATCTTATTTGATATTAATTTTTCTTTTATATGTTTAGATATATCAATTATCTCATCTTTTATATTGCAGTCATCTTTTAATAATGAACCAAATATACATGATATGGCGCCCTTTAGGCCTAGCGCTATCCCTATCTCCAATATTTTTTTATCGGTATTAGAGATTTCTACAGGTTCATATAATATTGATGATATGTTGTTAACGACGTATATTATATCATCTTCATTCATTGATGTAGATTTATCGACAATAGCTATAAAATCTTTTATAATCATAATATAAGCTATTTTTATTTCTTTTATCGTATCATCGCTTAGATGTCTATCTCTTATATGCCTTTCAACATACTTGTTTGCTAGATTCTCTATTTTGTTTGATTTGTCCATTTGTACTATCAATTATTTAGTTAATAATAGATCATAGTCCTCTTCATCTATACTCCCATTATTGTTGATGTATATAATGAAATCATTTAAAAGCACGGACTTATCCTTGGATAAGGCTTTTATAATAAGCTCTCCATCATCTTTCAACATCACATGCACAGTATCCCAGATAACATATTTTTGACATTCTTTCTCAATCTTCTTGATTGTTTTAAGTATTATCTTATACGTCTCCTCATATCTTTTTACTATTCCGCACAGTTCAGTCGTATTATATTTACGTATAGCCGTGAATATATATTCCTTTTTACAATCCCAGCATTTTATCAGTTTTTCTGATCCGCACGCCTTATCCTCGTAGAAGAAGCAACCCTTACATGGCTCATTATGGTCGTAGCTTAATACTACAAGCAGCTCCACGCCATTCTTGTATATCACGTCTCCTTGTTTCATCTTGTCTATTTTATTAATCTCATTATCAATATAGCAAAGTTGGATATTATCCATACTATAGATATCCAGAATGTTGTACTTAACATAAGACCTATGTTCTTAGGTATAGGATCTACTCTCCTGAATGTCAGGATCATGTATATAAATGTCTTGAAGTTCATAATTTACGATATTTTTCTATATAGTTAACTATCAAGTCTTTAACCCCTTTTGGAACATCTGTTAGTTTAAGTTTCCCTTGGAATATATCCTTGCCGTACTCGTCCATGATCTCCCCGAACGAAGGATTCATAACTCTTGTTGACATGCATATCGGTTGATCGGTATCGAATCTGAGAACAATCGTTTTCCCGCTGTTTATCACCTTTTTTAAAGCCACATAAAGTTTCCTTCCTTTTATTATATCACAATTCCCTTTTAGGATGTTGGACATATATATATAACATGTTCTTTCTTGATACGGGGAGCTTGCTTCCTAGGACTTGTGTTATTTATATAAACAATATCCCTTCCATTTAACTTCCATTTATCGAAACATGACAAACATATACCGTAATCCGCCCATTTTCTTATTCTAGGCAACATCCGTTTACTTCCTGCCGGCATCTTTTCCCCGCAGCATTTGCATTCCCAATCCTTGATGGTCCTGAACTCTGCGTAATCATCTATTGAATACTTTTTTCTATCCATTTCTTTCTGTTTTCAAAATTATCATCACCATACTCATAATTAGGACAAGCCTTATTGCTTGGCCGTCTCGCATAAGTCTTTTGCTCCCTATTATATTTTCTATTAGGGTTTATATAATGGTCGCACACTTGCCAAACGGAGCAACATACTTTCCCGTATCTTTTCGCCCACTCCTGATCATGTAGATGTACGCAAGTAGCGCAAGTTGGATTCTTGAGCTTATCCTTGTTATCATCTATGATCTTATTAACCCGATCAAGAATAACGGACATATGCTCAGTATACATAACATTGAATACGTCCGGTTCTGGAAGATATGTTATTGAACTTATATCTATATCCATTTCCTTGGATTTATTATAAGCCGATTTGTATTTCCTTATCATCAAATCCTTTAATTGATTTACTTTTCTCTCACAAGTCCCCATATTTCACTCAGTTTTCCATCCTTGTTTCTTCAATAGATCCACCATCATCCCCTTTATCTTAGGACTGATAGCCTCGGTAAGTATATCAGCGGCCAAGTTAATAGAGAAGCTTGTCATTCTAGATTCTCCTATATACTTCTCGCTGGTAACTTCTTTCACATAATCGTGGATATCCTTAATCATCTCATTTTGAGATCTTAGGAGATCAAGTATCTCATCGAGTTTATCATTCATTTTTTTTCTCAAATATACCTGACAATAACCAGATAACCACTATCAAAAAGAAACACAACCCAAGCGCCTCATCCGGATAATCATGCATCGCCTCTAAAATGTCCCTCATAGCTTAATGTCCATTTTGCCAATTATACGATAGAAAATATCCCTAGTCAGCTCAATATCATAAGTAGCGTCATGGAGCTTATTCTCGTCGATCTCAATGCCCATAGTTCTGGCTACGGTCATCAACTTAAAGTTCTCCATATCGTTTCTTACACCCATCAGGAACGGTGTCACCATAACATACACATCCATGCAATTAGGATAAAACCATGATCCGAAATACTTATCCCCACATTGCTGGAATAAAGCCCGTAGGAAGCTGTTATCGAATCCAGCGTTGTTATACCCCACCAAATACATTTTATCCCTCTTATCGAACTTATTCACGTATTTGGATAATATACCAACTAACTGCCTGTACCCTTCTTCCATAGGCTGATACGACTGCACTTGCTCCAAGGTAACACCAGCCACATCCAGCGCCTCTTGCTCTATCGTGGCGGCAGGGTTCGGGGCTAGGCGGATGTCGAACCTCTCAGTCTCCTGCCCGTCGATATCCACGATCCCTCCTATTTGGTGTATCCCGTTTCTCCAGAACTTAACCCCGGTTGTCTCTAAATCAAAAAATAGTAATTTGCTCATGTCTATTTATTTTGTTAATTTATCATTATCTAAGAACTAGTCGTGAAATGCTTTTATAATATATACTCCCATCAACTCTTTTACCTTCAAAGAAGTATATCCAATATTCTAATGAAGAACATCCAAAAGCAAGACATAGATTATTTATCGCATATCTAAAGTATTTCTTGCCTGAACGAAATAAGATTTGAAATTCTTTATTATTTAAATGGAGTCTTTTTTTGATTTTTCTTTTATTCATGTTTATAGTTTTATTTTAAATGTTCCTTAATCTTATCCAATGCCTTATAAGACAGATAGCTGTCTATAGTATTATCGCTATCTATTTCCAGCAACTCATTAAACAAGTCTTTAGCCAATGCTTTCCACTGCTCTCCCCAATCACGGAGATTCTCGACCTTTGACCGTATATCCTCGAAATAAGAATCTACGTCTGATTTGATTGATTTTGAATAATATTTAACATCCTCCTCGTCCCCATCCATAATATAATCACATTGTGTCCTGATATCTTTTATATGACTGTCTATATCACTGCACATATAATCAACAGGTTTACGTATATTGAATATAGCTTCTGACGTAAGACCGGTTATATCTTGTATGTCTTTTAAATTACCCATGATTTAATCAATTAAATACCAACCATCCACCTGCAAATCCCATTGCGAAAATAGATAAGATTATAGATGTGAATAATATCCAATCTTTTGCGCTTAGCTCATTATTATCTCTCTTTATTTTCTCAAGATAATCATATATAGCTGTATAAACAGCATGGTGAATATTCTCGTCTCTAGCCCTTACGATATTATCATATTCATTATATCCTAGATTATGGGTGGCGCTTTCGATCCTCATATTCCCCGTAACCTTTTTATTTACATCGAAATCGAAACTAACCACTATATCGGTGGTTAGAGCGCTGGCGATTTTGCTTTTTATCTCATCATTACTGAGATTAGCATCGTGAACTAATCGCTCATAGTCTTTATCGTCAAGAATTATCTGTTTTTTAATGTTCATATCCCTAATATTTCTGCTACATAAACAAATCCATAACATATATAATTATCAGCGTCATGCTCACCCCAATTCACATGCCATACGACGGCGCACGGGAAATATAATGGCATATCCTCAGCCATAGGATCCTCTTTGAAGTCATCAATGTTTATCTTCTCCCTCCACCTCCACAGGTCTTGGATATCGTTCAAAATTAATTTCTCCATAACTATGACGGATATTAGATGTTAGTAATTCTATAGCCAAGCTGATCATGGCTCCCGCTTCCGTAAGTTTATTCATTTGGGCGTACACCCTGTGCTCTGCGCTACGATAAGTCTCCCTGCTGCTTATGGTATCTAGCAAATCATCTATAGCGTTTCTAAGAAGATTGGTTATTCCTCTTTCTCCCATACCCTTGAAATAATAAATATCACGACCAACGTAAAACATGTCCTGACATCTTTTAGCTACGTACTCTATTCCGGATAGATGGTATTTCTCGTTGTCTATCTCCACCTCTCCTTTTTCTATAGCCCTCAACAACTTCCAATCTATCGTTACATAAGTTTGACGATTTTTTACCTTTACATAGGTATATCCGCCATAATGAGAACCCAGCGTCCTCATTGTAAGTTCATTGACTTTTTGTTTGTCTCCATCCATAATAATCTGGTTTTTAATGTTGATACAAAAGTAAGATTTAAACAAAAATAAAAGCATGAATAATATAAAAATAATATTAATCATGCTTAAATATAAATATATCCCTTCTAGTTCTCACGGATATACGTATTCGTACTCATCTGGAGGAGATGTCTTATATTCAACATCGCACTCCATATTGGTGTAATAGTTATCCCCTTTTCTGTATACTAACGCTACCCAACAGTCATATTTTTTGCTGTATCCTATAAGAGGGACATTAGCCATAGGCGGATTATCCTCTGTTTTGTATCTTATTCTTGTTACTTGTTTCATATTTTCATGGATATAAATATTCATATTCTTCCGGTGGATATGTTTCAAATTCAGTATCATACTTCATGCAGGTGTAGTACTTATCCCCTCTCCTGTACATTACTTCCCACGGACAGCTATATTTTTTGTTGTATCCTAAAAGAGGAACCCCTTCTATAGGAGGCTTATCTTTCGTTTTGTACCTTAATTTTGTTATTTGCTTTATGCTCATATAATCTTATGTTTAAGTAATTCCATCATCATCGAAAACAATGTGTCTACAAGAAGTTTCTCGCTACTCCAATACATAGGAATCTCATCTATATCTCTATACGTTACAGACCATGCATGTTTTAGCTTATAACATTCTAATGTACAACCCTCTATCTCATATGGGAGCAAATTCAGTAACGTCCCTACATCCCAAACAGGGTTGGATATATCCGGGGTAACGGCCTCGATCAGGCCTATACGACCAGCGTTATCCTCCATAGAATGTAATTGATCCAGATACTTGTCTCTGAAACCGATGGCGGTGGAGATAGGGAGGCCGGCCTCAACCAGCACCCTCCCCTGTTCTTTTGTGGTGAATATCCTTTCTTTCATCTAACCTTTGATCTTTTTTTCTACAGTAACAATCGTATCATTATGCCATCCCCCATGAGCCACGAGAAGAATCTCCTGCTGCTCGAAACCAAGACCGGCCCCTATACCGCCGGAGTTCCATGCGCAGGTAATGACCACCCCGCCTTTCTTGGTGATCCTAGCTATCTCATTCTTCTGCCTAGCCCAATAACTAGATTGCGTTGTTTGCATATTAACAGATCCTCCAAGTCTTTTATACGACTCAGATACCTGCCTCGAAGAATATGGTGGATCATATAATACCATATCAGCCATATTATCCTTAAGACCACGCAGGAAGTCTGTGGCGTCTTTATGATACATAGCTTTAGTATCAGGGTCAAGATCGTTGGTGATTGTCCCTATATCGCTGTTTCTGGCGAATGGATCCACTATAACCATCCCCTCTTCTCGATATTTATCTATAAGTTCCCTTATCGGTTTTATGCTGAATGTCTCGCTGTTCGGCATTGACCATTTCTTGTTTATAATCATCTCTTAACTCTGTTTTAAATTTAAGCTTCATAGTACTTCTAGGTACAGGATCGCATATGTCATCCCACCAATTCTTGTGCCCTTTCGGTGGATGTATATCCTTTTTCCATAAAGATCCCTTAACTGTCTTGATTCTTCCGTATGGTCTCATTTTGCTCGTGTTTACCTTCACATGTCACATTAGTACCCGTTTCTGATGATCCGAACATAAGCTCATCAGTGATCTTGCGAAACTCCTTTACAATATCATTCATCTGCTTACGCTCTATGCTTCTTAGCAAATGGGCTATCACATCCACTGTCCATCCGTTTCCAGCTAAAGACATGGCCGTATTCGGGGCTATCCCGTCAAGGTAATCATCCGGCAATGTCTGTAGCCTACACATCTCCACCGGGGTCAGGTATCTGAATTTGTCTTTTATGTCAAAGGCGTTAGGATATCTTCCGGGAGGTAACGATGAGATTACGTTATCTTTCATAACCGTTGTCAGGCAATTACTTTTCTTGATGGGAGTGGTATTCTTATCTTTTCTTATCTCCAGACATTGCGTTATTTTTATGCCCATGTCACAATCCTTTCGATACCCGTCCTCTCCTATCCTTCTACCGACAATGGTCCCTATATATCTCCCTCTTATGGCTCCCGGATTCCAACCCTTGTCATGCTCTAGAATATCATCCAATGATATATGCTTGTCTTTCGGCATTTCTACCGGCCAATTACACCAATAAAGGCGATGCCGGGTCTGTGCCGAGACCAAGGCACTATCGATCTCCACCGGCTCCACGCCAAGCTACTCGGTGATCACCCAGCGGTGCTCGTCCCGCATCCGGACGTTCTCGCCCAAGAACAGGACCTTACCTTTGGTCTCCTTCCTTAAATGCTTTACGATGTCCGAGAAGCAAAAGAAAAGCCTTCCACGAGAGTCCATAAATCCCTTACCCTTACCTGAGCTAGAGAAGCTCTGGCAACAGAACCCTCCCATGACCAGATCTATGTCTTTCCAAGGGATATCCCATGTTCTCCAGTTATTAACATCCCCTAATTGAATAATATTAGGAAAATGTTTTTGACTTACCTTTATACATGTCTTGTCTATCTCCGAGGCGTAGTAAGTCTCTATAGGTATACCGGCTCTTTGTAATGCTAGATATCCACATGATATCCCATCAAACAATGATAATACATTCATATTGTTTATCGTTTATTTATGCAATTCTATAGCAATTGTATCATCAAAATGATCATTGACTATATCTCCCTTCTCTTTTATAGACATATCAGATAAAGAGGCAGGGTAGGATGTTATATAATCATTCGTATTTATAACAACCCTTATTTCCTTACTCTTATCCTTGACAAGCATCAATTCGTCTATCAAATCTTGTACTGTCATATTTTTCTCCGCTTTCATAAATTCCATTTTTATTTACTTTCATGGCCAAAAATATCCTTTTCGGCTATATGTAATATACATTTGTGTATCCCCGGCAAGACCTTAACCAATTTTATACCAAAATTTTCTCCCCTTTTAACAAAAGTCCATTTACCGTATATGACCCCATGTATCATATGTTGTATTATCTCCTTGCTATCTGTCAAAAATACTTGATAATAGATACTGTTGACATAATTGAAATCCTTCCCATGATCATTTGCCGGTCTTAATATCATTACAGCCGAAGAGCATCCACGAACGAATCCGTGTATCTCAAGGCATTCATCAAACTCATAATTATCACGTTCCTCATCATGAACATCCTTAACCCATTTACATGGTCTCCCGTCCTTAAACGGGATCTTTAACTGTTTCTTTGCCATCTTTTAAATTATATTATAATGTTAGGTACTTATATACTTTTCTACACCAAAAGCATATTTTCACGCTTCATAGGGACATTGTTGAATCCGCTTACACGAAACTGATTCTAAAGAGGTCTCTTCACGTGCTTTAATTCCCGGCGTACATCCGGTATCGTTTGTTAATCGTAACTATATAAACCCGGTGTAAAGTTATATATAATCACCATTGTCAGTTATATTGATATCACTCCACAAGTTCAATCTTCCCTTATCATCCAATTGCATATGGATAAAACCTTTTGTCACCTTCTTCCCGGCTTTAAGAGCCTCTACGTCTTTATCGGTAATCTTTTTCATACTTTCGATATTTTATCGTTACAATTAAATTCATCTTTCATCCTGATCTTTATGCCTCCATATGATAATTCCTTATGAGCTGTGACAAAATAATCAACCGCATCTTCATCTAATAAACTATGCGGGCACCTTTCCCATACAGGACTTTGATCTAGATGATCCCATGTAGCTACAAGTAACCTATTCTTGTCATTATCAATAGCTATTTTGTATGTCCCTGTAGTAGCCTTACGTTTAATGATCGCTCCATTTAACATCTGTTTTTTAGCCCAGCTCCATGAGCCTCTCAATCCAAATGTTCTTATAACCCAGTTATTTATCTTCTTCATTTCAAATTATTTGTTAAAAGTGTAATATAAATATAAATACATAAATTGAATAGGGCTATTCACCATGCCCTTATCAGTAGGATCATCGTATTTGTCAAGCCAAAGACGAAGCGCCTCCCAATCGATATCCTTACGGTCACATACCATGCAGGCTAGGTTAGCCCCGAACAGTTCCCCGTCGCCGCCCAGCGACTTGTTAAATCTCTTGGCTAGTCTTCTTTTGAATCCCTTATCATACCATATCCCGGAGGTAGCGGCATAACAATAATAAGCGTTGTACTTCATTTTCACGCCCATCCTATCAAATAAAGACGTATGCCATATCCGATCCAGAAAGAACACTATTCCACGATATATGAAAGTCCGGAGATTCTTCCTGTATTTCTTCCCTAAGAAGCTATCCACGCAAGATATAGTCCCGCCTGAATAGTACCAGTTATTGGCACCTCTCTTGACCTTATCCGTCATCTTGAACTTATTCTTTCTATCCTCTACCCTATCCCAAGGCTTTAATTTATCCTCATTAAATGTCGGGCAATAATGATAGTAATGATTGATCCATGACAGATATGGGTTGTATATCGTGTATCCATTATCGCTGACATATGAGTTCATATCATACCCAAGTTCCTTGGCTAGAATAGATCCCTCATCAGCTAATACCTTTAATATCGGATTTAAGTTCCATATCTGATCTTGGCTAACAAACATCGAATAGCATGGGTCTTCATCCTCTCCATACCATCCACCCATCCCGCTCACTATTTTATCCAAATCAAGTGAATAATCTTTCCCGGATGAAAAGTCATCTCTAAGGAAAAAACCTCTATATGGGATCATATCATGTATGCCGGGTTGGTCGTCAAATATGAACTTAGCGTTCTCGGTCAATCTAATCAATGTTTGCAAGACAGAGGATATATCTATGGGTGCATATTCACACCCATAGACCTTATTATTTATCCAAAGATATTGAAGAAGCTCGGCTATATTAATAGTCCCGTCCTCCACATATCCTGTCTTGTTATCGAAGTTTATTTTGGCTAGAGGTATATTACTTCCTTGTGGTTGGTCACTTTTTTCATTACAACAATGCACGAACCTGTCAAAGAATATATCTTTCCAGCCAAAATATTTATCACTTAGCGTCATGAGCCTATTTCTTATCGTATAATGACATGACGTTAATAAGATCAGCCTTTCTGCACATCCCCTCAAGTTTATTAAAGCCATCCATATTATCTCCACTGACGATAATAGTAGGATATACCTCTATACCGTACTTGGATATCTCCTCATCCGTGGCTTTGTTCTCCGGGATCTGGTTTAACGTGACCTCACCCTCATATTCCTGTAACGTGTTGGCGATAATATATCGCATGTAATCGCTGTACTCAGCGTCTTTCTTCGTGAAAAAATCAATTCTTACCATTTTTAAATAGTTTTTAATTTGTTAATAATTAAATCCGCTGTAAATATAGCGTTATCTACCTCATCTACACTCAACCTCCTCCCATCGAAATCGTTGGACAATAAATCTTTTACGATCTGATATCTTCTCAACTCCCAATCTATGTCTATATCAAAATTAAGATGCCTTACACAATCATAATTCAGCTCCTTACGATTCTTATCAAGGTACTTAACTATCGGGAATGAAGTACCATTGTCAATAGTACGTGCGATCACATTAATGTACCTACCAGTCCTTTTGTCAATAGCTTTTAATTTCTCGTCTACTATTATTTCTCCTGATCCTTCCATTCTATTAACCCTTTGTTATGTTTATCGTAATATAATAACGCTATGGCGTTCCAACAAATTTGTGCCAAATGCATCAGCCCTGTCTCCTTATCATATCTCTCGCCTTTCATGTACGCCGTCATATGGCGAAGTAAAGCCGCTCTATATCTCTCAAATCCATCAGGTATATTCTGCCATGAATTGTCGGCGTATTTCTTAGCCCCCTCCGTATATACCCTCACGATATCCTCTATCTCAGCCAAAGGAAGGAGATCCCACCGAAGCTTGCCGTCGGCCCGGTCGTCCTTCCCGCTGCCGTCTTTCCCCACAAACGGCCCGCTTTCCACCACTGCGTCTCCTATTTTTGGCTTCCCGAAATTTATCGCCTCATCCGCCGTTTCATTATCAATAAGCCTTAACTTGATAGCTCTATTTAACGAAACAACCATCTCCTCATCAGCCCAAATGGATTTATATGTCTCATCAAATAACGGTTCTATTTTCATCATTCCCGTATTGTCGGCGGTCTCAAGTACTTCAAATACCTCACCATCATAAACGACCTTGTCGTATTTGCTAAATTCCTCTTTCATCTTAAACTCCTTTTTGTTTTATTATTATTACTGGATCATCATTAAATGGAGATAATATCCCAATATGCAACAATATATTGCGCTCATCACCCTCGTTCTTCTCAGCTTCAATAACATTGATATTCGATTTGTTGCTAGATATAATATCGCTATCTATATTAGGATCATTTTTGATTATAGCCCATCCTTTTATAATAGGCTCATGATTCATTAACTTAGCGACATCTTCTTCAACCAACCAATATTCCTCGAAAACAGTATCCGGATATTTAGCCTTTATTTCCTCGTAAGTATTATACCATGTCATATTTTCATGTTTTAGATTAATAAAATTCACTAAGATCCCTACACTCTGGTGTCTCTCCTGTCATAGAGTAAAGCTCACCAGATGATAGATGCACGCAATGAACGGTCTTCCCGTCTATATACTCACTTCGCTTCGTGATCCCACAAATAGCGCAGCGTTGGATCCCCGGACCCGCCTTTATCCATGAGTGCCGTACGCTCCTCTTCCTTGTCCTGTTGGTGTCATTAAGCTTTCTCATGATCAATCCTCCAAGACCGTTACAATCTTATCTTTCCCGATAATAACCTCATTTCCGCTTCTCACATCAAAGCATCTCCCTTCATCTGCCTCCTTGAAATAAAGAGCGCCATTGTACTCGAATAAACCGAAACCGTAATCATCTAGCTTCATTTCGTTAAGTCTCTTGAATTTGTATATTTTCCCCATATTTTCTGTATTTTTTATATTTTGTATTACTAAACACATCAAAAAGATAGATAAGATCGTCGCTATTAGTCCTCCATAAAATTCGGCAGAATCATCCTTCTTATTCCCTTCTATTATCAAATAAATAGAACCGGTCATTATTATGAGGGTAAATACCAATCCTATCATAACATCTTTCTACTTTTTAAGAACTCCATCATATCCTCCACGCTAAGCTGGAAGCCGGCAGCCATCTTATGGCCTCCTCCGCCGGGATAGGCTTTACGTGCCAGTGCCGAGACATCCACCTCCTCTTTGGTGGTATAGAACGAGCATCTAAAGAATCTTCCGTTCCAGCAAAATGGCATCATCAGATCATGTCTTTTAGGGTCATACATAGATTCAAATGTAGTAGAGTTAAACTCCGTGGTGTTCATACATATCGCCTTATAACCAAACACGTCAGCCTCGAATGAGAACATATCCATCTCGCCCCTGTTTTTCTCAACGATATACTCCAGTATCGCCTCCCCGTTCCTTATCATGTCATATATGAAGTCATGATCGCCATCCATGGCCTTTGCCGCCATATCCACGTCAAGACCACAATATCCTCTCATCCCGTATTGGAACGCCATGACATCACTCCATTCGAAGCGATCATGATCCCATACATCATAAGTGCTCAATAATTTTACCACGTCAGGGGTTTCGATATCATCGAAAAGATATTCCCACGTAAGCTCACAAGCCGCCGTTCCGATACGTCTTTTGCCTTTGACATTATAGTCCTTCACAGCTTCTATCGCCGTCTTATGGTGGTCTATCCATGTGACATCTATCCCCTTGTCTTCCCATTCGTCGAATAAGAATCTCGTTCTATCGCCAAATGATACGTCAACTACAAATACCTTATCATATTTATTCACGTCAGGTATTTCCTTGCCGTAATTGTAAGGAAGAAGATCAATGTCCCCTTTGAAATACTTTTTTACTATAGCCGCTGACATTACTCCGTCAAGATCAGCCTCATGATATATACACCCAATCATAATAATTTTTTTATTTGTTTCAATTCATATTCTATCACATTGATACGACCCATGATAATATCTTTATCATCGTCATTATCATGATCACCATCTTCCTTCTTAGATAAGATATTATCTATTTGGGCTGACGCTAATACCATCATCATGCAATGATTTGATTTAATTTTTTGTGATATATGTACGCCATTTATAGCGATTTGGACACAAATATCTTTTATCTCATCTATACTCATATTCATAATCTATTGTTTTTAATTAAAAAATCTATGTATTCTTTTATCTCCCTGTTTCGATCATTACTCCAGTCAAAGGTCTCGTTTATGAATTTGAAATACGATACTGGAATCGAATGAAACATCCATCCACAATACTTGCCGAATGTCATCACCGTAGATCCAAGGGGATGATCCGGCCTCCCGGGTACAGGGGAGGCGGTAATGCCCTGCGCCAGCCCCCTCCTTCGGTCTTTCTTGGCGGCTTTGATATCCAGATCCGTTTTCGTTACCTTATCTCCCATCGGGATATTGGTAATTAGTCTATCTCCGATAAACATCCCCCATCCATATCCTTTGTAGTTCTCTATACTAAGCTTCCTTATATCGCCGAACCTTGACGAGTTGTTGCAACAATCAACGACTAATGCGCTGCCCTTACCGTCCTTTATCCTGACCGCCCTGCCAAGCCACTGATAAAACGATGAGAATGAGAATGTCGGTCTTCCTACTATCACGCAGTCCAGTCCTGGGTGATCGAATCCGGTTCCGAGGGCGGAATAGTTGAACACTACCTTCGTCTTACCTGACTTGAACCCCTCGACTATAGCCTCCCGCTGTTTCTTTGGCGTGCCTCCGTGAACCACTTCCGCCATGCCAGCGCATATCTTTGCGTTCATCCATTCGGCGGCGGTATTGCAGCTCTCAACAGAATCCATAAACACCAGTATAGATCTGCATACGTCTTTTAATACCATCAACCGACGTAAAATAAGGTTGTTTAAGCCGTTTTTTCTCACCGCCTCACTAATAGACTCGGCCGTATATTCGGAGCCGTTAGAATTAAGTTTAAGGGCATCTCCATTGAAATCCCATGTCTCATATTTAAGAGGTGTCCAAAATCCTTGCCTTATCATCTCCTCCACCTGTATGACATGGATTAGGTTCTTGAAATATACCGGTCTCATACGAGTGATGAAATTAAGCTGGGAATATGACACCTGCCCTATCGACATCGTTTTAAGCCTGCATGGTGTAGCGGTAACCCCTATCACCTTTTTCGGTTTCAGTTCATTCATGAATGTCATGAACTCACTGCCGTCCTCCGGGCTATACCCGGCATGAGCCTCATCTATCAACACGTTCCTGATCCCCATCTCCTTAAGCTGACCAACAACCTTCTTGATAGACCCTAACGTGGCGTATATCATGTTAGACAGTTCTTTCTTTCCACAGGAAGCGGAGTAGATGGTAGCCGGTATGCCATACAACGTTATCTTGTTGTGGTTCTGTTGCAGCAATTCTTTTGATGGTTGTAAAATCAGCGTCTTATCTCCCATCAATCTAGCCGCCTCTGCTATCAGCAGTGACTTACCGCAACCTACAGGACCTACGATCAATACCGGATCATGTCTATCAGAATTTATGTAATCGGAGATACTTTTAACACACTCCTCTTGATATGGTCTTAATTTGTAAATCATTTGGATTTGTAGTTATCAAAAACGTCTTTTACGTACTCTAGTCTTATAGGGCATTCCCGACCATCATCCATCTTCACCATCAAAGTCTCTTTGGTCTTGCTTATGGCTATCACCTCTCCTGCTCCTATCTGGGTATGGACTATATCGCCTAGCTTTATATTACATTTGATTATGGTCAAGCTTTTATTAAATTCCTCTATCTTGCTCCTGTCTGTCTCCTTGGTCATCTTAGCCTCTTCCTTAAACATATCATACCCTTCCCGGATATTGTCGCCAACCATATTCTCTATCATCTCCCTTAGCTCATCGCTTCTTACGGCAAAAGATATCTGGAATGATTTACTTGTGCCTTTCATCAGGTAATCAATCTCCTTCTTACATTCTGCCATTAACCGATCCAGATTATCGAACTTAACGAACTTGGAGTTGCCATTGGCTTTTCTTACCCCATCCTTGAAATCCTCCAATATCCCGTTAAATACATCCGCCATACACATCATGGAATGTAGCCATACCAGCATATTGAATTTATATTCATTATCAGCATTATTCATCAAGCCTATCAAAGACTCACTTTTTGTCAACATGATTTTAGATTCTCGATCTACGATATCCTTTATCTCTTGCCGGTATTTCATGGCGCCAACGAAATCCATCTTAGAATAACATTCATTTGATTTCTCTACCAATTTCCTGATATCCTTTCTAGACATCAGAAGATCCAATACCTGTTTTTCTCTTTCGTTTTTATCCATAATCATTTATTTATTGACACAAATATAATTAAAGCCTAGATATTTACCTAGGCTTTTTAATAAAGTTAATCTTTTTTATTCTTTCTTTTTGACTCATCCCAATCCGATGAATACCTACATGTGTTTTGTTTGTGGATTGAGAAATCGCACCAAAAACACAAGGGCTTGGGGCGGGGTTCAAGGCAGGCCGGCTGGCGTCCCATGAGGTAGCGCTTCTCGTACTTATACCCCTGTTTGGCGTCGTCCCAAACGTGAGCTTGATAGCTATCTATTTTATTTGTCTCGAAATCATACATGTCAAGGAGAATATCGTTAAGCTCCTTGACCGATCTCTCTACTTTCTCCTTATCTACCTTCACGTTCTGATTGTCCAGCATGCGGGTAAAGAAATAGCTGCACATATCCGGCAATACCTTGTACTTTCTCAGTATGTAGAAGGCGTATATCGGATGCTGGAGATTGTGAAGCAGCTTATCCTCATCGAATAACTTTCTCCCGGACTTCCAGTCTATCGTATACATGGCTATCCTGTCTTTTGTCTTATACTCTCCACGCCAGTCCACCGATCCTATGATATGTACCTTATCGTACGTCACGCCATCCAAAGTAAGGGGCTTGGGTAGCTTATAGGGCAGGACGAAGTCCTCCTCCACGCCGGCCGGTCTCGACCCCCGGATCACCTTCTCCATTGGCGTAAGATCCGACCACATTTTCTTATAGTTGCCAGCAGCATCCTTCTCAAACAACCCCACAATCCATCTTATTAACCTAGCCGCATGTTGCATGGACTCGATCTGAGATTTTACGCTATCAAAAGGTATCTTCTCTATATCGGCGTAATAGTTAAATGCCTTACTCATGTCCTCATAAGAAGGTCTGCATCCGTTCTTGAAGAAATACTCCATCGTCTGGTGGATAACCGTACCATATGACGTAGCCTCATGCTTCTCCGTGGATCTGTGACCCTCCACGTAAGTCTTATACCACTTATACGGACACTGAACAAACGTGTCTATCTGTGAGTAGGATGCGGCAAGCACCTTCTCACCGCCTATCGTCTTGCATAGCAAGTTATTCTCCGGAACGATCATAAAGCCTCTCCGTATTTATGTCACGCTCATATAAATCCATCGAAATATTCTGTAGGTTATGCAAATACCTTATCTGGATAAGCTCGCTCAGGTTATCCTCCATATCCCTAAGTCCGAGATAATACTCGTCGCCAAAAACCTCCATGGTCATCCCGTGTCCACGATATACGTCCCTATTCTTGTCACTCTTGAAACCGATAGCGTCAAGAAGGTTATCGTCTATCTCAATAGGCATGACATCATCTTCCCCTGAATACCATTTCATTATCCCATCATCAACCTCACGTTCAAGGATTAATGATCCACTTTCATTACGCATACCGGTAACGCACCCTACTCTCCATATATCACCAGCTTTGTCTTTTACAAGATTGCCCGGTCTTAACTCCTTAACTGAAATCATATTCTTCCTCCTCATGATCGTCATCACAATCATCGACAAGAGGGGTCTCTAGCCCCTCTTCCCAATCATCATATCCGAAATCCATTTATTTGTCTTTTAGATAATCATACAACATACCCATAAGCTCTCCTACCGTCAATTCGTGATAAGGCTTGACGTTAAGTGCCTCATCGGGTATACATTTACCCGTTTTCTTTTCCACTTCCATTATGACTTCTACAAAATCAAGGGAATCCATAGCCATATCCGTATCCAGCTTATCCTCGTTCATTATCTGAGCGGCATGATCAAGACCATTAAATTCACCCATCTTCTCGAATATCGCCTCCTTGACTACTTTTTCAACTTCTTTTCTTTCCATACTAAATCGACATTTTCAATCTTCTACCTAATTCTTTTTTTATATCCGATATCCTTTCGATATCCATCTTAACATCGCCTGTGATAGCGTATTCCTTATCCATTCTCTTTGGGGGATCCGGAAGCCGGCTTATGGCGAACAACCATGCCAGCTCCTTGTTCTTGTTCTCCCTAAGATACAAGTCAGACGTCATGCCATACATTTTTATGATCGTATCGAATAACGTTGATTCCGATAAACTCATATGCACGCTATACACATTTGATGGTTTCCAGATCAAGTTATCCAATCTCATCGTATACTCACGTTTAAGATCTATGTGGGATATTACGGCTCTTACTATAGGTTCTTCCTTGAAGTTGGTATTAGCCACGAACCATACGAGCCTTTTCTCTACCTCCTTAATAGCCCCTGTATCCTTCCCCATATCGTTATATACCCCAACGATACGGTCCCGGATCCCCTCGACCTCCGGTGTCAGACCGGGTGTCTCTATCAGCATCAGCAGCGACCCTCCCCTTGGCGTTATCTTCCACTTCCCATTCTTCTGAAGCTCGATATAACCAGATGCTTTATAACTATCTATTTTCTCCTTTGGAATGACGCTAGCCATCTCCTCTTTCTGCCGGATCATCAAAAGATACCCGACATCAGACATCGTTAATCCTGATGTCATCATCTGTTCAAAATTTATGTACATAAATGAATGAATTAAAATATTGATCTTATTTTTCTAGCTATTCTCTCAACTATATCAGGATGATCATTATCATTGTATATATTAATCAATGTATGAAGTATATATAATCTTATGTCTTCATCCAAAGAATCAAACCAAACCTTATTGATACGTTTATTAATCGGCTTAAACATTCTTAACTCAGGTATAAGCTCATGTGCAAAATCATTTTTTCTATCTGCCAACTCAAGCATATCAGCCGCTTCAACTATAGCTATACATATAAAAATTTCATATCTCTTCTTTATAAGAGAATAAGCTCTCGTTAATACTCTAAGGCCGTCTACTTTCGACAATCTCTTTCCCTTTTTCATATTGTTTTACTGTATAAGATTCATTAGCCATGCCAACCCTTCCTACGGATATGGATTGGTTTATCGATTGGTTAAGATGCCCTATAACCGACATCTTAGCCCTAACCGTATTGGCGCATCTCAGAAGTATTCGATAATCCTCTAACGCCCTCTCATATCTTATGTCCACCCTAGCCCTTTTATCGGCGTCAGTCATGCTCTTACATGTCCCGTCCTCTCTAAGGCTTATAGCGATCTTGTCCCGTATGATCCTGATATCATCCTCGGCTATCACCAGCTCGGCATCAAGAACCCCCTTGTAAGAGCTAAGAAGATCCTCTACCGCCACTACCTCCCGCTTCAAGTTCTCCAATTCCAATACCATTGAGTTATCGTTCATTCTTTTATACTCCTGTACTTTATTGGATACCTCATCACAGATACTCATGATCTCCTTCTCCCTGTCCCGGTTTATGATATACCTGATACTGTATTCAGCCATTTCCTTTAATGAGGATATAATCTCTCGTATGCCCATCTTGTTTTCGGTGGAGAAATTGGCTTTTAATAACATCTCCATCCCTTTTATGATGACAAGCAAAAAATTTTTTCTCAATCTCATGCTTAATAAGGTGTTTCGTCATGTACTACATTGAAATCATCACTGGGCGGTATATATTGTTGCTCCAATGGGATACTGGGAGGCGGGGGCGGTAGCGTCACCACAGTCGTGTCCGGCTTGCCGCTGCCTACAGGGGCGTCCGAGCCTCCCGGTCTTTCTTGGCGCACCACCCCTCCATCAGGATAATATCGCTCATATCCTTTCATGATATCTACATGTATAGCGTCAATCTCCTCCAATGATCTTTGACGGACCTTTACGATATGATGGAACAATAATCCATCCACACGGAAGGATCGTCTTGACTCGCTCTTGAAACGTTCCAGATTAGGATACCATCCTTGCGGAAATTGCATGTATGAGGAGTATCCATATCTCCTTGGGATATTCAACACTACCATGGCCGTACATAACTGCCCCAATGAGTCAGACTGATAGAAATCAGACTGCCTTGGCATATGATCCTTCGGATCACGTCTGCCCTCTATTTCTCGATTGAGTTGCGATACGATAAGGAAGAAGATGTTTGGGAACGTTCTTTTGGCTATATTGCACATATTCATCAAACTATCTATATTCCTCTTGGCATCACCCGAACCTTGTACAAGAGCTGTATGGTCTATGGACACAAATACAAGTTTCTTATCCTTATTCGCCGGCATATATACATTCCATAAAAAATCTTTAAGCTCATCAACTGTTGTAGGTATGGGTATATACGTTATTCTGTTTGAATTTTCTTGTTTAAGACATTTTTGCATTTCCAGCATCTCTTCTTCATCCATTTTACGAAGGAGGATATCTTCTATGTCTTTGTTCATTTTTTTTGATAGTGAACGTAATACCAAGTCTTCCGGATTCATCTCGAACTCACATCTTAACCATACATAATCATCCGCTTGTGGGTTGATATTAACATTCATCACATTGTTCATGATTTTCTGTGCCAAATAGGATTTGCCAACCCCTGGTCTAGCTCCTATGGCTATCGCATGTTGAGGGTAAAATCCACCCAGCAAAGCTTTATCTAGATAAGGATATCCAGTACGAGCCGGGAGAAGTTCTCCCGACTGGTATTTCATTATCCTCTCATAGGCATCCATGATAATTTCCTTGGACGTCTTCCATATCCTGTTATCGTTCATCCTCGTGCGTTTCTATCGCCAGCCGTATCGGATTTAGATCCTCTGTTAGCTGATCTTGATTTATATCTTAACCCCTTAGCCGTATGGCATAGGTCCTTCCCTTTCCGATAAGCCTTACCCTTCAGCTTATCGGTCTTGTAATTCTTACGACCCAACTCCCGTCTCTTGGCTTTTTGCTCAGGTCTGGCGTTGATCTTCTTATCCGTCTCAGCCTTCTTCTTTCTGGCTTCCGGATGTGTCCTATAATATTCAGTCGATCTCCCCATTCTCGCCCTCCTCGTCATAATCATAATCTTCTACGATAATATCCTCTCCATCTAAATATGAGGCTTTATCTCCGAGTCTGCTTCTCATGCTCTCGTAAGGATCATCCCCATCTTTTATTTCCCACACACATAAGTGCGGACCTATTATATCAATAAGCATGTTGGCCTTATCCTCGCTTATGCCTTTTTCTATCATCTTATCTCTGCATTTGTAAAAACCACATGTCTTGTTAAACACTGATCCTCCTACATAAAACCCTGTCTGTTTGTGAATGAAAATTACTTTCATGTTCTGTCAATTTTTATTAATAATTATTTTTTGTAATCACCGTAACTCATGTCAGCGTCACACACCACCAAGTCAGTTACCTTATCCACTACATGGAATAGATGCTCCGGACATCCGTGGCATGCGCTACCGCCTATCGCTATCGCCTTATGCCTAGGGCAGTTATTCCCCCTCCCTCCATCATATATCTGTATCCGATTATCACTATATGCCTTGATATGTCTCATGATTTTAAGTAATGATGGCAAAGACATCTTGTAAGGGGATATATGCTCCTCCGGTATCATAAGCTCACCGGATAGTTCTTTGTAAAGATCATGTCTATCCTGTCCTGTTTTTATTAAGAATACGTTGATCTCGGTCATTACCATATCCATAGACCTAAGGAGATCCGGCTTGGCTAACCTACCTACAGGTTTACCCGTAGAATCGGATCTCATCCAAGCCCCACACTTCTCGCACCCAACTTGCTTTCCCTCCACCGTATTTATCATAGTGGATGGGGCCTTGCAATACGGGCATACGGATCCGTTTAACATAGCTTTCTGGGCTAAAGATAGCTCTCTCATGCCTTTTCTTGTATTTTGACATTAAATAGATCACAGAATCTATTAAAATTCCTGTTCTCTATTCTCATATCCTCCTCATACCTGTCAACTGATTTGATGAAATCATTATAACAGTCCTCGCACATCCATTGATTGATTACTGCTACATAATAGCCCACGGATGTAGGTCTGTTACACATATCGCAAATACCTAAGCACCCATATCTGGTGAGCTTATCCATCATCTCCTGTCTTGTTATTTCAAGCACCTTGAATTTCTTGTAATTGTCAACTACCTTTGCCATTGTAAATTTGTTTAATAATAAAATAATCCGCTATATCCATTCCCTCATTTATATTGGGTTTTGATTCTAGAAAATTACTTATCTCTATATTCATCCCCCTCATATCCTTGTCTACCTTCTTTCTCCATTCGTTGAAAGCGTCGCCCTTATCCGGGTACAGGACTATCCGCCTCCTACCCAATGTCTCTATCATCTCCCTTTTCAGCATATGGATACCGCCACAGGCCATAAACAACCTACTAGGGTACACGATGTTACAGATAACAGCCGTCTTCTCTGACTCTACTATATACACCGGAGCGTCATTGGGATAGAAGTTGATAAGAAACTCCCCGAACAGGCATTGCCTAAGCAGGTAATCCTGACCGTCCAGTATATGCACCCAACATACATGATCCATGGGAACCTTTACCCTCTTCCCGTCAGGCCCGTAGTCCATTATCTTCCCGGTCCGCACTACCCAATTCTTATCTAGTTGCCAGAACACACAGCACTTACCCCAGTCCCCGAATCTCATCATCCCCACCTTATACAAGCTAAATGCCCTATTGGTATGATACGATCCGAAGATATTGGATAGATAATCCTGAAGATCGGATGTCTCGAAAGGATTAAGCGTCTCAAACATCTTGCTTACCGGAATGCAGTTGGCTATATCCGGATCCATAGGAGGTCTGTACCTCCTTAATACTTTGTTTGAATCGGTAAAAAGATCATTGTTCCCAAGTTCGCTCCCTGTTGGATATTTAAAGTAACCACATTTATTTTTATGATCACACACCCCAAACTGCTCTCCAACGATCTGACCGGTGGTTACGTCCACGTACGGCGTAAAACACTTATCCTTGCCGCATTGAGGGCACGTCAGCTTCCTTCTTGGCTTGCTATGATCCAGCTCATACCGATGAACGCTCTTATTGAACTCCCTAAATTCCATCATCCTCTCCTCTCACTCATCACTCTATATATATAATCTCTCAGCGACTCTTTTCTTATCAAACCATTCAACTCGAAATCACCCTCTATATCTAAAGACCCGATCCTTGACGTAACCGTATAATTGGTTTTCTCAAACTTATACTTACCTTGAAGATATACTACGGTAGCCATATTCAATATAGGGTTGTCAGTCTGTCTCTTCAACTTATATTGGCTGGTCTTTGCGGTAGGATCACCCGGAGCGAAGTTATATATCTCCTCTATCTCCAATATCTTTCCATAGTTCTCTAATATCATTCTTCTATATAACTCAAGTTGGAAAGCATACTCGTCATAGAAATTGCCTTTCCTGTTTGATTTGAAGTCCAATATAGCGAATATCCTCCTGCATCTCTTTATCTTCTTTTTCTCCGTCTTAGGCTGACCTTTCTTGGCTCCCGTCTTATAGAACTCTCCTGTCTCGACCTCTATCTCCACCATCTCCGGCTCGCTATCCATCTCCACCACTGCGTCCACCGAAGAAGCTACTTTCAATCTCCTTGACCTCAACATCTTCTCGATCAATACAGGTTTTACATGTCTTTCCTTGCAGAATATGGCAAATGATATCAGATCCTCTATCAGCTCATCAATGTTATCCACTAATATCCGCTCCATCCTATACTTGTCTATTCTTAGCTTAGCCTCCTTGACAGCCTTCCTTATCCATGCCGGGATCAGCTTTATATTAACCCCGGTCAGATACAACCCAAATAGATAATGCATGATAGTACCCAGATCAGCCCTGTAGTTAGCGTACTCATCAGGATCCTTACCCTTGAGCCTCATCTCATTCTTCCACTTTTCCAAGGCTCCGGACGTATCACAATACCCATTGGCGATATTGTTAGTGGCTCCATCGTATATGATAGGATACCCATCAACATCCATCTCATAATACACACGTTTGCCGGCGACAGTCATTCTATATAACACAGGTGTCGGGATATCCTTTATCCATTCAGCGGCATAATACTGTTGCTCTGTCTCCAGATCATACTCAACCTCCATCTCCTCATTAGGCTCGTTTTTAGGTTCCTCAACAGGCTTTTCCTCCTCAACCATATCTTTCTTTGGGACCGTTGATAAAACGTCTAATATGCCAAAGAAAGCGGTAAATTTAGGATCTGTATGATATGATCTTAATACTGGTAATGATGATCGCCAGTAATATGATGACCGATGCTCGTCCGCTATCTTACCTAAAGCCGACCATTCCACCTCCCCATCATCCGCAATAATCACATTGTGTCTCTCGGATAAACGAACTCTCATGTCATCAAACGGCTCTTGATCGCTTATGACTTCCATGATCGTCCCATAACTATATACTATGTCACTTATAGCCTTATATCCTAGGTCTAAAAGTAATCTTTGTTTTCTTCTATCCATGATAATAATCTGGTTTTTAATTTACCATCCTCCTCGACTTTAGGTGCGAGATCCCTCATCCTTCTGGCTGCCAACAGCCATACGTTGCCAAACTCGTCCAAGAGCCGGCTGAAATCCATCGTATCTAATAGATAATCGAATCTTGTATGCTCATCAGCCGTCAAGTAGATAATGTTATCATTATCCTCAGCAACTGATTTATATTTCCGTTTAGGGTATAAGTGGCATATGTTGCTTACCCCCGGGCATGGTATGTATGCGCCGGTAGCAGATCTCCTTGTCATACTCAATCTAGCCACATGGGCGCCAAAGAAAACGGCTAGGCTCTTCCCCTTTGGCTTGGCCTTCACCCGTATCGCCGCCCTTTCCTTTGGTGGTAGCTCCTTGGCTCTGCATGCGGGACACAACCCCTTACTCCTTATGGTTACCATCCTTCCGCATCTCTCACACGGTAACATCCTACCTCTCATGCCTTTTTCTTTTTATAACTTTTGTTGAACTCCATAAGGCTCATAGCCCTATACCTCTTAAGCCTATTAATCTTACCCTCAGTCCAATCTTGATCCTTGAAGTTGATGATCGTATCGAATATCTGAGCTAGTTCCCGGATATTAAAACTCCTGTTTTGTATCTTCTTATAGAACCCCGATCTGCTATATCCTAATTTAGAAGCTAGATAAGTTTTGTTAGACAATGTGAGGATACGATAAATCGTACCCTCCATTTTACTTATCTCCATCAACTTCTCGGCTATGGACGACGTGGTTTCGTAGCTAGCTTTACTGCCTACTATCCTCATTTTTCTCCGGATTCCTGATCTTACCATCAAACTCGTAGAAGTCCATCAGTTTCTTCTCTTCCTTGATACAAGTGACAACGAAATCTGATATGGTTCCTTTCATGCCTTCCTCGAAATTCTTTTTGGCATGATCAAGGTCATTGGCCTGAACGATGTAGTTAAACGCCTTGCGTTTCTCATTGTTCGATTTCTCGTCTATCGTAATATAATCAGCCGTGACCTTATAGAACCGGTCTCCATCCATGGCAAACAATTCCGCTATCCTGAATCGTTTGATATCAACGCTAAACTCACCGGATATGAATGGCTTCATCTCCTCTATGATTCTAGCCTCACATTCGGTATAAGAAAAGGCATCTACTAAATACTCTTCCTTTACCTTCTTCTTCATGCCGTTCTCGGCATCGGTCTCATAAGAAACCGTACATTTAAACCAATTGTGCATTTTAATCTATATTATTGTTAAACAAAGGATAATCTTTTATTCCTTCACGAATATATCTTTCCGTATCATCATCCACGCCATAAGCCTTCTTGAAAAATATCATAGCCTTATCCGTATCATTATCCACCAGTGGTAGATATTCCCTTGCAAAAAGCGACCTAAGATAGTTCATATTATCAATCCTATGTCTTATATCGGCTACTTTATCCCATATCTCGGCCCGAATTTTACTCATTTTCTTCATATTTCTCTCATATCTCTCTAGCTGGTCTTTATATTCCGCCTCAATCTTATCGTTCTTATCCTTGATAGACTTATAGGTCTCCTCGTCTTTCGTATCAAACATCGGAGTATGTTTGATATTAATTATATCCAATTTGCTGTATAGCTTTTCATTGGATACGGTGAAATCATATCTAGTCCTGTACAGATCAAAGTCACTTAAGAACTTAGCTATTTTAATAGCATCATCCTGATCAAGAACGGCTATATTCAATCCTTCTAAATAGTAGAAGAAATGGGATGGAGAAATAGGTTTACAGTCATATGTCCTCATGATTGGAGGCTCATCCATAAACCTGACACCTTCCTCCGCACATCTTATTACGATCAATTTCTCTACCTGCTCATCAGTAAGATCATATATCTCCTGATCGGTCATCTTATCAATTGTCTTCATCATCCTCATCCTCCGATATCGTTACAGCCTTTGTAAACTTTTGTTTATAGACCTCACCCATAAGGCAGGCGAAAGTCCTATCATCCATACTAGCCATAGTATTGGCCTCTACCATAAGATTCATCTCGATGTTCTTTACCGAGATTTCATAGTTATCATCATCTTCTTTATAGAAAATGACTTTACCACCATACTCGAAACCATCATCCTCGGCCTTAACCATATCGATGATCCTCTCTAACTCCTTTACAAATTTACTCTTTTTCATATGTGTAATTTTTATGTGTCTACAAAAGTAGACATTTTGTTTTTGAATTAAATTAAATAAACATTATTAATAGTTAATACGCTTAGGTGATTATATACCATTTTACACTAAAATCGTAAAATGGTATATAATCACCTTATCCTCCATATATCTTAAGCCCTTTTATATTGTATTTGCTTATATCCATACACAAATTACACCCTCCATGACAACAACACCACGAGCAAAAGGCTAGTCGCTCCTGCTCCGGCCTACCTTGAAACTCCACTGCCGCCCTATACCATGCCGGGGATAATACCCTGACCTTCTCCGGTACGGGCGGTGTCATGAGCACCGATCGCCGCCTTCCTTTGGCATCCTCCCTACCTCTCATCTGGATTATCTTTTAACAGTTCAGCTATCTTCTCATCCTTCAACATATTTTGCTTTCTCATGTTATCTACGATAAAGGCAGCGAACGCCATATCATACCTTTTCCTTAACTCATTGACAAAAGATTTGGCTTTTGATTCTACCATTGTCTCGATGTTTCTGTCTACAACTTTCTTCATCCTGCCTCTTATAAACTCGTCTACTGTCAACTCCTCATCCATATAATCTAACCTGAACCTATATTTCTTCTCGCTGGCGTTCTCGACAAGATCGTTCATTGATTCTCTCGCTATATCCTCAATCTTCTCTGATATCGGATTGGATATTTCTCTCATCAACTCATTCTTGAACTTTTCTTTAAGTTCATGTATTATAGCTAACCTGACCGAGCTGGTAAACTCCTCTTTCAACGTCGCTTCATTGTACATAGCTTCCTCGAATACATCTTCCAAATTTAATTCTACTTGAATTTTCATATCATTATATTTTAATAAATTATAAATTTTTTAGGCATATAATTATCATGTATTATTTCCCCTCATCTTTTAATATTAATTTCTTCCCGATCTTTTTAATTTTTGTCGGTCTTGATAATCGATAGTCTCTTTCTATCGGTCTATTAAGTACATCATCCTTGTGCCCCTTGTATCCTTTCTCGTAAGCACTAACCCTTGCGCAAAACTCAACCACATCGCCTGGCGATAAATCAGCACCACTAAATCCTTTTGTTAAATCGAACCACAAATGATCTGATACTATTTTGCTATCAAGTGTCACATCTTGTAAAAGCATCGTTTTTACAGGTCCAATGTATCCATTCCTAAATCCAAATCTAACAAAGGTTGCTGTAAACACATGGCGTCCTTTTGATCCTATTGTTCTCAACTCTTCTCTCATCTCCTTTCTTATTTTTTATTCATAAAACCAGTAATTTTCTTCAAATACCCTTTTGTCATCTCAATAAAGTTCACGCAATCCAGCTTGCTCAACTTGTAAATCAAAGCCGGGTTATGAATTACGGCTATAATTTGTGTTTGCGGTTTATGAAATGACAATACTTTGTACAGATCCATGATATTGTCAATATCTAAATTCCTGTCCGGCTCATCCATAATGATTGTATACTCAAAATCCTTCTCCATTAATACCACATGATTGTCTTTGTAGTATTTTAAAAGATTGTCGATCCTGTTTGCCCAGAACTCATTTGACTTTTTCTTAAATTCCATAAGTTTCTGTATCGGAAACGCATACTCATCTTGGTTAAACACAAAATCAAAAAGCGAGTTCATGGCATGAAGATTCTTCTCCCCAGAGGACCTAGATGCTCCATTCATATACAAACTTAAATTATTGATATTATCCAATATATCATCCTTTCTCATTTCAGTTTGTTGTAGGAGATGGAATACCTTCCCGATATAATCCGACTTAATACTGATCCCGTCAAGCACCTTGTCATCATCAAATATATCCGGGAAATGCAATGCTTCTGACGGTAATTCAGAACACATCTTTTTCTCGCACAACATGTACTTCGATATCATATTCAGGAGGGTTGATTTCCCGCTCCCGTTCTTGCCTACAATCACATTCACGCCGGGCTTGAATATAAACTCAGAGCCATTTTTGAACGCTTTTATCTTTTGGATATATTTAAATGGAGTCTTCTTGTTGTCGTCTATCCTTATAGAAGTTATCATCTTATATGATTTTGTGTTTAATTATTTAAGCCTTTCATCAATCGCCAAATTAAATATCTTATCAAGACATTTCCTCATCTCCTCCGCATACTCAAAAAGATCCTCTTTTGAAAGATCTCTGCGCTGCCAATCATACATATCCGTATATCGAGATTCAATAGCCTTATCCTCTATCTCCTCAAGTACCTTTTTTATAGACCTATTTTCATTTTGACCTATTCTTATACTCTTATTCTTTCCCATGTTTTATTTATTATGTCTTTTGAAATGTGTTATACCCTCTTGATGTTTAACTCCTAAAACCCAACCTTCTAATCTAGCATAAGAAGAATAAGGATTAAAGGCCATATATGGTTTATAAAATCTCATAGTCTTAATCTTACCATATCTCAAAACATCTACAATTTCTCCATCTTCCGGCATATTTGAGAATGACCATTCCTCAAACCCTTGTGGAATTTGACTTTCGTCTGGATAATATCCCGTATTATAACATTTGATGATTATATTCCAACATCCTTCCCATCCTCTTTAACCCAATTAACTGTATCGCAATACCAACAATACCCTGTCTTGGAATCCTTTTTATGAGAATGGGATCCACATGTGGCGCACCAATAATTATCATCCATATTGTATGTATAACTTTCATCCTCATGCATTTTGGCTATTCTAGCTACCCTATCCTCCAGCAGATCCTTTAGATAATGGCATTCGTAAGGTCTATCCTCTTCCTTTAATATATAAATATCGATATCCATCATGCTCCCCATCCTGTCCGTACACATACACTCTGCGGCATGGCGCACGTTCCCTTCCGGCATCCCCGGAACTATCTCCCGGATCACTGCCTCCATCTTCTCTTGGTATTCGGTGTCTACCTTGATCACCAAATCCTCTAATTTATCTATTAAACTCATGATCTTTTTACTTCTTTGTATATGACATCTGTATTGTCTTCCCTATCTATATTGCAACAACAAGAATACATGCAGTAATAACCCCTGTTATTAAATACACATCCATCACAACTGCTATCATCAATCTCTATTACCTCCAATTCTATTTTCTCCATGCCGGTATTATATTTAAATATACTACCTATCTTATGATATCCTATATCCTTCAAATACCTTATATGATTATTTTCGTTAAATAATCGGTTGATAAATACATCCATTTTATCGTTTAGACCATTTTTATCTAATAACCCCTCGCACTCATTTTTATTAAATCCAAAGGATATCATAAAATATTTTGCCATATCAAACCTTTCCAGTTCCACCAATTTTTGTATGCATAGCCATATTCCTTGTCTTATGCCTTCTTCTTTGGCTTCTTGCACTCTATCTCCCATATTATTTTGTATTAATTAAGTAACAATATTTCTCTTCGCTCTATTTTGATCATTGATGGATTATCGTCATGATCATACCAATATAGATACCATATACCTCCTCTATTGGCCTTCCACATCTTCCCTTCATATTCCCCCGATGGGATCGTTACTGAATATTCTCTAAGACCCTCAAAGGTTTGTTTGGTCATTAAAGCGTATTCCTCATCAATTTCTATGTATCTCCTATGGGGCTGTTTCCATAACATCCCACGTTTGTCTGTTATCTTAGGTATTATATTCTCTCCATTCATGATGCTTTGTAAATTATGTATTAACTATTGTATATCTAACACTCTCCCCATCTTCCCTTTCGCATCCCAAGCAACCTGATTTTACGCAATCATATATATAATTTTCAAAAGCGCATCCCGAACATCTATCACACTTATCTACTCTTAATGTCATTTCAGACATACCAACTTTATAGTTAAAGACTTCCCCTATTTTATGATACTTAATATTTATACATATAGTATCGTTTTCACTTATAGTACTGCCTTCACTTATCATATTCTCACGTCCAAACATATTGTCAATAAACTTAATCATCTCATCATTGAATGATTCGCTTTCTTCTTGCAGCTTCCTACATTCATCCTCGGTCAATCCACAAGAAGATATCAGCTCCTCCGCGGCTTGCGTCCATCGCCCGTCGTGGGCTAGCTCCTGAACCGCCAGCCATATCCCTTGATTCATGCCCTCCATTCTTGCCTTATCTAAAATATCCTCATCTTTCATATCCTCAATCATTTATATTCTTGTTTCTTATAATAATCTCTATATCGTTTAACATCTTATCTTTTATACTTTCTCTACCATTCTTGGAATGACATTAAAATCTTTATTTTTAAGCTCATTATCTACCATAAACTTAATCATCTGCTCTATATTATTATCATTCCCGTAAGTATTACATATACACTCCTCAACATATTTTCTTATATCAGATCTAATTGCATTGATTATATCTTCCTTCGTAAGCCCAAGCTCATTATGGATATAATTCTTTATCGCTTTATATTCCTTACTTCTGCTCATAATCAATCTCCTTTCTCTTAAATTCACCTATGTTTAATATCCCTCTATCTCCTTCAAGTGCTAAAGAGATCGGAGGTATTGGCATATATAATTTAACTACCCCGTCATCGTAAAATGGATGCGGATATTTATGATACTTGGCAAATTTGCCCCAGCCTTTAAAGAAGTAAGCCATGGAAATACTTTCTCCATCAGTGACAAGATAATAATCATCTACATCCGGTAGCCCATCGCTTACTTTTATCCACGGTGATTGCTTTGACCGCCATTCGGCACCGGATTTAAAACCAGAAGCAATCATCTCTTTAATGGCAGAAATGCCGTTCGGTACTCCATTTGTTCCAAACGAACTAATAACCGATCCTGCGTATTCAATCGCTACTTCTACTGTCTGTTTCATAATTCCCCTCTTGCTTTAAGTCTTTTGATTGCATCTTTTCTTGAGTATGCACAGATCTTTTGTCCTTTAATCGTGAATTCTTTCAACTCTCTAGAAGTCGATGGACGTCGATAATCAGGATTGAATCTCATCCCTTCATTTGACAATCTCTGATTAGAATAAATATTTTTATCGGCAGTCATCGTACTTTCCATAGCTAACATTGCTAATGTTTTGAGCATACTTCTTTTTAAACTCATTTGATTTCTATATTTTTAAATGTTATTAAATCTTTTCTTTTTTTTGATCTTGAAGAAGTTCACATTTTTGATCTTACTACATTCTATGAACCTTTCTAAACCTTATTTATTGTTTTGAGATTGTTTACCTTTCTCAAAACAATTTCTTATCTTTCAATCTTCTTTTGCTTAGATCCCCTTTATATATTATAAGGTGATTGAGTCTCTTGATAGACATAACCTGTTACCGGAGACTTTACCGCTGCGCAACTTGATAACAAGAATGCCGTACTGATAAATAAGAATGCTTTTTTCATTGTGTGTTTGTTTTTGCCCTCCCTGTCCCCTTCGTTCGGTGGTTTCTAAATAAAAGAAGCGTGGAGACTATTGGATGTTACCGTATTTGAGGCTCTGGACTGCCCACCACTCGATAACAAACAACAGCCCCACGCCGTAACCCTCCCGTTATCGAACTCCCAGACCAAAGGCCGGAGGCCGCATCGTGGACACGGCAACCATTCCATTGGATTCTCCGGCTCCTCATAAGCATCAATACACTTGTACTTATATCTCTCTACCATTATGATCAACCACTATAGAATTGATTTAATCCTTCGATCCCTCATCTCATTCTTATCCTTAAACATCATTATCCTATTAACAATTCCCTCCGATTCCATGTACGTCGAGAATCCATGTATTCTTAGATATTGGATTGCTGATAGTGATTTTTCTAATATTTCCTTATATTCTATATCTGTTTTAACTGCTTTCCCCATGATCTTTTCCCTCCATTTCTTCTAATATGATTTTAACCAGATATACTACCTCGTCTATCTGGTCGTAATAAACATTCACCCCATCAACTTTATCATTGTTTTCATCATATCCATCAACCATCAAATTATCTTCCCCCGATAAATACACGGATGTTATAGATAAACAAATCAACCCGTTATCGGTAAAGATCCTTATTTCAGCCGGAAAATCATCTATATGGCCTACGCTACTCACATCAAGATCAAGTCTCCCTGTTCTTTTAATCAAATCAACCATAGCCCCATAAGCTACTACGTTCGCATTTAATAGCATTTTATTTAATGCATTTACTCTTTCTACGTCTTTCATAATCTCCAACCCCTTTGTATTACATTGTTATACGTTATTCCGTTATCTTGAATTAGTTTCATAAACTGATCTTCGGTATAAGCCAGAGATTCCCCTCTGTTAGCCCTCTCTATATTCTCACTCATCATCCCCATAGCCTGTATTAAGGCCGCTGAGGAGTTGGCTATCAATTGAGCTGCTTTCATTATCCTATCATCGTCCATAATCATATTACTTTAACTTCCTCGTTCCACAAATGTCTTTCATATACCATGGTTATTCCTATCAAAATCCCGGTATCTTCTCCCCAATATTCAAGTATTTGATTCCTGAATTTGTGACGCAATTTTTGTATTCCTCCCTTGTTTTTATCATAAGAAGAGTAATCTGATAATCTTACTGTCTCCATCGTTTACCTCCTTCATTTGTTCGTATGCCAATCTTTTAAGTTCCGGCGTGGTGTTTGTTTCTTCTTATTTTCCCCCATACTTATTTCTCATTTCATTAATATAACTCATATACCAATCTCTTATATCCTCTTCACTATCCATGCTATACTCTTTATTGAATGGATCGTATCTGATAAACTCCTCTGTTCGGCAGAATGGGCATGGAATCTCTTCCAATGGCTTGATTAGAACACCATCATCACCTACATTATCCAGATCATACAATATGCCATCTATGCAAGTCGCGTCTGGATAATTCGCACCGAAAAGCGGAAATTCTGGACATGTGTTTCTCATACTTGTACTATTCAAATTCGTTCTCATATTCCTTTCTCCTATCCACTTCCTTTAAATTCAAACCATCAGGTGTCAATATCTTCTTTTCCAACAAATCAAAGAGAAGCATCGCCCTTGACTCCACTTCTGTTTCCCCAAATCCGCTATATACTTCTGTTGGCGAATCGTAGGCATTGTAACGAACATAGGCAGCTTCGTAGTATTCGCCATCCTTATTCGGGAAATATTGTGTCAACTGCAACCAGTCATCCCATATTTTTGATTTACTTATATTTATCATACTTGGTAGTATCTCTCCAAGTTCATGACTCATATAAGCCGGTATGAGGTCTCCTTCTTTTCTGTATGAATATCTCATTGTATTTTGTGTAACTGATTCTGTTTGGGATCC